TGGAGAAGTTGGCGAAGCTGGAGCAGCTGCAGAAGTTGCTCGGCAGTTAAGCGGCGTCCATCTTCAGGAGGACGCGGGTTCGATGCCAGACGAAATCACCACGAGGTGAGAGCGGGTTGATCTTGCGGAAGTGCTGGCCCTCGATGAAGAAGCCGCTGGTCTTCAACCGCGACAAGGTCTTCCTGTGACATCCCAGAGCTTCGGCCATGTCTTTTGTCTTGATCCAGTCCGACATGTCCCGACCTGTCCCAATTCGTACAGATCAGGGTTCCAGGTGTCACACGGGTGGCGTGGTGTCAGGGTCTACAGTGCAGCCTGCCTCGCTCTCGATCGACCAGTCCTCTGTATCTCTGAGCATGTGCCCGGGCACCTTCACGTACCTGCGCTCGAGTCTTGTGCGCTCGAAGTACGGGACGTCGGGCGACGAACCGGATGAAGTGAACCAGACCTTGATCTCGGCCGCCACCTCTCCGGTCACCGGTTTTCGCAGGGGTTCGCTCAATGCTTGAAGAAGCCCTTCAGGCCTTCGATCCTGAGCCGGATGGCTGCAGGGTGTCCGATCGGTTTGACCCAGAACGCTAGCTCGCCTCGCTCATTGCGACCGAGTTGTGGATCTGGGCAGCCATGCTTCGCGCCATAGGCGGAGAGCACGATGTTGTTCCGGCTGACGAGGTAGCCGGGGATCAGCGGGTGCTCGATCCAGTTCGGTCCATGGTTCGGTGTCACTCTTCTGGGCTGTGCATTCCTCGCATGGTTCCGAGGTTCTGAGCCATGTCCTGGGCCATCCACTTCGTGGCGACCCGTGCCTGGACGTACGAGTTCGCCAGCATCTCGGCGACTTCCTTCATCAGCTTGAGGTCGCCTGTCTTGTACGCGGCCTCGATCTGGTCCTGCAGCTGTCGCTTCAGCAGGTGGTCATGGAGGCCCATCTCGATCGGCTTCATATCTCTGCCTCCACGAACCAGCCGTCGCCCTCGCCTGCGACGATCCACCTCGGGTTGAAGTTGCGGAATGAGTAGCGGACGTAGCGACCAGCGGTCGGGGTGTTGCTGACGTAGCCCCCGTTGACGCAGTCCATCTCGCCGAACGGGTCATGGCAGATCCAGTGGCCGGACGCTTCGTCGAAGCCCACCAGCAGAAGCCAATGACCCGAGCCCGAGGGGCTGTCGACACTGCCGTGGTGCAGGACGCCCACCGGTACGGGTAGACCCAGGCGCAGGAGATCCTTCGCTTCTGCGGTCGTTCCGTCCTGGCGGAAGGTGGCCTCGATGCCGTAGCTGCTCAACGCGCGGATCTGAGCTTCGGCGCTCGTGGTGTCACCGAACTCGAGCACCTGCTGCAGGTATGCGTCGTCGGCTTGACCTGAGTCGCGGATCGCGCCGGGCCTGAGGTACTCGACGAGCATCGCGTTCGTGGATGAGAAGCACATCCGACCGGCCTGTCCTTCGATCTCGCTGTCGAGCTGGTACAGGTACGGGACGTTCAACTGAACGAGAGAGCCTGCGATCGGTGCGGGTGGTTGGTTGACCTCCTCCTTCGGTTCGCTGCCTCCGCTGCGATAGGTGAGCACCCACTCGTGGCCCTCGGACAGGACAGGGTGTCCGTGCAGGGCCTCCTGAAGGATCTCGATCGCACGTTCTTGGTGGTACTCACCCTCGAAGAACTGGAAGAAGTTCCGGAGGTTGATCTCAGAGCCGCTCAGAGGCGTCTCAGAGGGGTTCGTGATGTCAGGGGTCTCGGAGTGGGGCAGAGGCGCCACAGGGGCGCTCTGAGAGGGCTTACGGGACAGCTCGACCTCGGCATCCCTGCGACGCACAAGACCAGGCAGCGGTCCATTCGCACCGTTGACCCACTTCGGCAGCTCCTGGGGGATGACGTGCTGCGGGTTCTCGCCGCTGTTGATGCGTCGACGGAGCGTGCTGTCACCCAGCGCACCCAGTCCGCAGTTGAAGGCGAACGACACGATCGCGCTGAACTCCTTTTGGTTCAGTCCAGGGACCAATTCCTCGACGCCCTTCTCGAAGTAGACGAGGTCGCCCTTCAGGAACTCCTCGGCCTTGGCCTCGGTGATCACCATCCCGCGCTTGACGCCCTTCGTGTGTCCGTAGCCGATCGTCCACGGTTCGCCGGTGGCTGGGTTGCCTGGGTCGGGATAGGCCTCGAGGCGCAAGCCCTCGAAGTGCTTGATCAGATCGAGTCCTTCCCCGCAGATGCTGCGAGTCATGGCGCCACCTTTCAACGTAGAAACGCCGAAGGTTTCCGGGCGGCAGCCTGTAAATGACGGGGACTGGTTGTATGAATGCCACATCAAGAAGACCAGCGAACCGACAAGTGTCAGGTCGTGGTCGAAGCTCAGCAGGGCTCGACCATTGCGGATCTCCCTGGTCGCATCTGGGGGACCCTCTCGACCCTTCTCCTGAAAACTCCGCGCGGCTTTGGTGAGACCGTCTGGAGGTTCTTCGCGATCACGTTCATCTCGTCGGTGACCTTCGGCCTGTGGATGGCCTGGCGCTATCCGGTGGTGATCACCAACCTGTTGAACCCTGCGCCGTCGACATCAATCGAGGAGCGCTTCCGTCGTAGCCCTGACGCAGAGCGTCGGACGATGGAACTCCTCGGCCACTTCATCTCTCAGCACCAGCCGACCGACATCGCGCTGATCAACTGGATCTCCCAGACGGGCATCGTCGAGATCTGGGCCGACCCTCGTGACACCAGCGGCTGGCCGACATCGACGAACGGCGTCATGTCCTCGAACATGACCGAGGCCGTCGGTCTGATGATCTTCGACCTGTGCTGGTCGGGCGATCTCGGTGACGGCGGGATGTGGGCGGTCTGTGGTCTCTCGAACCACGAGGACATCTGGGGGTACGTGATCGTGCGCTTCGAGGGTGGCCAATGCCCGAAGGCAGCGAAGGAGCACCTGCGGATCCTTGCCGCGCGCCTCGAGGGAATTCTGTTCGTTCAGTAACAGAAGACACCGCCGGAACACTGATGTGCAGACGACATGGGACAAGATGGCCCCCGCAGAACTCCTCCTGGCTGGATCGATTGCTGTCGGCGTTGCCGTGCCGACTTCTGCTGTCATCGAAGCCAGTCGCCCGGCTCCTGACATGGGCCGCTACGAGGTCGTCGCCTGCGAGACACGGCCAGCTGATCGCTGCATGATCGACATCAAGACCGGCGAATACCTGGGCCTCTGATCAGCCAAGAAAAAAGCCCCCGAAGGGGCTGGTGATCATTCCTCTGTCTTCTCCTCAGGCTTCGGATCGCGACGGCGTGGTGCACGCTTGGAAGCTGCGGGGCGCTCCTCGACTTTCTCTTCCTTCTCTGCTGCGACGGACTTCAGTTCGACGTCGGCCTTGACTTCGTTCGAGGCGGGACGGTTCACTTCGCGGCCTGCTGTGGGCAGCATGGACTTCTTCAGCTCAGGGGCAGGAGCTGCACCGCCTTCAGGACGTTCGACGGTCCACTCTCCGGACTCGAGGAAGTCGGTCAGGGAGCAGCGGTAGATCCGGCGGGCCTCGCCGGTTTCCTTGTGGTAAATGGTGACGAGGGGTGACATGGTGTCGGTCATCAATGCCACCCAGGGTTCCGATCAGAACAGCGGCTTCTGCGTGTCGATGTACTGAACCTCGTCGCCGTTCAGGGTGATCTCGAGGTCGAGGTCGTAGGCCTTGGCGGTCTGGCGGAGAGCCTTGGCGATCTCGACCCAGGCACGCTTCACCGTGTCCTCGGTCCACTCGTAGTTCGACTTCGAGGTGCAGTTCTCGAGGAGGCGGAACTGGTCCACGAGCTTCTCAGCACGTGGCGGGAACATACGGGCGAAGCGGTCGCGCTTCTCTGCAGATGACTGTGGCATCGTTCAGTCCTCCACCTTCTGGTAGCCGTAGAGCTTCGGCTTGATCGTGCCGAACCCGGGGCGGATCTCGAGGACTTCGCAGCCGTTGTCGTACAAGGCGTCGAAGATGTCGGCCATCTTGTAGGCGCGCAGGGCGCTGATGGTCTCGGTGCCGTCCTTCATGTAGCGGCACAGGTGGGTGTCGCTGGGGAGGCTCTTGTCCTTGGCGATCAGATCCTCCTCAGTGGTGAGAGGGAACAGAACGTGGACGTCAGTGTGTTGCGTGAGGTCGAGCATGGGTTCAGGAGGCGGTGGGGACTTGGACGATCCGCTGAACGCGGGCGACGTCGTCGAGGATCTGGCAGGTCTGAACGGCAAGGAACAGAGAGTCGGCCGAGACGTGCTCGGTCCGGCTGTGCCCCTGCTTGTTCAGGAAAGTGACGGAGAAAAGCATGTAAGGATGCGAATCAGTACAGGGTATGGGCCCTCAGACGGCCTCGGGCTCGAGGATCTCGAAGCGCTTGATCAGCTCCTCCTGGAGGACGCGGATGTTCTCGAGGCCTTCGTAGCGGTTGGTCTTCAGGAGGGGCTGGGTCTTCATTGCGCTCTGCAGCGTCTTGATCAGGTTCTCGTTGCTGAGGCGGGAGAGGTAGCGGTCGGACATGGTTGGATGTGTCGCTTGTTCATATTGTGCACTCAAGCGATCGTGATGTCAACCCATGAAAAAAGGGGCCCCGTGTGGGAGCCCCTCTCGTGTTGCTTTGTCGGTTCCGATCAGAAGATGGAAACTTCAGCGGTGCCAGCGGTCAGGCCGGAGAAGTCGACGGTGGCTGCGGGGGTCTGAGTGCCGCCCACGCTCATGTCGCCGATCTCGTAGCCAGCGCGCACTTTGTAGACCTTGAGGTCCACGCCACGCTCATCGGTGGCGGCGAGGTCGACTTCGTAGCCGTTGTTGAGGGTCACCTTGACGGTGCCAGCGGCGTCGGCGGAGAAGTAGGCCACAAAGTGGACTTCAGCGGAGTGCTGCAGGTTGGGGATGTCCTTGGCAGGAGCAGCAGCAGTGAACAGAGTTTCGGCGTCCACCCACGTTGCAACGCGGGGGAAGATGCCTGAAGAACGAGCGCCCATGGTGTTTACCTTGGATAGGAGAGAAGGTTGTGGGGCTGTGCGTCAGCCCCGGACGTGATCAGCTGGATCAGGCGACGGCTGCCATGGCAGGGTCGATGGAAGCCAGGCGAGCAACCGAGCGGCCGTTGATGGTGGCCAGGCCGGTGTACCACTCGCAGCGAGTGACGAACTGAGGAGCGCTGTGGCTCTCACCCAGGTCGCGGACGCTGATGCCACCGTTCTGCAGACCCACAGTCAGGAGGTCGCCGAAGGAGATGGCGTAGATGGAGGAGGTCAGGCCGTTGCCGTTTGCGGGCTCGTTAGCGCCGAGGATCTCGGTGTTGTTCTCGTCGCGGTCGATGATCAGCAGGGGGGTGTCCTGGTAGTAGGACTGCTGGCGACCCAGCTCGTCCTGTGCGATACGGATTCCGCCGTTGATCACACCATCGCGGGCTGCCTGGGTCAGACGACGGCGCATGGCCTTCGACATGATCAGGTACTTTGTGCCGCCTTGTGCGTCAACGCTGTCGAGCATCTCGTCGAGAGCACCGAAGGACAGGCCGGCGCCGCCGTTGTCGAAGGACTGGCTGGTTGCACCAGGTGCACCGCAGCGCTTCTCGAGGCCGTCGAACTCGAGACCGTTTGAGGCAGTCTCGGAGCCCTTGATGAACACGCGCTCGTAGGCCATGCGCAGGGCGCGAACCTTGCTCTGCACCTGGTAGGCGCGGGCCTCGGGCCCTTCGAGTTCGAGGATGGCTCGGTCAACAACCACGTCACCGCCGAAAAACTTCAGCGCTTCGGACTGCTGACTGGTCTGACCGTAGTCCTGCTCGAGGCCCTGGTTGATGTGGCGGAAGCCAACATTCGCCAGAGACTCTTCACGCTTCCAGAACAGACCGGAGCCGGAGATGTTGCGGAAAGGGAGGACAGAAAGCAGATCGCCTTCAGAAAGCTCGCGGATCACTGCGAGTTCTTCAGGGGAGCGAGCGTGCTTGCTGGCTTCCAGGAGAGTAAGTGCCATTTTTGAAACCTTGGGAAGGTGGATTTGGGGATGGGTTTGTGATCACCACAGGCGTCGCACCTCTGGTTCTCATCGCCCACCGTTCAGACGTCGCGCCTTCCGGGGGCTTCTGGTTGAAGTGTTCCGGATACAGAAAAACCCGGGTCGAACCCGGGTCGATCTGTTCCGAATTGGTCGGACTGGGCTCAGACGTTTCTCAGACGACCTTGCGTCCGAAGGCCTGACCGAACAGTTCGGCAGTGCTCAGGCTGTGCATGTCTGCACCCTGTGCAAGGGCTGAACCGGGGTGAGGCTGGAGGCCAGAACCGGCTCCACGCTCAGGCTGGAAGGTGTAGCCCAGCAGCTGGTGGCCCTTGTACTTCTTCAGGTACTCGGCGGGATCCACGCGCTTGCCCTTGTCGTCGACCACGTAGGCGCCAGCCTTGTCGATGACCGCCACGGTTCCATCCTCTTCGAGCTTGAACTCGGAGGCGAGCTTCGTGTAGGCGAGGTCGGTGAACTCACCGCCGCGGCCACCGGCAGAAGCGAAGGCGCGCTCGAAGGCGTACTTCTTCTGCAGCTCGAAGACCTGGCTCGATGCTGTTTCCTGTTCAGCCTTGGCGGCTGCCAGTTGTTCGGCGTAGCTCTTCTCGATGGCTCCGACCTTGCCGGCCAGTTCTGCCTCGAGTTCTGCGCGCTTGGCGGACTCAGCCTGCAGGCGGGCGTAGGTCTCGGGGTCGATGCCCTCCAGCTGCTTCAGCTGGGCGGCCTTCTCCTTGGTTGACTTCTCCAGCTCCTTGCGGGCGGAGCGTTCAGCCTTGAGTGCGGACAGCAGGTCCTGGACCTCGCTCTCCTTGTAGGTCTTCTGCGCCTCAGCAGCGGCAGATGTCACCTCTTCAACCTGGCCTCCCTGTGGTGCCTCCGTCTCGGCGGCTTGGGGATTCAGTTCTTCGGACATGGGAACAGCGGGGCGTCACGCCCGCGCATGGATGTGTGCGCCGAAGTGTTCCGATCAGACCTTGCGCGGATAGATGAGGCCGTCATCAGGACGCACGGATCCTTCTCCGCCACCGCCTCCGATCTGTGTCGGCGGGCCTTGCCCTGGTGGCTTAACTCCTTTCAGCTCTGCCAGGTCGTTGACGAACGGACGACCTTCTGTCTGGACCGGGCCGACGAAGAAGTCCGGATCGGTGATGTCCGGCGGGTTCTCGACGAAGACCGTCTTCTGGGGCAGCTGGCCGTTAATCCCTCTCGTAGGAGCCCATGGACCCTGGCCGATCACAGAGATGTGTCCCGTCTTGACCAGCTGCTCGGGGTCTTCTGGCGGGAACCAGCCCATGTCATTGAAGGCGGTGCGCATCGGGGTGTGCGCTTTTGCCGTCTCCCAGATCGCTCCCCAGAAGATTGTCTGCAGAAGGATGTCGATGTCAGGACTGGCGAACGCCGTCGGGTTGTACGAGACGCTGTAAACGCCAGGTCCGGCTTCCTTGTTCAGAGGGTCAATCGTTGACATCAGAGGTGGCTCTCATAGGGGAAGAGGTGCTTCCCACCCAGGCAGACGTACTTCGTGCCCTTGACCTCGTAGGTCGACAGGCTGTCCAGCAACAGGTTGGAGATCAAAATGTCGTTACGAGTGCCCACAAGGGCGCCATAGTTATCCCTGTAGGACCACCCTCGCTTGAGGTTGAAGATCCCGTCGCCGGTTGCACCTGAGGCTCCGATGGTGTTGCTCTGGTCCATGGGGTTGTAGGGCAGGTAGTAGCGCTCGTAGGTCTGGCTGGCGCCGCTGTATGTCTCCCCGTTCAGGACTGGGTACGAGTAGTTGTAGTCGGTCACGACCCAGCCCGCGTCGTAGGTCTCCGGGTAGTCGGGGTCGACATCGATCCGATGGATGAATGTCGCCAGGAAAGTGCCGGTGGCGAACTCCCTGAACCAGTAGAAGAAAAACTGGTCCCCGGGCTTGTCGCTGTACAGGACGTGCGAAGTCTTGCTGGGGATGTAATCGCTGGGGCGGTGTCTGTAGTTCTCAGTCCCCATGTTGAAGATAGGGAAGCCGGGCGCCCCTGACACCTGCCCGTACGAGGTGTGCACATAATTCGCCGGGTCGTTGTACCCCAGAGCATCATCGACCAGCAGCGGCCTGGTGACCCTCTGAACTTGGTGCGAAGACGTACTGAAGCCGCCGTTGATGAATCTGACAATGTTCGACGACCGGTTGACCATGTCGCCGCCCTTGTCGTACTCGACGCCGTTCAGCTTGAACGCGACGAAGCAGGGCGTCAGGTTGCTCCAGCTCGGCCACTGGGCCGAGTTCTGCCAGTCCGTCGGGCCGGTGACCATCTGCACTGCGCCGTTCGACTTGTTGGCCCAGTCGCTCAGCTTGTCGTACAGCCACACGAAGTGGTCCGTGTTCGGATCCAGGGCCGTCGAGGACGCCTGGGTGTGGTTCATGGCGTAGTCGTAATAGATCGCCATCAGTTCATCCCGATGTATGCGTTGTTCGCCAGTCGCCTGTATGTCTTGGCGCCGTCCTGGTACACGTGGCCCCAGCCGTAGTCGGTGCTGGCGTGCGAGTACATGCGGTCCGGGTATGAGCCGGTGATGTACGCGCGGCCGTACACGACCCCGTTGTTGAAGAGGACCTTCGGGTCGGTCGGAGATTGTGGGCTGGTCTGGTATGCGCCGGTGTACTGGACGTTGTAGAACGACGTGACCATGGGCGTCACGTACCAAAGGCCGCTGATGTAGCAGGCCGTCCAGGGGGAGAAGTTCTGCTGGTTCGGGTACTTCTCAGGGGTTGCTGGATCCTGCACCGCTTTGAAGACACCCCAGCCCTGGGTGTACATCTGGTCGATGGTGAAGAAGAACTGGTTGCCGGGTTCGTTGCAGTAGTAAATGTGGACTTCTGTATCGGCCTGCCCGTTCTGCCAGGTCGAGATCGACCGGTTCTGCTGGTAGCTGTAGGTGCCGTAGCCGTTGTTCGACGTCGGGCTGCTGTTGTTGTACTGATAGACGTCGTAGATGTACGTCGTCGTCGTGTTCGAGGTCTTGTGGACCCACAGCCCGTAGTCGTAGCTCTCGGTGCGCATCGTCCCGAACTGGAAGCCCATCGGGTAGCTGGTGGTGTTTGTCCTGTCGTCGAGTCCTCTCATCAGCCCGATCTCTGCGTTCGCGCTCGAGAGCTGAATCTGAAAACCTGAACCAGTGCCGCCGACCTCTGCGAGGTCCTTGATCTTCACGTAGTCGCCAGTCTTGAATCCGTTCCCCTTCGTGGTGATGGTCACGGAGCTGACGCCGCCGCCGCTGATGGTGACCTCTGCCTTCAAGTTCTTACCGCCGGTCTGCGTGTTTGAGACACGCTCGAGGGTCACGTCTGGGTAGGTGCCGTCGGTGTATCCGCTGCCAGTGACCAGCGTCCCTTCGTCCAGCTGCGGGTCGCAGATGTCGCCGAGCCAGAGGTTGATGTACTCCTCGATCTCGCCCCAGACGGAAGCCGAGCCATCGGTGGAGAACAGGTCTCGACCTGCCGTCGAGAAGGAGTGGAAGGTGACAGCCATCGGTGGACCCTGTGGACGCCGTTAGCCTTCCGGCTACTCCTCGAGCATCAGAGCCTCGACCTGCACGTCGATGTAGCCCTTCTCCTCGCCTGAGAGATTCGTCACCTTCATGTAGATCGTCCCGTTCGCCGGTGACTCCTGGAAGTAGTGCACCGTCGGCGTCACTCTGTAGGCCTCGCTCTTCGTGGCGATGACTTCCAGCAGCACACCATCCCCGCGACTGGGGGACAGGTTCGAGCTGGCGCGAGTGTCTGCAGTCCTTGCAGCTGATGAGGTGTAGAACCGAATCCAGCAGTCCTCGTCGGCTGTGACCTTCAAGAACATGCCGGCGCTGCCGATGTCTTCGATCTCGATCTCCTGGGTGGCATTGTCCGCGATGGTTGTCGTCCGGGCGCTACCGGTCACGCGTCGCGGCAGGGGGTCCACCGCTTCCCACTGGAAGTCGGTCCCGTTCCACTTCAGCTGCTGCCCGTCTGTTGGGTTCATGTCGGTGTCGACATCGAACAGGAAGTTCAACCCCAGCGGGCTCCCGATCCACTGCGTCCCGTCGTGCAGCAGGACGAAGTCCTCGCCGGTGCCGAAGGTGTAGTTCACGTCCAGCAGGTCGTTCAGCCTGCGGCCTTTGGCTTCAATGGGCAGCAACGTGAAGGTGAAATCGCCCGTGGTGTTTGCTGCAGCGCCGAAGTCATTCACCAGAGCGGTTCCCTTCGAGGCGATGCCCTGGGTCGCTGTGATCCCGTCCGTGCTGATGTTCGGCCCGTAGACGACCTTGATCGTCCCGTCGATGCTGAATGTGGTCTCGACGCTGACCGCATAGCTGCCGCTGTACGGGATCTTGTACTCGGCCCGGATCACCCAGTCCGTGCCGTCCCACCTGGTGGCGGAAAGAGTCACGGCGGTGTCCTGGCTCCAGTGGGCCAGCCAGAAGTCGTGGTCGACTGAGTCTGTGATGAAGCTCCCGCTGCGCCCGCCGCTGTTGCCGTTGTTTGCTGAGTTGTCCCAGTGGAGGTTCCCGTTCGTGCCGTTGTTGATCTCGGTCACTAGCAGCGGGATACCCGCGAACTCCAGGCCCTGCAGAGGGACGGGGACGGCGAGCTTGCCTGCGCTGTCGTCACCGGTAGCGCCTTCGATGGTCCAGCCATCAGCCACTGCGGCTGCGGAGTCGGCGTAGGCGCCCTCTGGACCGATCAGATCTCCCGCCTGGCGGGCTGTCGATGTCGTGGATTGACCCGAGCCGAGGTCGCCCTGCGAAAGCATCGGGAAGCCGGGCACCCAGTTGGTGCCATCCCAGACCATGGACTGGCCTTCGAGGATGTCTGTCTGTAGCCAGTCGGTGGCGTCCTGAACCCTGGCGATTCCGTCGCCGGCGATGTTGGGCATCGCCTGCCACTTCTCGAGGGCTTCGTTGTACTGGAGGACATAGCCATCGACAGCGGCGCTGGTGTCGACGTCGGTCAGGATGTCCAGAGGCGCCGTCGGGACTGCATCGCCACCGCCGCCCTGACTTGCCGGAGCGGTGGGGACAGGGAAGTCCGAGGTGTAACGAGCCACGCCCACAGTGATGCGGACGTCGTCCATCTGGCCTTCCATCTTGCGGCTTCCGGCGGTGTCCCAGTTGCCGATCCGCAGGTGCTCGTTCGTGTTGAAGTTCGTCGAGCAGGTGTGGGTGCTGTCGAGCAATCCGTCCTGCCACATGCTGATCGTGTTGCCGCTTCTGGTCACAGCCAAGAAGTGCCACGTCCCCGGGGTGAGGGTGTTCGTCGAGACGAACGTGTTGATGTTCTGCAGGTCCTGGAAGGTCCACTGGCCGGTGTCCCCGGCGATCATTCCCCAGGTGCCCGACCCAGCCCCGACCTGGTTCCGCCTGGTGATCAGGCCGTGGTCGCGGTTGTTGTTGTCGACCTTCAGCCAGAAGTCAATCGTGAAGTCTCCATCGCCCAGGTCGGCGGGAAAATCGCCGTAACTCATGTGGGCATTGCCCGGGAAGGTTGCGGCGTTGCCGAACTTGCCTGTCGCGCGAGTGACGGTGCCAGCGAAGGTCGGGCTGATGCCATTCACGTCGAAACTGTCATCGAAGTCCGCAAGGAACACGACCTGGTCGGCGTAAGGGTCAGCGCCAGGCACTACCCATCGAGCCAGCTGTGGGCCGTTCACCCACTGCGTGCCTGCTTGATTGACCACCAGGGCCTGACCTGCGACCAGGCCGCTGATGTCTGTGTTGCTGAGTGCCTGAGCAGGCTTGAACTTCTGGTCGGATGCGTTCCAGGCCAGGATGTCGCCATCCGCCAGCTGAGTCGAGCCCAGGGCGACCGGAGGAAAGCGCAGCGACTCGACCTTAATGTTCGAGAGTGAGCCGGCCTGATCTTGTGCAGGGTTGCCGAACGCGTAGGGGAAGTCTGCGTCGAACCGGAACCACCGCTCGTCCTCGAAGACTCCACCGACCTCTGTGACTGTGTAGGTCTGCGAGTTGTCGAAGTCGAACGCGACCACATCGCCCACCTGCAGGCCCTGCAGGGCGTCGTTCCTGGAGTCGTTGACGTTCCAGGCGAAGGCCGGCGCGCTGCCTGATTGTCCTTGTGCGATGTAGAAGTCGCCGTCGGCCCAGCCCAGTCCGCCCGTCCAGATTGCTTCCTCCTGGACCTGGCTCCCGCTGAACTGGATGAAGTTCCCGGTGTCTTCGCCCGCATTCAGCTCGAAGTCGTCCTGGTCCTGGATGCGTGTCGGGAGCTGAGCAGGTTTGAACTTCTCGTCGACTGCATTCCATGCCAAGACGTCGCCGTTCAGCAGCTCCTGATCTGCTCCTGGCGCCCTTGTAGCCGGATCAACGAAGCTCAGGTACAGCGTGTCCCAGTCCTCGTCGAGGATCCGCTGGTGCAGCGTCGGGATGTCAGCGGTCGCGACGTAGTAATAGGGAGAGAAGAACTGGATGTTCTCGGTCTCTTCGTACCAGGTAGTGCCGTCAGATGACACCCAGAACTGCGTGACGCCCGTCGTGGTGTAAGGGGTCCCGTCCTTGTCTGTCGCATTCCAGCGCAGCTGGGTGGTGCCCCATTGGCCAGGGGCAGGCTCGCCATCTGGACCCTTCGGAGCCCAGGCGAAGTCGTACTGCACGCCCTCCACTGGGTTCAGCTCGAAGTCGTTCATGTCCTGGATGCCCAGGCTCACGACTCCGGTCTCACCGTTCACGCTTGTGACCGCCTCAACGGATTGCGGAGGGGTCAACGCCTTTGTCGGGATCTGGACCGTGGCCTCCGTGTAGCGAGCGATGCCACGGGTGAACCGGAAGTCGTTCACGCCCTTGCAGTTGTACCCGAAGACGATCTGGTTCTGCTCCGAGTCCGAGCCGATCGAAACGGCGCTGCTCATGGTCAGCTTTCTCTGCCCATTGAAGTACATCGAGAACACGCTGCCCTGCCGCACCATGGCGATGTGCTGCCATTCGTTGGCGACCAGTGCGGTCACCCCGCTCGAGTCCTTGACGATGCTCCCGCCGTTGGAGATGCTCAGCTTCGCCAGGGTCTGGCTGTTGTTGTCGTTCTCGATCCTGACCGTGTTGAACGGATCAGCGAAGCCGTTGATTGAAAGGATTTTGGTGTATGGCGACCAGTCCGCCGCGTCGTAATAAAACCAGCCTTCGATCGTCCAGTCGGCGTTCCCGAGCTTGTCGCCCATGTTGTAGATGATCGGGCCAAGGTCTGACGTCGTCTGGATCGAAGAGGTGCCCCACTTTGAGAGCGTGGTCGTCGCGCCAGATCCTGTCGCCGTGCTGCTGGCACCTTCGGCAAGGTTCGGATAAACCGTCTCGCCATTTTGGAGTCCGTCTCCAGTGATAAGGGCCTCGGTGAGGTTCCAGTACGGGTCGTCGGACAGCTGACTGTTCAGGGTCTTCGGGACCCAGGTCTGCGTGGCCTCGTTCCATGCCAGGACCTGCTCGTCTTCCACGAACGCGGCGTCGACGTCGTTCATGTCCGGGATGCCCAGAGACACGGCCCCGGTCTGTTCGTTCACGCTGTCCACAGCGCCGCCGCCGCCCTGGTTGGAGAGCTGAGCAGGGACGAACTTCTGGCGAAGGTTGTTCCACTGCAGGATGTCACCATCGGCCAGTGGGACTCCGGCCTCGTCGTTCCCGCCGTCGCCGCTGCCGTAGCCGATGTAGATCTCCAGCTCGTAGGGAACGTCGTCAGGCGCTCTCTGCGGGTTGCCCAGGCTGTAGGCCAGGGGGAACTCGGTCAGGAACTCGGGCCAGTCATCGCCGTCGATCGCGAAACTGGTTCCGTAGCCCCGGGTCGTGAACCCGTCGGGAGCCTTGACATCGAATGGTCCGAAGGTGTTTCCCCCTGCCTTGAACAGGACCCTCAGGCCGACGACGCTGAAGTTCTCCCAGTCCGACACGTTGACCGTCCCGGTGTCGTCAGTCGTGGCGAACTGGCCGCTGATCTCGTCGTCGTTCGGGTCGTAGTACAGGCGCCAGTGCCCGGCCACGCTCGGGAACTCGTAGCCCGGCGTGTCGCTATGGGCGTCCATGAACGTCGACCACGTCCCGGTGGCTTCCACCGTCCCCAGTCCTGGCAGGGCCTCTCCGTCTACCGCCAGCGCGAAGTCGCTCGAGGTCTGGATCGAGTGGGGGATCTCGTCACTCGCAAGCGGGCGGAACGCCTGCTCGCTCACGTCCCACTGCAGGATGTCGCCCTCGGCCAGAGGAATGTCATTCGTCTCGCTTTCGACGGTGTCGAACTTGTTGCTGCTGACCGTGAGCGTCGTCGTGGTTGCAGCGATAGCCGGCCAGTCGTCAGCGACCGACATGTACCACTCGGTGCCACCGTTCAGAGCTGTGTTGACGAATGTCGTGGCATGGGTCGAGTTGTCGTCAAACCTGAAGATCAGCGGGTCGCCGGCTTCGAGCTTCTGGAACTGCGTCCAGTCGCTGCCGCCGCCGTAGTAGGTGAAGTAGTCCCCGACGGCGGGGTTGTTGCTTTCAATGGCTGAGAACTCGCCGTCCGCAGCGCAGAAGCCACTTGTCCGCCGCGTGTCCAGGATCACGCCTTGGAAGCTGCTGTTGTTCAGCTTGAAGTCGGGCGCGTCCTGAATCCGGGAGGACTGGTTCTTCGCCACCCACTTGTCGGTCTCGTAGGTGAGCACCTGCCCGTCTGTGGGCGTCCCTGGCTCGACGTCGGTCAACTTGTCCAGGGTGTTCTCTGTCGGCTTCCAGGCGCCCTCTGCGGCGTCATACAGAAGGATGTCCCCGTCGAGGCTCTCTGCCGCCTCGTACGGATTAGTGAAGGTGATCCAGACCTGAGTGACTGAAACATCAGGCTCACCACCAGGGAGGACCAGCCCGAAGCGGATCACGTCCCCGTTGATCACTCGGCTCGTGTATGCGATGTCGCTGTATGCGGCATTGTCCGAGGAGAAGTACAGGACCCCGGTGGTCGGCATTGATTCGACGAAGGACTTGATGTCGGTCCCGTCGCCTGCCGCCTTGTACAGGTTGATGACTTGGTTCGTTGCGTCGTAGTACCAGCCACCCTGCGCTGTCGGATCTACCGCTCCTCGGGTGTCCCAGCTCAGGATGTCGGAGCGGACCTGCTGGCGTCCGTCGACGTTGCCGATGTCTTCGATCTCATCAACTGACCCACCACCTCCACCACCGGTGCCGGAGATCTCCTTGATCGTTCCGTCGATGTGCTTGGTGAACAGCTTCGCGTCAGCGGTCGACAGCGCGATCTCGCCGACCTCGAGGTCTGCTCCAGTTGGTACTTCACCAGAGACTGTCGAGCGCTTCGGTTTGATTCGTGCGTTGAAATCCGCCACGGGGCCCAGCTTTAAGACGGCCCAGGTTTCCGATCAGCCTGAACCGAACGAGCCGCCGTCGATGGTGTCCGTGTTTGTCTGGGTGTAGGCGCGAACCGAGACCGCGATCGTCGTGTCTGCGTCCCCGTCGTTTGTGATCTTGGCGTACAGCGCCTGATCCGGGAGCGTGTCGTTGTTGTAGTAAATCGCCGCCGGGGTGATCTTGACGACCTGGTCGTTCTGGGTGGTCTTCACTTCCAGCAGAACGCCAGAGCCGGGCTGTGGATCGACATCGAAGTCTCGACCGGAGTCGCTGGTGCGGTCTGCTGCTGTGGCGTAGAACCGAACCCAGGCAGGGCGAGACACGGTGACCTGCACGAAGGTGCCAGCCTCGCCGAGTCCGATGAAGACCTCGTCCCGGGTCTGCCCCACGAGGTACGAGTTCGAGACGGTCACATCTGCGCGCTCGGTCAATGCACCAGCACCAGAGAGGCCGCCGCCGGTGGCTGTCTCGATCAGGTCCTCGACGTATCGCTTCGTCGTCAGCGTGTTGCCCGGGTCCTCAGCCACGGTCACCGGGGAGGTCACCTTCTGCTTCGCCTCGAGGGTGAGCGCCTTCAGTGCCAGCAGCTCGGCGCCGTCAACCTTGAACGAGTGCTTGCCGTTGCTGTCCTCGACGTTGTACTCCAGGACGTCAGAACTGGAGCTTCCCTCGACGGCGATGTTCACCGTGCCACCTGCACCCTGGAACAGGCGGAGCTTCTCTCCTCTGCTCGTGGTGTTGAGTGACATCAGGCCCCGGAAGGTGGAGGCCCCGGTGTTCGTCAGGTCGATCGCTGCGCTGCTGTCGGCCTTGGTGATGAAGATCCCCTGGTCGGTGGTGTTGCCGCTCTCGGTCGTGCCTTGTAGGTCACTGCCACCGCCGCCTGTTCCGCCGTTTGCTGGCTTCCAGTAGCCCTGCGTCTGATCCCATGCCAGCACCTGCCCGTCAGTCGGAGGGACGGTGACGGTGTTCACGTCAGTGAGATCTGAGATCGACAGGAACTGCGCCACGTTGGCCGGGACCCAGTTCGATCCATCCCAGACCAGGGCGTCGCCTGTAGCCTTGGCGATCGGGTTCCCGCTGCCTGTGTCAATGCGCAGGTCGAAGTCGTTCGCGTCCTCGATGCTGAAGTCCAGCGACCGGATCTGCCAGTCGACGCCGTCGTACTGCAGGACGTTGCCACCTGCTGCGGTGCCTTCGACGTTGTCCAGGTTCTCGAGGGTGTTCTGCTGCGGCCGCCAGAACTCGCCGTCGTAGCGGAGCATGTCCCCATCAGCCAGGGGAACATCAACGGGGCCGCCTGGTTCACTCAGGAACAACTGCCAGTCGACGCCGAATTCCTGCGGGGTGTCGTAGCTGCTGCTCCAGGTGTCGCCGCCTTCGATCGGAGGGTTCGGCGGAGTGTCGACTGGTGTCAGGTCCCAGCGTCCGTTCGATCCTTCGTCGATCGTGTCGATCACGAACTCGGTGGTCGTGAAGCCACCATCGAAGGACCACCAGAAGGAGTCACCAGCCTGCAGTCCCTGGAGCTGGGTGCGAAGGCTGTTCCCGTTCGAGTCGACCTCGTTGATCAGGAACGGCTTCGGGGTGCTGAAGTTCGTCGCGTAGCGCGCATAGCCTTCATCGCTGGCGCCGCTTGCGTCATCGAGGTGGCTGTAGGTGGCCCCGATTTCTGGTGTCTGAATTGGCTTGAAGCCACCACCAGGGAGGCCGTCCACGTCGCCCTGCTCGTCAGCACCACGGCCAAGGATGACCACTTCGCCCGCGGCGTTCTTCGTATAGATCTTGCGGTCTGTGATGTTGTAGGCCAGCTCGCCCACGTCGAGCTGCACGTCTGTGGGGACCCGGCCCTCAACCTCCGAATGAAGGGGGATGATCTTGGCGTTTAGGTCACTCATCAGAAGGTCCCCGCGACTACGCGGTCGAAGGTTGTGTCGATCTGGTCAATGATTCCGTCGATGTCTGCTGCCAGCGCGAAGGTGAACGGCTGGCCGTTGCTGTCGAGGCTGTAGGCGCGCTTGTCCGCCATGTTGATGAAGATCTCCCCAGCGAATAGCGTCCCCGCTTGAGGTACAGCTCCGGGGGTGGCCGAGCGCGCGTTGATCGGACGCACTCCACCGTTCCCATCGACGCGGGAGCGCTCCCAGGTATCGGTGACAGAGTTCCACCTGAGGACATCGTCCTCTGCTGCGCTCTGGTTCTGATCGTTGACGTTCCCCAGGTCGCTGATCAGGTTCCCGCTGATGTCGTACGCGATCGCGTCAGCCGGACCTGGCTCCCAGATCTCCTCGACGGCGTTGTACATCAACACCTGACCGTTCGTCGGACTGATCGAGCGCACGTCCTCCAGGGAGTTCAGGGTCCCGTAGGTGGACCTGTAGTCGCCAGGCGGCAAGGGTTCGACAGGACGACCGATCGAGTTCTGGCCGACCGGATAGGGCAGCCAGCCGCGGGTGATGCGGAAGTCGTCGATGAATGCGGTCAGGTAGCTCGTCTCGTCGGTTGCGCTCGGGCGCTGACGACCACCAATGGAGAGGCCTCCCTCCAGTTCTCGTGCTTGGTTGGTCTGAACTTCGCCCACGAACAGGCCGTCGACGTAAAGACGGAAGCGGCCCTGGCCCTCCATCTGCATGACGGTGTGGACCCACTGGTCGTACTGGAACTCGTGGAAGATCGAGGTGCTGGCGTTCGGACGCTGGTCAGCGCCAGAGCCGAAGGTGATCCCGCTGTAGCTGAACCACAACTCGTTCCGCTTGTCACCGCACAGACCCATCGAGAGGCCTGACGGTTGGCTGCTGTTAAGGCCTGCAGGTGCGAAGAGGATCTCGGCGTCGTTGTCGCCAGCGCTGCTGCTGTCGACGTAGAACCACATCTCGAACGCGTACAGCGTCTCGCTGCTCCAGAACTGCGGGCAGCCTTCATTCGTACGCCAGACGATCTTGTCCTGGTTCGTCTTGTTGAAGTGAAGCGAGGACTGGTCGCCGAACTGTGAGAAGTAGACCGGGTTCGGGGTCGTGGTGATCTGGACCTCGATCGGCCAGCCGTAGTTCCGCTCGTACAGGGTGTTGCCGTCAAGGAAGAACAGGGCGGTGAAGTCCGTCTGCTCTCTGACGATCTGCTGCCTGACCTGGCCGAAGGTGGGGATCACGTCATCCACCAGCGGAGGTGCTGACGAATAGCGCAGGCCGTTGACCGCTTGCACGAACACCGTCTGCGGGTCGACCTCGATCCGTGATGCAATGCCACCGGAGAAGGTCGCGGCCACGTTCTCCAGGACGATGCCGCCGCCTTGTGTCGCACTCCAGCCGATGCGGGCGTTCCCGTCTGAGTTGATCAGCTCGATGCCGCCGTTCGTATGGGTCGGCCGAGTGGTCAGGAACTTGCCGACATCAAAGGACAGAGACCCGTCGTTCGTGTTCAGGTCTGTGTTGTCGACCTTGGTGACGTCCACCAGCTCGCCGATCGAGGAGAGGCTGATGTCTGCAGCGATGGAGGACTCGGCCTGCCACTGCCCCGCGTCTGCGTTCCACACCAGGGCGTACCCGTTGCCCTTGCCGGTGGTGTCAACGTTGCCCAGGTTCTCCAGGATGTTCGGAGACAGGTCAAGGTTCGCCAGGCCGGTGTCGATGTAGGTCTTCAGCAGACCCTTCGGTGCGATCTCCCACTCGCCGAAGTTCTCGAAGGTGAGCGTCTCGTCCTCATAGAGGACCTTCATCCGCTTCCCGAGCCTCAGCCCGTAGAAGGCGTTGTTGCTGCTCTGGTTGCTTGTCGCGAGTCTGGCGTGCGTCCGTGACAGTTCGAGCCAGCTCTCTGACCCGGCAGTATTAGAGGTCGGCGAAGTCAGGACGGTGATCCCGTTATGGCCATTGCTCAGCTCGGACTCTGGGGTCGAGTACAGGTTGACGCCAGCCACAGCGATGCCACGGAAGCCGGAGTCGGTGCCGAGATCGAGAAGCTCATTCCGCCCGGTATCGGTGTTGCTGTCGGGTGCGTCGTACAGCGCGCCAACGGGGACCGGGAAGCCGTCGTTAATCTCCTTGGTCGTGATGTCACCGATGTCGGTGATCGATGCCATCTGATCACCAGGAACCCACTCCGCTCCGTTCCAGGTCAGGGTCGCGTTCTCATACACACCGCTGACGTTTACGTCGGCGAGGTCGTTGATCGAGTTCTGGCTGATGTCTGCCGCCACCTCGCTCGAGGGGGCCCACTGCGTGCCATTCCAGGAGAGGGCCTGGCCCAGTGTCGGGGTGGTGCCTGAAACGTTCTTGAGGTCGCCGAGGTTTCCGTACGCGAGGGCCTCGTCGATGTGGTCCTCGATCACACCCCAGCACGGGACGTAGGTGTCAGGCACATCGCCCGGGATGTCCCCGGTGGGGTTTGGCTGCTCGCCTGGCTCGTATCGGTCAGGGCACGCCGTGTAGTACAGGACGTCCTCGTTGTACTTGTACCCGACGATCGAGCAGTCGACGTAACCGTTCGGGATCGTGATTTTCTGAGCGCCGAGGGTCATCTGGCCCTTGTCGCTCACCTTGATGTAGCTCGACCGGCCTCCGGAGTACGGGCCATCGGAACCGCAGGGGCTCTCCGGGTCGCAGGTGTAGGAACAGTCGAACCAGCTCAGGACCTGCCCGTCGGCGTACTGACCGCCGAAGGGGCGGCTCATATAGAAGGCGCCACCGTCGTCTGTGTTCGCGTAGAAGGCGTCCGACCAGATCAACTGCTCCGCCTGGCTCCACTTGATCGCGGGAGTCTGCGCCTGGTAGAAGGTCTCGACGTCGGTCATGTCGTCGAGGGACCAGGTCGCACCGATGCCAGGGATGCCTGGCTCCCACTGGTTGCCGGTCCAGACCAGGGCGTCGCCGGTCTCCGGGTTCTCCGATGCGGTGTCGACGTCGTTCAGTTCGTTGATCGACTTGTTGCTGATGTCGCCCTCAACTCCGCTGACGTTCGTCCACTTCGTGCCGTCGTAGCTGAGGAAGTCGCCCGGCTCTGGGGTGGTGTCGACGATCTCCTGCTCGATCGATGCTGGTGGCGTGTAGGTCGCGCCGGTGTATTTCGCGCGGCCACGAGTCACACGCAGATCTGACATGTATCCGCGGAACGGATGGATGCTCAGCGTGTTGTTGTCGTTCAGGTCGTTGCGTCCCAGGACGAACTGACCGTCGCCTGTCCAGGTTGCGTCGGTCTCGAACTCACCGACCAGGAAGCCGTCCAGGTACAAGCGGTTCATGTTCCGCTCCTTGGTACAGGCGACGTGGTGCCAGTTGTTCAGCGAGACGGTGTTGATCGGTGTCGTGATACTGAAACCGGAGCCGCCCTGCGCACCAGTCACAGCGAAGCGAAGGCCGCCTGCCTGGGTCAGCTGCAGGATGTAGGTACCACCCGATGGTGTGTTGTTGGTCTTGCGGAAGATCGTCCGCTCATCGAGGAGCTGTGTCGGGTAGAAGTACAGCTCGATGCAGCCGTCGCCCTCGATCGTCTGCCAGGACTCATCAGGAGCCCAGCGCAGGTACAGGTCGAGGATCTCAGCGACCGACATCGGCGGGCTCTGCCGCCAGTTGAAGAAGGCTGTGCCGCCCTGCGTGGGTGCGCCGTCTGCGAACTGGCCCTCGTTCCAGGTGCCCGACAGGGTTGTACCTGGGCCGAAGTCAGCCTTCGGAGTGGAGACGGCCAGGGTGGTCGAGACGTCCTGGTTGTACGTGTAGGTCGGACCGAGGACGTTCGAGGCGGTCAGCATCCACGCGCCGACGAGCTTCGTGTTCGTGACGCCAAGGGAGCCGAACTGCACGTCCTGCAGATCGTCGAGCCTGATCTTCTGGTCGAGAGTGCTGGCTTCCCACTGGCTGCCGTTCCACAGGAGGCCATAGCCGCGGCCAGCGCCTGAGGTGTCGACATCTCCCAGCTCGCCGATCGAATAGTCGGGAAGGAACAGGGCCGGATAGCCCTGGCGGAAGCTTTGGATCGATGGGTCGAAGATCAGCGACGAACCGGGGAACACGTCCGCGGTGCTGACATTTGTCAGTGCGCCCAGGCTGCCCTCGTAGGCCACGACCTGCAGCGGGTCCTTGCGGCCCAAGAACTCGTACTCCTGGCGGTTCTGGTCTGGTCCGTAGTTGCCGCCCGCGTCCTTGTTGAACCCGTCCATCAGCAGGCGGGTGTATCCGTAGGTCGTGTTGCCGGTTCCGGTTGCGTTCGAGTCCGACAGAGCACCCCTAACCCTCAGGCACACGTAGGGCAGGTTCTTGACGACAGCGATCCGTCCGAGGTTGTCCTCGTCACATGCGGGGCAGTACTCCTCGTCGAACTCGTTCGGGAGTCCGGTCTCTGGATTGTTGGCACCACGGAAGCCCATCTCCGCGTAGCTCCAGTCGATGTCGTAGGACTTGATCCGCGCCGATCTGTACTCGCCGGCTGCGTCGTCCCAGGCCAGGGGCTTGCCGCGGCCCTTGTCCACGCCAGAGACGTCTGAGAGGTCCTCGATCGAGGAGAAGTTCAGGTCGGGTGTCACACCAGACACCGGGCGGTACTCGCCGGCCAGGGCGTCCCAGCCGAGCACCTGGCCCTGCAGGATGTTGGTGTCGTTGACGTTGGCCAGGTTCCCGATGGGAGTCGCTTCGATTAGCTGGCGAACGTGACGAGCTGCGGTGAGATAGGTCTCGTCGGGAAGCGTTGCAGGAATCTGTGACTCGTCCGAGTACTTGACGCCGTTAATCCTTCGGTCTGGGTTGCTGCTGTTGTTCTGGAGAATGATGTCCCCGGTCAGATTGAACCGGGCGTTGTCTCCGATCGAGAGGGTATTCCTCAGCCACCCGTTGCCGTTCTCCGAGTCGTCGTCCACATACGCGGCGATGTAGACCGCGCCGGCTGACTTGCCGAACTCGACCTGCCCCTTCGAGAACACGACCGTGTTCCCGATCACGATGTTGTCGAAGTCGACGTTGTCAACAACGAACGACCGGCCCCTGCTCTCGATGCCGGCGATCAGATCGATGTCAAGCCTCGAGGGCGACCACTGGTACTTCTGCTCCTGGTAGTTGTAGTTGTAGAACAGGACATCGCCCTGCTCGGGTCCGAACTTGTTGTCGACCGCGTAGAACCCGTAGTTCACGTCGCCGACTTCGTTCAGCGTCGGGATGATTGATCCCTCTCCGCCGAACTCTGGGAGGTCACGGTTGACCCACTTCAATCCGTCCCATGTCAGGACCTGGGATGCTGCGGGGTCGCTGATCTCAACGTCAGCCAGCTGATTGATCGACCGGCTCGACAGGTTCGCGTCGAGGTCGTATGGCGGCACAACGGCCGATAGGTCGAACGACACCTGGACGGGCGTCCCGTCTTCGTTCAGTGTCCACAGCTCGACCTGGTTCGGGGACTCGTCGATGAGTTCCCCAGTCTCGGTGTCTTGTTTCCCTTGGCCGGTGTAGCGGAGATAGATCTCGCCCTGCTCAGCTCGCTCGAAACCACCGCCGGTGGTCTTGAGTCCCTTCATCGAAGCGATCAGATCCGTCTGCGAGTAGTCGCTCGTCTTCAGGATGATCGCGTCGAGCTTCGCCACTTGCCGGCCCTTTAGGTCGGACTAGCCTTCCGGCGACTACCAGCGGCTGATCGGGCAGCTCGACTTCTTGACCCTTGTCTTCGCAGGCAAGAAGCAGCCGCACTTGCCGCAGCGATTGTCGTCGCCTTTGAACGGGCAGGAGTTGCAGATGTCCATCCGCTCCTTCGGGTCCGTGACGCCGCCGGTGGCCAGGTCTGCCGCTGACTTGACGAGGTTCTTCGCCATCGCCAGCGGGCTCGCTTCGATCTTGCGTTTGATTGCTTCCTGATCCTTCATGGTGTCAGCGGTGAGGCGGTCCATCTGTTCCTTGCGGCGTGCCTGCAGCACTTCCAGCTGCTGGATCCGCTTTCTTTCTTCTTCCTTCTTCGCTTTCAACGTGTGAGCACGCTCGACGAGGAAGTCCCTCGAGTAGGAACGAACCTGAGCGGAGATCTCGGCGTCCTCTTTGCCCTTCCAGGTGCCGATGTAGCCGATCGTCCAGATGTAGTTCCGGGGAAGCTCGTCCACAGGGAACGCGCTCGGGAGAAGGCAACAGGGACCGCTGGGGTCTGTGCCATCAGAGCGGAAGTGTGTCCAGTCAGGGGTCTGCATCGAAACGGGGCAGAGGCGCCTGAGTGTTCCGACTGGTCCCAATAGGTCATCACTCGGGGAACCAGGTGTCCCCTGCGCGCTTCTCGTCTTCCTTCACCACCTCGGCCATCTCCTCCTGGATCTGTTCGATGGTCTTGCCATCGGCAGGACGGCTCGATGCTTCGGGCTTCGAGGGGACTCCCAGGTCGCGCTCCAGTTCCTCGATCTTGAGTTCCTTCTCGAGGATCGCCTGCTCGACAGCGTCCTGGTCTTCTTCAACCAGGCCGATCAGTTCGTCGATCTGAGCCACAACGTCGTCGGCCTTCTCGATCGCATCCTCCAGGGCTTCGATCTGCTCGGTCTTGTCTTCGTCGGCGAGTTCGAGCTTCTCTTCGAGGCGCTTGATCTCTTCGGTGTACCGGATGATGTCGTTCTGGGCGGTGACCTGCTGCTGGCGCAGATCATCCACCTCGGCCTGAGCGTCGTCCACAGCCTTGCGGCGGACCGAGATCGTGTTGTTCTTGCCGTTGATGTTGCCCTGGATCCGATCGATGTCCTCGTTCAGGTCATCGATGCCGTCGACGTAGTTCCCCTCCTCGTCCCTGTAGCCGCCCTTCAGGTCGTCGGCCTGCTTGTAGTAGTCCTGGTAGGTCTGCTCCAGCTCTTCGGCCTCGCCCTTGAGAATCTCCTTCTCGTTGGTGAGTGTCTCGAGGATGGTGTACTGGTCGAAGCAGTACACGGTGTCGCCGAACTCGGGCGGAATCTCGTTGCCTTCGCCGTCCAGTGGGCAGTCCTGCTCGCGCTGGCCGGTCAGCTTGCCCGTCTCCTCGTCTCTGCCGTCCACCCAGGGGCAGGAGCAGCCCTGCTCGACCATCAGGTTCTCCTGATTGGTGATGGCTTTCTCCTTCCTGGTCAGCTCTCCGCTCTTCTGTTCGTATGCGGCCTTCGCGTTGTCGCCGTTGATGATCAGGGTGTCGTACTCGAACTGCATCGCGTCGCGCTCTTCCACGATTGCGTCGCGCTCGTCGATCAGCTCCTGCTGCTCGTCGAGAATCTCGTCGAGGCGTTCCTGTGCTTCGTCGAGGTCCTCCTGTGCTTCTTCGATCTCACCCTCGAGCCTGACGACATCAGCCTCGGCCTGTTCGATCAGCACCTCGTACTGGTCGATCACTTCCTGAATCTCTTCGGGGGTCCTGTCGTCCAGGAGTTCCGTCAGAGCTTCCTCGTAGTCCGAGATCTCTCCACGCTTCAACAGTCGGATGCGCTCGAGTTCTTCCAGCACTGCCACGATCTGCTCGAGGAAGTTCTCGAGGGCCTTGACCTGCAGCTTCAGGCGATCCAGGAGGTCGCTGCTGTCGCCCCTCTCGTAGAAGACCTCGAAGGTGGTCTGGCAGTTCGGGGTCTCGGGGTCGCACTCATAGATCGCCTCGGCCTTGGCACAGCAGGGGTGGATCTTCACCAGGTCGACGAAGGTCGGGATCCAGTTCCCGCCCAGAGGTCCGAGGGGGTTGGGGTAGGCGCACTTGCTGAAGGTCAACTCCTCCTCGGCCTTCGTCAGCTGCACCCAGTCACCACCGCGACCAGCTTCGTCTGAGTCGCTGCTGTTGTTGTACGCCCAGACGCCGCCGTTCGGGCAGTCGAACTCGAACGCGTATCCGTTCCAGTACTTGGCGGTCTCGACGTTGCCCTGCACCTGCTCGTTGCCACCTCCAACTCCGCCGCCGCCCTGGATGACGCAGCCGACGATCGAGCCCTTGCAGCTATCCCACCAGCGGTTCTGGTACACGTCGCAAGGTTCCTGCATCGTGGCGATGCCGTCCTCGCAGCGATACTTCACGCACTCATTCGCCTCGACGAACTTCACCCGGTTCGGGCCTGTTGCGTCGTCGGGGCAGTACGGAGCGTTGTCGGCTGCGTTGCCCTGCAGGTCTGTGCAACCTGTGCACACAGGCTCGGGCTGCACCTTCGTGTACAGCTTCACGTGGTAGATCTTCTCCCGCTCGGGATCGGGATCGGTCTGGCAGAGGTAGCAGGTGCCGTAAGCGCACTCGGCGTCGTCGCGGCACTCACCGTCGACGCAGCAGTCACAGGTGCGCTGTTGAATCCACTCCGGCTTCTTGTAGATGGTCTGGTTCAGCTGACGCTCCAGCTCGAGCACCAGTTCGAGATTCTTGTCAGCTTCGAGCGCTGCCTTCTGCGCGTTCTGGAATGCGGCGTCGTATGCGGCCTGCATCTCCTCGACGTATGCGACGGCCTGCGTGCAGAGGGGGTTCTCTGATTCGATGCCTTCTTCGATCTGGCCATAGGACGGCCTGTAGCCGCACTGCTCCTCGACCTGGTCGGCCCAGTACTCGCGCTCGTCGTAGGCCATGTCGTACTCGATCTGGGCCTGCTCGATTTCGCCCTCCTTGGCCGGAATCTCCTCTTCTTCCAGGAGGCGAACCACTTCCTGCTCGTTGGCCAGCTGCTGGGTCAGTGACGGGCAGAGGTCACTGTCTGGACAGTAGGTGTCGACCTTCGCAGAGGTCAGGGCCACGGCGTTCTTCGCCACAGCGAGGCGGTTCTGCATGTCCACCAGCTCGGCGTTCAGGTTCTGCTTGCGCAGCGCCCAGTCGCTCAGCGTCTGGTCCGAGAGGTTGTACTCCTCGACCATCGCATCGCAGGCGTCGGTGGTGCCGCAGATGATCTCCTGGTCTTTCTTCGCCTGGGTGAGGGTTGCAGCAGCAGTCGACAGCTCGAGGTTCCCCTCGGAGGCCGCTTCGTCGAGGTCCTCCTGTGCGTCGAGCGCCTTGTTGTACTCCTCCTCGATCCGGTTCCGCTCGGCCTTGGCCTCGTCGCCAGAGCCGTCGGAGACCTTGAACCACTTGTAGCAGCTGTTCTGCTCAGTCCATGGGCCGCAATCGATGCCGGTCTTCGTGCAGGCGCAGGGGCGGGTCTGGTAGCTCTGAACCCCATCGGGGCCGGGCTTGCCTTCACGGGTCTCGGACCAGCTCTCGAATGCTTCCTTGCACTCACCCTCGCCGGTGCAGCAGGTGCAGTCGCCGACGTAGTCGTAGCCCTCGGAGTCTTCGTCGCCGCACTCGGTGATGCAGATGTTCTTCTTGCACTTCGAGTTCGATCCCAGGCAGTGGCTGTCCTCGGTGCACTCGGCGCAGATGTCCTTCTCGAAGTCGACGCAGTAGTCGACCTGGTCGATCACGATCTGGCTGTTGACCTCGATCCGCTTGAACAGGCAGCCGTCACGCTGTCTCCGTGCTTGCTCGAGCGTGGTGATGCCTTCGCAGCAGTTCGTCTCGGTCTTGATGCGACAGGTCGTTGAGGTGACAGCGTCCACCACCTCGCCGGTCTCTGGATCGATGAAGGCCGGGGTCTCCTCGAGGGTGATTCCCTCAACACACGGGCCGTAGTACTCCTCGCAGGTCTTGCAGCGCTGGCCAGCCTGGGACAGCTCGCCACCGTCGGGGCAGCGGTTCAAGCAGTCCTGCTTGCAGGTGCCGGGGCGACCTTCGCGGTTCGGAGTGCCGGGGATGTATCCGTCGCAGTACTCGCAGTCGGTGCAGTCGTCATCGCTCTGGCAGGTTCCGTCGGAGCGCTGGCCTTCGCAGACGTTGCGGACGATGAAGTCGTTCCCGTTCTCGTCAGCGATCGGGCAGCAGGCGTCGCCCTTGAAGGTCTTCGACTTGCAACGCTGCTCGCCTTCGCAGTCCAGGTCCTGGAAGCACTCGTCGGAGTCAGGGATCTCGACGGAGCACTCGCAGTCCTTCTCCTCGGGTGGGTTGCATTCTTGGCCGAGGATCGTGGCGATCTGGCTCGGTGAGATCGGGCCGCCGGGGTAGCAGCGGCGCTGCATGTTGCCGTCGGCGTCCTGGTAGCTCTCGCAGCCGGTGTACAGCTCGTTCTGGTACGAGGTCACGTCGATGACTGAGCGCTCGCCGTCATCACCCTCGGGGCCCAGGACCTCGCAGAAGACCGGACCGAAGGAGCACTTGTTCGGTGCGCCGTACTTCGTCATCGGATGCTGGTCGATGGTCATGCACTGACCCGTGGTCGGGTCGCAGCACTGGGGCACCGTGCCCCTCGTGCCGTTGGCCAGGATCACTTCCTTGTCTGGGCAGGGGTTCTCCTCGTCACAAGCACAAGGAACGCAGAAGCCGGTCGGGCCGCAGCACTCGCCCTTCTTCTCGCACATGTCCTGGACTTCCTCGCTCGGCTGATCTGCAGGTGTCTGATCGCTTGGGTCCTTCTCGTCGCAACGCTTGGGGACTTCGCCGGGGTAGCGCTCGGCGTAGCCAGCCCGGAAGATCTCCACGCACTTGCCCTTGCTGCAGGTGAACGTGGTCACACCACGCGGGTCGCAGGGGTCCTTGTCAGCGCAGCAGACGTCGGAGCGGCACTCGAAGTCGTACTTGTCGTCGAACTCCTCACCGTCTGGGGTCGCGTTACCTGAGCAGGCAGCGCAGCCGCCATCGATGCAGGTCTCACCCTGACCGCAGCGGGGCATGAACTGACCGACGCCTTCGTAGCCGGGACGCTGGCAGAGGTTCGTCGAGGTGTTGCAGTTGTACCCGGGCGGGCAGGGCTTGCCGGCATCGAAGGGGCCATCGGGCGCTGCGCAGGTGTAGGCCTCAGCAGTCGGGCCGCACTCGTACACGCAGGCGTTCTGGTCGCTGCACACGTAACCGACACCGCAGTCGATGTCGCTGGTGCAGTCGCCCTCGCGGCACTTGCCGTCGACGCAGACCTGACCGGGGTCGCAGTCACTGTTGCCGACGCAGTAGTTCGACTCGATGCACTGGCTGTCCTTACAGGTGCGGGGCACACCATCGAGAGAACTGACCCGATCGCAGTCGATGTCGCTATCGCAGCGGCCGTCGAAGTACTCGCAGAAGCGGTTCGTGGTGCCTGGAACAACGGGTCCGCAGAGAGCCTCCTGAACGAGGCGAGGGCCGAGGCAGACACCATCGGGGCAGGTGGCTGCAGGCCACTGGCAGGTGCCCTTCGTGCCTTCGAGGACGCAGATCTCGCCCACTTCGCAGGGGCTGTCCTCTTCTCCGGGGGTGCAGCTGTTGCCGCTGGCTTCCTGCTGGATGCAGTCCGCGGCAATGTCGCAACGCTGGCGGCACATGTTGTCGGAGCTGCAGGGGCGGATGCAGGCCTGGCAAGGAATCGAGCGGGTCTCGGCCTGGTTCGTGACCGTGTTCAGGACTTCATAGGTGCCGCAGACGTAGCCGTTCTCTCCGCAGACGTAGCCCTCGGGGCACTGCTCCGGGCAGTTCTCGCAGAGGTCGCCAGCCTTCAGGCCGTCGAAGCAGCTGCCGTCGGACAGGCCGGTGTAGCAGGGGGTCTCGCATCTGTTCTCGATGCAGACCAGGTCGTCGGTGCCGTAGTTGGCCTCGCAGTCGCGGTCCTGGCGGCACTCCTGGCACTTGCCCTTCACGCAGACACCGATGTCGCAGTCGCTGTCGTTGCGGCAGGAAGGCAGGCCATCACAGCAGCCCTCAACACAAGGGACATCAGCTGCGCAGTCGCTGTCGGCTTCGCAGGCCTTGCACTGTTCGCAGCGGCCGTCGGCACCGCAAACCTGACCGGCTGGGCAGTCGGTGTCGTCCTCACAGCCAACGGTGCAGAGACCGTCGCCACCGCAAGGTCCGCAGGGGCAGTCGTCGTCGACGATGCAGACGATGGGCTCGCAGCGGAAGGTCTCAGAGCTGCAGGACTGGATGCAGTCATCAGGGCAGCCGAGAGCGCTCGGGGTCCGTGGCTGGTCGCTGTTCTCTTGGCAGGTGCCGGAGCGATTGCAGAAGAAGCCCTCGAGGCAGTCGCCGTTCGTGGAGCAGCGCAGATCAGGAACGCAGGCGCCGTTGTTGCAGTAGTACAGCGGGTCGGTGCAGTCGTTACCGGGTCCGCAGGTCTCGAGGAACTGGCAGGCGCCGTCGTAGCAGATGTTCGGGAACTCGCAGTCGGCCTGGCTGTTGCAGGGCTCACCCTCGACGCACTGGTTGCTCTTGCATCGGACTGGGTCCCTGTCGCCGAAGCAGAAGCCGCCCTGGCAGGTCGGGTACGCGGCCATGCACTTGCCGTCCTCGCAGAACTCGCCGCTCTGGCTGCAGTCGGCACTCGAGACGCAGGGGTCCTCGGTTGAATCCCTCCGGTCGCAGTCGTCAGCTGTCTCGCACTTGGCCTGGCAGTCAGCGTTCGACAGGCAGAAGTCACCCTCCTGGCAGACGCCGTCCTTGCACAGACCATCGTCACCGCAGTCGGCGTTCTTGCTGCAGCGCAAGTCCTCGATGCAGCGGCCGCGATAGCACTCGCCCACTTCCTCGGGGCAGTCAGAGTCGGAGCTGCAAGCCAGGCCCACCTGGACGCACACGCCGCCCATGCACTCCTCTGATTCGAGGGGGCAGTCAGACGAAGACTCGCAGGTCTTCAGGCAGGCGCCGTCGCGGCAGTCAGTACCAGGCAGGCACTCGCCGCCGTTGTACAAGCAGCGGCCGTTCTGGCATTCGTTGATCGGGAACTGGCAGGTGCCATCGATGCAGACCTCACCCTCAGGGCAGAGGGATGGTCCACAGGCGCGGCCACTGGCTTCGCCACCGTTCAGTCCTTCAACCCGGGGGCAGTCGTTGTCGCTGTCGCAGTACACGATCTCGCGGCAGCCCTGGGCGCAGAACTTGCGGGGTGCTTTGCCGCGGTCTCCATAGTTGTCCTCGGCGCAGTAAGAACCCTTCGGGCAGTCGCTGTCGACGACGCAGTCCTCGTCGGGGATGCAGGGGTAGGCGCAGGTGCCCTCCTTCTGGGTCACGCAGTTGTTGCCGTTCTTGTCGCACTCCACGTCGAAGTCGCAGACCATCCCGTCGAGGCAGTCCGAGTCCTGGGTGCACAGGCCGCACAATCCATCGGAGAGGCAGTTACCGGTCGGGCAGTCGATGTCGTTGATGCAGGGGAGGCGCTCGCACTCACCGTTCAGGGCGCACTGCTCGTATCCCTCACAGGCGCGCTGCTCTCTGACGACGTTCCCGTTCTCGTCGAGATCGACGTCAACGCAGAAGCCGGTGTCCTGACTGCGGCTGAGGAACTCCCAGCGGTCGAACTCTGCAGCAGTGCCACCGCTCACGAACTGAATGCGGTTCCAGTACTCCGCCGCGGCCTCCTTGGCCCGTGGGTTGCTCTGGCAGCGGTCCCCGTATCCGAGGGAGTCGCACTCCAGATCGTTCGAGCAGACGTACTCGCAGCTGTTCTCGTAGCAGATCATCGAGGTGCCGCAGTCGCTGTCCTTGCGGCAGCCGGTCTCGCAGGATCCGTTCGTGCAGATCTGCTGGAACACGTCGCCGTAGTCGGTGATCAGCGGCGGGCAGTCGTTGTCGCTGTCGCACGCCAGGACATCCAGGCGGCAGAAGGTGCTCTCCCAGCAGTAGAACCCGTCGTCGCAGTCTTCGGTCGTGTCGCAACGCTGGACGCAGGTCTTGACCTCGTCGCCGTCGTCGACGCAGATCTTGTCGTAGCCGCTGCAGTCCTCATCGCGGGCGCAGCCCTCCTCGCAGATGTTCTCGACGCCGCAGAAGTACCCGTCGGGGCAGCTCTGGCTCGAGACGCAGTCGATGATCGGATCGCAGGGTGAACCACAGCAGCCCTCGAGGCAGGTCTCCAGCTCGGGGCAGTCGTCGTCGACCTTGCAGGTGTCATGGCACTGTCCGTCGGTCTGGCAGCACTGACCAGGGCCGCAGGGGTTCTCGTCGTCACAGCCAGGAACGCAGATCCCGTCGGCGCAGTAGGAGCAGGCCTCGCAGTCGCTGTCGAAGCGGCACACAGACGGGACACACTGCCCAGCGCCGCTGCAGGTCAGGGAGCAGTCGCAGCCCTGGAAGCGGTCATCGCTCGGAGGAACATCGACGCAGGTCTCCTTGATGACGCACTCGATGTCCCCGTTGTCCAGCTCCTCGCAGATCTCCTCAGTGGTGCAGATCGTGTCGGGGTCGCTCGTCTTGGCGACGCACTCGCCATCGATGCAGGCGTAGTTGTCGTTCGGGCAGGGGCACAGCAGCTTGCAGGTGTTGTCCACACAGGTCTCTCCCCGGGCGTTCTCTGCGACGCATTCCGGGTCGTCAGGACAGGCAGCAACACAGGCGGGGTCTGGGTTGCAGAACTCCTGCCACTGTTCGGTCAGACTGGTTCCGCACTCCTCCTGGGTGAAGAAGTCGGTGCAGCTGCAGGTCGGCTCGGGAGGACAGAGGTCGACGCACGCCTTGACCTTGTCGCAGTCCCTCAGGCAGTCGCTGGTCGTCTCGCAGCCGCTCTCGCAGCGTCCGTTCGTGCAGTACTCACCATCGCCGCAGTCGGCGCTGCTGACACATGGGTCGCCCTGCCTCTGGCACGCGCCGGAGACGCAGACCTCGTTCAGGTCACCGATGCAGTCGCCATCGTTGCGGCAGGCGTTCGTGCAGTTGTTCTCGATGCAGACGGGCTGGCGCTCGTACTTGGTGATCGTCCCGTCGCCGTTCTCGATCTCGGTGACTTCGACCTCGCACTGTTCAGTGAAGGCGCAGCCGCTGACGCATTCGTAGATGATCGGCGTGTCCTCGTAGGAGGACTCAGTGGTCGCGCGAACGACCTTCTCTGCGCAGTACTCACCCTCGCCGCAGGTGGTCTTGTCGTCTGGGCCCTTGCAGTACGTCGGAGGGACGCAGGGCGTGATGCAGGTGTAGTTGACGCAGAAGGTGCCGGGCTGTGCGTCTGGTGCCTCGTTCGGGTGGCCAGGGACGCACTCCTCGTCGCTCTCGCAGCCTGGCTGGCAGGTGAAGGTCTCGGGGTTGCAGACCTCGGTCTCGGGGCAGTCCTCGTTCAGCCTGCAGGTCAGGGCGCAGCGGCCCTCCTCGCAGATGTAGTACTGGTCGTCGTTCGGTGGGCAGGGGCACTCGGAGCTGTCCTGGCAGGTGCGGTTCGGATCACGCTCGACGCACTGTCCGTTCTCGCACCAGTCACAGGGATCGCAATCCCACCAGGAGAAGCAGGTGTTGTCGCCGAGGCAGTTCGTGCCATTGACGCAGGTCGGCTCGTCGAACTCAGGCGTCTCTGCGTTCTTGAAGAAGTCAGCCCACGCGACGTCCTGCGCGTTGTTTGTCGGGGTCAGGACCAGGTCAGTGCCAGGCGCAACGGATGCACCAGAGGTCGGGGTGACGGCGTCGGACTCGGTGTCCCTGTAGGTCGACGTCGTGATCTTCGCGTGTTGTGTTCTGTTCTGCTGCTCGAACTCATAGGCGAGTTCGTCCTTCTCGATCTCGCGGATCTCCGCCTGCACCCTGAGCAGCGCCGAGAGAATGTCGCGTTCGCTCCGGTCAGCCATCTCAGCTCACCACCTTCAACCAGCGGGTGAGGTCGTCAGAACCGACAAACAGCTGGCACTCACCAGCGCTCGTGCGGACTGCGATCAGCTGGCCAGGAAACGTCGGGACGTTGTTCGGTGGAGTAGCGAGGCGCGGATCCTTGCCCTGGAATTCGATAGCGGTATCAGTAGCGAACCGATGGCCGACGGTGTTCTTGATGTCTGGCCGATTGACTGCCACTGGCTGCCCTGACTGATGTCTCGGGCCAGTGTTCCGGGATCAATTCCAGCTCGCGAAGTTTTTCGTGTCGGTACGGCGCAGGTTGACCTTCGCGTACTTCTGCTTGCAGGTGGAGCCCAGGACCTCGCACTCGTAGACCTTGCCGTCGTACTCCACAAGGCCGAGTCCCTTCACTGAGAAGCCGAGCCAGACGCCAGTGACGTCGACCCGCTTCTCCCTTGCTCTCTGTGCCTCTCGTGCGTTCTCGATCTGTTCAGTCCGTACAAGCGACTGAAACTGCATCAGCGCCTCCTCGATCGGACCCTCGAAGCTCGCCATCACTCCACCACGAACACGCCGTAGAGGGTGAAGTCGAAGTAGAAGACCGCGCTCTGACTGTCAGACAGTGAAGCCCGCGCTGCGAGCTTTGTCGTCGACACCAGGCCGGTCTCTGATGGGTTGATGACCACCACGTGAGAGAACCTGATGGTCTCGTTCACGTTGCCGTTATGGGTGAAGGTGGCCGCCTTACGTGCGAGTTCTGTCTTCCCGTCTTGGTACGAACCGATGTCGGCCGTCAAGAAGCCGATCTGCTGGCGCGCATAGCCGCCGAGTCCCGCTGTCACCTCGTTGGCGAGGATGGTCGACATGTCGTCGTCGGCCTCGAAGTCTGAGCCGGGAGCATCGACCAGAGCTACGCGGAACGCCTGGTTCACGTAGCTGCTGTTCGCGATCCGGGCCAGCTCGACGGCTGATACCTGGGAGGGAACTGGCATCTGTTACTCCTTACGCGGTGACTGTGATCGCGCCACCCATTCCCGCCGTGCCGACGGCGTAGTAATAGAGAGTCGCAGGGGCTCCAGCATCCACCTGAATCTGGATGAAGCGGCTGGTGGCTGCAGAGAAGCCGGACAGGTAGGTGGCCCGGTTCACTTCCAGGTTGTTCAACCAGTAGCTGACGCCCACGGTGTAGGGGCTGCCGGCGTTGTTCTCGCCGTCGTCAGTCTCAGAGAGGGAGAGGGGCGCAGCGGCGTTGGAGCCGTTGTTCTGGTCGAACCGATAGATCTGTCCCTTGACCATCGTCAGGGTGTCCTGGGCGACCGAGTCGATGTAAAAAACAGCCATGAGAGGCAGGGGATCGTCGTGTCGCCGGTAGGGTTCCGATCGATCAGCTGACGATGATCCGACCCCTCATCGAGTCGTGGTACTGGCAGTTGAAGAAGTACTCGCCCGGCGTGTTGAAGCGGACGCGCACCAGACCGCTCTCTGCGCCGTTGTTGATCAGCTCATTCGCCCAGAGCGTGTCGCCCGAGGGGATGCCGATCGATGCGTCCTTCGAGATCCAGAAGGGATGGCCGGATGCTGCCAGGTTGAAGTCGATGGTCTCGCCGACCGTGGCGTTGATCGTGGCGTCGGTCTCGTTCACCAGGCCGTTGCCGCTGACCACGTACTCGCCACCAGAGGCGACGACGGAGTAGCCGGTCGGGGCGTCTGCATCACCGACGACGGTGATCTGCCCACGCATCGCGTCGTGGAATTCGCAGTTGTAGTAATAGGTGCCCGGGGTATTGAAGATCGCCCGAACGATGCCCACCTGCCGGCCCTGGCCGACCAGGAGATCGGTGAAGGTGAACAGGTCGGGAGCGGTGCCGGTTTCTGCGGCGTTGCTGATGTACAAGGGATGACCTGCAGCGTTCAAGTTGAACTCGAGCATCTGACCGACCTGGATCGTCAGGTCTGGGTTGTTGATGCCCGACAGGCCCTCGCCGGTGAAGCGATAGGAGCTGGCGCCGGAGTTGATCACGGCGTAGGACATCGGGAACTCAGCCACGCGAGCCTCGAACACCTGAGTGAATGATTCAGGGCCGACTTCGATCTCGAAGATCTGCGAAGCCGGAGGTGCGCCACCTTCAACGGTGACGGCGAAGGTCTCGTCGGGGAACTCAGGACCGACCACGACCTCGAAGATCTCGTCGTAGTTGCTGGAAGCGCCCACGCTGACCTCGAAGATCTGATCGGGTGCCGGTGCAGAGGTGCCGGCGATGTCGATGATCCCGTAGGTGTCCGCGTTGAACTCGGACTGGTAGTAATAGCGGCCAGCCTCCCAGGGGCGGAACAGCAGCTGGCCTTGCCGTGTGCCTTGGCCGCTGAGGGTTGCCCAGTAGGGGTCCAGCTCGCCGGGACCGTCTTCCTGGTCCTTCTTGATCCAGATCGTGTTCGCTGGGACGTCCAGGCTGAAGCGGAACTGCTGGCCGACGGTGCCGTTGATGGTGGGCTGAACTGCGAAGGTCAGGCCTTCACCGGTGACGATGTACGTGTAGGTGCCAGGGCTCGGCTGCGCTTCCTGGATGGTGTACTGCTTCGGCGGATCGTATGCGTCGACCTCGAGTTCGTTGATGATGAGCGTCTCGAAGACCTGATCGGGGACCTCTGGGCCGACAGCCACGGAGAACTGTGTGTCGTATGGCAGCGCGGAGCTGGTGACGTTGAAGATCTGGTCGGGTACTTCTGGGCCCACTTCCACCACGAAGGGTGTGGCCACATCGACGGCGAAGGTGTCGATCGCTTGGACGGAGAAGATCCGGTTCGGGACGGCGAAGGACGTCTCGACCTCGAAGATGAAGTCGGGGATGGGAATCGGTGGCGCATCGTTGCCGCCCACGGAGACGCCATAGATGACGTCGGGGATCGGTGCAGGTGCTGGGCCGGTGCCCACATAGAAGATCTTGCTGGGGATGCCCCAGGAGGTGCTGACCTGGAAGGTCGTTCCGGCCAGGACCTCGAAGGTCTGGCTGGGGTTGCTCGGTCCACGGGTGACGACGAAGGTCTTGTCCGCAGGGACGGCCATCGTCCGGACATTGAAGATCTGGAACGGTGGCTCGGGGCCAACCTCCACAACGAAGGGCAGGTTCGCGGCCTGGACGTCGTACGTCTTGATCGCAGTCACCTCGAAGGTCTGATCCGCAGGACGTGCGCTGCTGGTCACCTCGAAGATCTGGGTCGGTACTTCAGGGCCAACCACCACGCGCCAGAGCGTCCCAGCCTCTGGTGCAGCCACGCCCACGTAGAAGGTCTGGTCGGGGTTGCGTCCGAGTGATGGGTCGAACAGGTCCGGGATGATCACGCCCTGGTCGTTCACCAGCAGGCTGTCACCGAAGGACGGGATCGATCCGATGAAGTCGGTCTCGAGCAGCGGTGCAGCGCCGGCGACCTTCTCGCCTGACACGTACACCAGCGTGTTCTGGTTGAAGCGTGTCTCGATCGGGACCGACCAGTCCTGGATCACGCCGATGCCGTCGTCACCGTTACCAGTACGGCCCACGAAGTTCAGGCTGATCTCGACGCTGATGAACTCGACCACGTCTGGGCCATCTCCACCTGCATCGACCAGGGTCTCGTCTTCTACTTTCGGGGGCTTCTCGCCTGCTGTCGCTGCGTTGTCGTATGCGTCCTTCTTGTCGTCGAGGTCTTGCTGTTCGTCTGCGAGTTCGTCCGTCTTGTCGGTGACTTCAATCGTGCAGGTGTTGATCAGATCCTGGACGTCACCCTTGAGTTCGTTGAGTTCTTCGTCGGTGAGGTCGTTCAGGTTGATGCCTGCGACGCGTGTCTCGACCACGTAGATCCGGTCGGGAGTATCCGCTCCGACTGTCACTGCATAGATCTGATTCGCGTCGGGTGCTGCCATCTCGTGGGATCAGATCGCTTTAAGGGTTCCGCCCAGCCAGCTCCGCATTGATGGCATCCATCAGGTCCTGCTTCGCGTTGCAGTCCTGGGAGATCGCATCCAGTTCGACGGTGAGATCGTTCACCACCTTCTGCTGCTCGTCGACCTCCTTGAAGATCTCGCCCAGCTGTACGGCGTCCGCGTTCTCGGGGATGTTCACCTTGCCGTTCGAGCGACCGATGAAGCACCCCTCGGTCGAGAACACAGACTGACCTGGCGCCATGGCCCAGCCGGTGCTGTTCATCCGCAGCTTCAGGACGGTCTCATAGGTGCGGTCGTAATACGTGAAGGGCATCCCGGGCACGTAGTCGAAGATCTCCGGGCGCATCGACTCAGCGATCCGAACACCAGAGGCGTCTCCCTCCAGCTGAGCGCGGAGGATCTTGGCGTAGTCGGCGGCCAGTGTGCGGCTGTCCTGCTCACTCATCGCGGGCACGACGTACGGGACGGTCGTCGTGAGGGTGATCGATCCGGCGGAGGTGGGGAGGTACTTGGCGGACTCGTCGATGTACACGTTCGACTTCGTCGAGACGACAGCACCGCCTGGGTTCCGCCCTGGCTGGTCAGGGTTCAGCAGGCCACCCATCGAGGTCCGCTTGACGGTGGTCTTCACACCGTTCTGATCGGCGTTGATGTTTTGCAGGATTCGCTCGCCTGTTGGCGGATAGATCCCGACACCGTTACAAGCAGCCGAGCAGGTGAGGGTCTCGGTGTACTCGATCGTGCGGTCGTCGAAGTACTCGTACGTCGTGGTCGTCTGCACGTCCAGGTACATCTGATCCATCGGTGGAGTCGTCAGGAATCCACGGGTCGCATCTGTCGGTGGTGCCTCTGGCTCGAAGACTGTTCCCTCCTTGCTGCCGGCTCTCCAGTCGTTCGGGCTCATCACCCCGATGATGTTCTTGTACTGGCGCTCGACCATCTTCAGGACTTCGCCGCCGGTGCCGTACTCGTACGTGCGCTCGGAGCTTGTCTGCAGGATCTCGTTCAATCCCTTGAGGGTGACCTTCGAGCCATCGCCATCTGCACGGGCCAGCTCGTACGCGTACAGCTCGCTGTAATAGCCGCCAGCCATCTCGACTGCTGGCCCCTTCGTGAGGTTCTTCTCGGTACTCACAGAGCCGCCTGGGCCCGCATAGATCCGAAGCGATTCCTGCAGCTTGTTGACGCTGAACTGCTTCTTCGCGGCGTTCAGTGCCACCTCCTTGCAGGTCCTGTTGCCCTGGGGGTCAGTGGTGCAGATCTTCTGCAGCTTCTTGATGTTGGCCGGGTGCTCGAGGAAGTAGGACGATTCCGTGTAGTCGGTCTCCTGGGGCTTGCCTGTGATCGGATCCGTCTCGCCGTCACCGTCGCCGCTCTTGACCTCCCAGCTATAGGAGACCTTGATCGTGTCGGGTACGGGGGAACCGTTCGAGAGGGGCTGAGCAGCCAGGGCGGTGTAGTCGCGAACGCTGACCCACTTCGCCTCGGCCTTGTTGGATCCCAGGCCGTCGCCCTCGAAGAAGCCGTGCTTCTCGATCGTGCCGTCGTTCGTCTGCCAGATGAACTTCCCCTCGGATGCGATGGCCTGCAGCAGGTCGCTGAAGGTCGCAGTCTCTGGATCGTCTTCCTCGTCGCCAGGCAGGGGGAAGATCGTCCACACGCCGAGGTCACCGATGTCGTCGGTGATGTTGTGCATCGTCAGGATGCAGCCGACCTCGAGCTGGAGGGAACGGTTCTCCATGTTGTACGTGGAGTCGATCACGTACAGGTACCCGCGCGGGTGACGCTTCACCTCGCCGGCGATCTCGACGTCGATCAAGATGATCGTCCCGCGACCGAACTTCGTCTTCTCGTAGTCCTCGATCCGCTGCTGGCCGGGCAGCTCGCCGAACTGCAGCGTGCCGCCAGTCAGGACGGCGCCGGTGTTGATTGCTGAGCCATCGGTGATCTGTCCGTCGACGAACTCGTTCGTGTAGTCCGTCTCGTTGCCGTCCTTGTCGATGGCGGTGACGATCAGATTCGCCTGGGTGTTGTTCAGCCAGGACATGTCAGACCTCCGTCATTCCGAAGGAGATCACCCACAGGTTCCCGGCGCGTTGCTCAAAGTTCGGGGCCGCTGTGAAGACGGCGTTCGCTGTGACCGGACTGGCTGGATCTCTGACGAAGGTCTGATCGACCACTCCGAGGATCGCGACCTTGCCGTCTGCTCTTGCTGTATCCCAGGCCCTGTACATCTCGTTGATCGTGAACGCTTCCTCGCGCGTTCCATACGTGGCGATCGCCCACGTCTGACGAGCCGCCCTACTGTTCCCCGACTGAATGCTTGAACCAGCGGTGGAGAAGGTCAGGGACCCGGCTTCGATATAGGAGCGAGGGGGGCTCGTGAACTGGTCGAACGTCGCCTCGAAGTAGTCCGAGCCATCCGTGAAGGTGATCCGGATCGCCGAATTTGTCGTGCAACTGGCCACACCCTTCTCGATAGCGTCGAGTCAGGGTTCCGGATCAGCGCCTGCGCTGGGCACGGATCCGGGCGAGATCGGTGAGGATGCGGGAGGCATCGTTGACCGGGCGATCGCTGGAGACGTTGACGTTGTTCACGACCTGGTTGTTGCCCATCGGGCCGATTCCCTTGAAACCGCGGGCGATTGCACCGCTCAGGCTCGGGCCCTCGGACATCGCAGCCATCGCAGAACCACCGCCAGCCATCGAAGCCGCAGAGGTCGAGGCAGCGATCGCGTCGCGCTGGTTGCGGATCTGTTGGGCCATGCCTGCAGGGATGACGGTTCCGCTGGATGGTGCGCGCCAGGAGCCGAACGCCGGAGCATTGATCTCGGAGAGCTTGCCGCTGCTGGACATGAACATCTCTTTGCCCAGCTCGTTGACCGTGTAGGTCTGGCCGCTCTGGACCGGGCCACCTGTCCACTTCGACCGGGCGGCAGCTGCTGCAGCTCTGGCTGCCCTCTCCATCGAGGAGGCGTACGAACGAGCAGAAGACGAAGCGCTGCGCATTGCAGACGCCAGAGACCGGCTGGCAGTGGATGCACTGCGGGAGTCACGAGACACGGAGCTGTAGATCTGGTTCAGGTTCTGCTGCGCGATGGTCTGCGCTGCGCTGGCCATGTCCCTGAAGCTCTGGGACGCTTGCTCGCCACCAGAGAGACCCTCGAGAGCTTGCTTCGCTTTGTTGACGGGCTCGACGACGGCCTTGTTCATGGCTGTCTCGAGCTTCGAGGTGTCGACTGCGTTGGCAAGTTCCTGGAACGCGCCCTTCGCCTTCTCGACCTCGGTGGTGATGGCAGCGGCCATCGCTTCGGCGTTGTCCCTGAGGGCTCCAGAGACGCCGTCGGCGAAGTCCTTCCCGATCTCCGGGGCTTCTTGCTTGACGATGGTCCGGGCTGCGCTGACGCCCTCCTTCGTGCCTTCCTCGAACTGAGTTCCGACGCTTTCCTTCACGTCGGTGTTGTCCTCGATTCCGCTGGCGTACTCCTTGGCGCCGCTCTCGCCCGCCTTCTGGATGTCGCCACTCTTCTCGGCTCCGTTCCACCAGTCAGCGATCGCCTGTCCTGCCTTGTCGAGCAGGCTCGGCTCGCCCAGGTAGTCGACGTAGGCCTCGGCGACTTGCTCCCATTCCTCTTCGGCCTGGATTGCGGCCAGCATTCCATCGGGCAGTGGTGTGTTCTTCAGGACATCGATCCCCTTCTGCGCACCTTCTCCGAAGCCTGCGCCGATTGCCTTGGCGACTTGCTCCTTCGGCACCAGGTCAGGCAGTTCGTTGAACTTCTTCTTCGCCGCCTCAGCCGAGAGCTGCGAGCCCTGCTGGAATGCCTCGAGCAGTTGGTCCTTGATCAGCTGCTTCGGAACCGATTCACCGAACCGGTCGTAGATGTTCTTCGCTGCCTTGTCCCCTGCTTCGGCGCCTGCTGCCTCGTAGGTGGCCACAACACCGCGGGCCATTTCTTCGGCCACTCCCGGATTCAAACCGCGGTCGATGAAGGCCTGGCGCAAGCGATCGAAGCTGGCGTCGTTGATGCTGTCGATGTTGGTCTTCACCTTCTGGACGACACCCTCGACATCGCTCGGGATCTCCTCGGCCGATGTCTGGAATCCATCCCACGCACCGGCCAGGTCGTCGCCGATTGCTGAGATGGACGCGAAGCGGCTCTTCACCTCGTCCAGCGTCGGGACGGCGTAGCGGGCCAGAGATTCGCTCAGTCCTTCCGCCGCGGCCTTGTTCGCCAGAGCAGCGCCTTCTGCATCCTCTTCTGCTCGCAGGATCTCTTGCTTCATCTGCAGCACCTTGGGCAGCTGTTGCTGCTGGAGGTTGATCAGCTCGAGCTGCTTGTTGTATGCGGCGACAGCCTTGTCGTCACCCTCGGCGATGGCTCTCTGCTTGTTGATCTCGGCCTGGGTGGCCTGGATCTGCAGCTGGATCTGTTGCTGGGTGTACCAGAGCTGCAGCTCCGCGTTCTTGGCGACGTAGTTCGCCGCGTTCATCTGCGCCTCGAGGGCGATCTGTTCAGACAGTGCGGCCTTCCGCTTCGCCTCGAACTCACGCTCGGCCGAGTCCCGCTGCTTCTGGAAGTCCTGCTGGGCTCGTTCCTTGGCTCGGTCCTTCTGCTCGTCTGAGAGGGATGACTTCTCGATCATCTTCAGGCGTGCCTTCTCCTCCTTGTCGATGTTTTCGAGGCGCTTCTGCTGCACGTTGTCGGCCCGGGTGATCTCGAGGGTGGTGACCTGCTGGGCGAGGTTCTTGAACGCACCGATGGCTGAACCCTGAATGGTGAAGATCCCCTGGAGAGCAGACGAGGCTCTGCCGGCGTTCGCTTCGATCTGGGTGATCTCCTTCTCCATGTCGGAGAGTCGACGGTTGATCGCAGCGGTGGTTGCTTCGCTCAGCTCGTTCTCGGCGACAGCCTGCTCGCGCAGCAGCTCCTTGATCTTCTCGGTGCTCTGGGCCTTCACCTTGTCGTACTCCTCCTGGGTGATCAGCATCCGGGAGTAGGCGGCCTCGTTCGCCTCCATCAAGTCCTGCTCGGCTTCGATCTGCTTGTCGATGCTCTCCTTCGTGACGGTGGCGACCCGTGCCTGGGCTTCCTCCTTTGTGATCAATCCATCGGTGACAGCCTTCAGGGCGTCCAGTTCGTTCTGGTATGAGTTCGCGACGTTCTGTGCTTCGATCTGACCCCGGGCTTCCTTGGCGTCATTCAGGCGGCCGATGTAGTCCGAGATCGTTTGGTTCTGTTCGTCGTACGCGATGCGCTCCTCCTTCAGAGCAGCAGCGTTCGCATCGATGACAGCCTTCTGTGCGATGTACTCGCCCTTCAGTCGCTCGAGGGTCTGGATGGTGTCCTTGTTGGCGGCCTCGTCTTCTTTCAGCTTCTTGATCTGCTGGTCGAGGGCACCGATGCGCTGATCCATCGCTTCCTGCTGGGCGCGGATCAACTTCCCGTTCTCTGCGAGGGCTCGGTTCGCTTCTGCCTGTGACAGCGTCCCGCTGGCCAAGGCCTGACGGTTCGCCTCGATCTTCGCGTTCGACTTGTCGAGTTCGCGCTGGAACTCGGCCTGGGCGTTGTTGGCAGCCAGGATCGCGCTCTGGTTCCTGGCCCAGTTCTCGACGTTGCCGAGGATGTTCAGGAAGTCCTTCACCAGCTTGTAGCCGGGGATCAGCATCGAGAAGAACTTGTCGAAGGGGCCAAGAATCCCGAAGATCCGATCGCCCCAGCTCTTAAAGCCTTCGCCGGCGTCCTTGGCACCTTCGGCGGTGTCCTTCATGGACTTCGTGAGCGTTTCGGTCGACTTCTTCAGAGGTTTCGCGACGGCGTTGTAGGAGTCGACGTTCCGCTTGATCAGGATGATCGCTCCGGCGATAGCTCCAGCGATCGCGATGAATGGTGCGGCGGCAACAAGGAACGCGCCGATCGAAGCGACGAGCGGGCCGAACGCAGCAGCAAGACCAGCGGCTGCACCCTTGCCTGTGGCCATGGCGGCGACCATCTTCGTCTTGATTGCGATCGCGGCCTGCTTCACCCCGGAGGTGAAGTCCTTGAAGGAGATTCCTTGGATCGCGGACATGAATGTCGAGAAGCCCTTCGAGGCGACATCGACCAGCTGCTTCCTGAACTTCAGGATCGCCTCAGTTGCAAGGCCGAGGCCCTTGATCATGTTCTTGTTCAAGGTGCTGGCCAGCGTCCCGATCGATCCGATCCAGCCAGAGATCGCTCCGGAGATGTTGGCCTGGGTGATCGTGGTCGCGAACTGCGCCACCGCTGCGGTCACCTTCTGACCGAATGCGCTCGTGGTTGCAGCCTGCAGGGCCACCATCGCCACGTTCACGGCGGCAATGCCTGCCGCTAGCAGTGCGAGGACGGTGATCACGTTCTTGATCGGTCCGGGCAGGTTGTTGAACCCTGAGATCACCGCGGTGACGAGGTCCACCAGGGGCTTCAGGACGGTCGCGATCACACCGCCGATCTGAACCAGGAACGCGGAGATGTTCGACTGCAGCAGCTTGAACGAACCAGACAGTCCGGACAGGGCCTTGGCGGTTGCATCAGCTGCAGCGCCTGCGCTGTTCTCCAGCTTGTCTGCCAGTTCGTCGACCTTTTCGCCACTGGCGGAGATCAGGGTGTTCAGTGCAGGCAGACCTTCAGAGCCGGCCAGGGCCTTCGAGACCAGAGCCTTCTCGCCGTTAGAGAGGCCTTCCATCGAGCGCTGCAGCTCCTTGATCAGATCCGCACCGGTGAGCAGCTCACCGTTCGCGTCGGTCATGTTGGCGCCGATCAGCTTCAGAGCCTTCTCGAGACGAGCTGATCCACGGGACAGACCCATGAATTCCTCACCCGCACCGGAGGCGGCGATCTGCAGGTTCGTGAGGATTGTCCGGAAGCTGGTTCCAGCCTGTGAGCCTCTGATGCCTGAGTCTGCGAGCAGCTGCAGCGCGAGGGCTGTGTCGTTCAAGTCCTGGCCAGTTGCCGCGGCGATCGGGCCGACGTACTTCAGGGCCTCGCCCAGGTCGGTGACGGACTGGTTCGAGTTGTTGGCCGCAACGGTCAGGGAGTCGGAGACCGTGCCCGCTTCTTCTGCTGCCAGGCCATAGGCGCCCAGAGCGTTCACCACGATCTGACCCATCGCCTCGTAGCTGGTGCCGGTTGCTTCTGCGCCGTTGACCACGCCAGCCAGAGCCGCGTCGATCTCCTGGAGGGAGAAGCCCGCACGTGCAAGGGACTGAGCCACACCGCCGACCTCCTGGGCCGTTGCTGCGGAGTTCGAGGAGACCTTCAGGATCGACTCAGAGAGTGCGCTGAACTCAGCCGCTGATCCGTTGATGATGGCCACCGTCAGGGAGATCGATTCCTCGAGCGCCCTGAATTCAGCGACAGCTGCCGGGATGATCTGCGTCACCTGCTGCAGTGGTGCGAGCAGCTGCTGACCGATGGCGATTCCGATGCCTGTCGGGATGCCCTGGAGGATCTGCTGGAAGCCCTGCTGGATCTGACCGGAGAAGGTCTGGCCCTGCTGGCCGGCTTCCTTGAATTCCTTCTCGAGTCCGTCGACACCCTTGGCTGCGTTCTGCGCCGGAGCGACGAGGGAGTTCAGCTGCTGGCCGAGTGTGCGGAACTGGGTTCCCTGGCCTGCCTTCGCGACGGACTGTCCGAGGGTGGTGAATTTCTGAGCAACACCTGGGACCTGCGTCGAGAGGGTCTTCAGGCTGGTCGCAATCGGGACGAGGGGCTTCTGCTTGCCCAGGCTGACGAAGGCAGAGCCGAGGGTCTGTGCACCCTTCGACAGGCCGTTGATGCTGGTCCCTGCGGTCTTGGCTGACGCACCGATTCCATCGAGGCCCTGCTTCGCGCCGCCGCCGAGTCCCTTCAGCTGGTTGTTCGTTGTCTGGACAGACGTCCCGAGCAGCTTGATGTTCGTCGCTGCAGTCTTCGAGGAGCCGCTGACCGTCTTCAGGCTGTCACCCTTGCCCAGACCCTGGAGATCCTTCGAGGTCTTCTGTGCGCTGCTGGAGACACCGCTGAGCTGTTGCTGAAGCTGCTGTGCTCCTCCGGTGAGGAACTTCCACTGGTCGGCGGATCCCTTGACCCGTTTCGCCAGGTTGTCGAAGTCCTGCGCGCTCTTCTTTGTTGTGCCCCCAAGGTTCTTGAGGGTCTTGTTCATCTGGTCGACCGTCTGGGTGAACCCCTGGTCGCTCTTGAATTTCTTGGTGGTGGAATCCCACTCGAAGCCGAGCTTCTTCGCTTGCTCTGCTGTCTTGCCGAATGACTTGTCCAGACCCTTCAGAGGGTCCTTCACCTGCTGGTTGCCGATCTTCCCGAAGAACGACGTCAGCTGCGCCTCGGCAGGCGCTGTATTTAGGCCTACGTCAATTTTGACTTCACCGAGGCCTGCCACAGCTCACTGTCCGAACATTCAGATCAGGCTTCCGGCCTCCATGGTTCCCAGAGCCCCATGGGGCAAGTGGTATGGGCTCCTCGTGCTTTCACGGTCATAAAGCAGCCGCAGGCCTGGCACTGCCCGCGTGTTCGCTCGAAGCGTGTGCAGTCTCCGCACACCGCCATGCGCTGCTCGTAGATGGGCTGGGGAACGTGCATAAAAAAAGGGCCCGAAGGCCCTTGTCTTCCGATCGTTCTTGTCCTTGCCTCTGGGTCGCGGAGAGGTAGGTGGGGAAACGATCAGCTGATGGTTGCGATTTCTGCGGTGATGGTGACGCTGGGACCAGCGGATGTGGTGTCTTCGTCGACGGTGTCGATGGTGACGACCAAGTCGGTTCCGGTTGTAGATCCGAGGACGACGGTGGGATCGAAGGTGATCTCGTCGCCTGCCTCGTAACCGGTGCCGCCTGCTGTGATGGCGACGGCTGTGACTTCTCCGCTTGTGATGGTGACGTCGAACTCAGCGTCGGCTCCGATGCCTGCAGATAAGACACCTTCGGAGGCGGTGATGCTGACGGTTCCATCAGAAGCGTCGAGGCCTGTTCCTCCAGCGAAGGAGGCGGTGAGAGCTTCACCGGTTCCAGGAGTGACGACAGGCTCGCTGGGGAGAGATGCGGAGATGGTGTCTCCGACCTTGTACCCGGTACCTGCGGCCACTGGGCTGATGGAGACGACTGAGCCACCAGAGACTTCGATGTCTGCGGTGGCGTTAGCCCCAGAGCCGCTCGTGGTGGTGAGACCTTGAGCGGCGTAGGTGTCGTCGACGATGCCGGTTCCGGCATCAGTAACTGTCAAGGAGGCGACCCCTCCTGTCAGCTACTCAGGGGCGTCGGTGCCGTTGTCGAGATCCAGGGCATAACCGCCGTATCCGGTAGCCGTAACGCTCCAGGACACGATGGAGCCAGCCTCGATGGACTCAGAGAAGCCGGTCAGGGTCACGTAGCCGTAGACAGCCTCAGTGGTGCCGGTAGGGCCGACGCGGCCGATCTTGCACTTCAGTGCACCAGCCACGGCGTTCTGCTCGAGCAGACGCAGGGTCTTGTAGCCGGCGTCGCCGAACTGGGACACGCCCTCGAGGGAGATGCTCCAGCTCTTGGAGGTAGCGATGGACTGGTCGAAACCTTTGGACTCGGTGTCGTAGGTCTGGACGGTCTCGCTGGAGGTGTCGGTCTCGAGCGCGGCGTTGGTGAGGCCATACAGACGCAAGACGGTCTGGGTGGTGATCACGTCGTTGTCGTAGACGATGTTCGCGTCTTCGAGAAGGATCTGGTTAGGGGTTGCGCCTTCTTCGACCTTGGCGGTCTGGTCGGCGATGGTGGTCGGATCGATGAATCCGCCAGCCTTCACGCCGCCGGTGACGGAAGTCAGGTCAACACCGCAGCCATCGACGGGCACGATGTAGACCTGATAGCCGAAGGCTGCAGAGTACTGGGAACAGGAAGCCATGGAAGGGGGTCTCCGTGTAGGTGGACAGGTCGGGGCGACGGATGGACCTGCCCCTTCTGTTCCAAGGCTTCCGGAGCCGGTTTATCTCAAACTCCGCTGTTCAGATCAATGACGCCGCTGCTGTCGTTTTGTCCGACGAGGGTCCAACTCGTGGGGCTGCTGATTGGCGCCTTGTACTTGGCGACCTGGTTGGTGCTGCCTGTGAAGCTGGTGTCCTGGGCTTGGGTTATCTGATAACCGTCTTGCAAGTAGCCGATGGACTGGTTCCAGGAACCACCACCACCGCCGCCTTGGCTGTTGCGGTCGTCGTGGACCTGGCCGCCGCCGCCACCGCCGAAGCCGCCGCCACCCGCGCCAGATGCGCTTCCGCTGCTGCCTCCGCCGTTCTCACCTGAGGAGCCCGTGCTGCTAGACGTGCCACCGTTCTCGAAGTAGGTCTTCCAGCCGACCGTGTAGCCGCGCTCACCAGCTGCAGAGGGCAGGCCTGCGCCATTGCCACCACGGTTGTTGTTGCGCTCGTGGTCAGCGCTACCGCCGGCAGCTGCACCGCCGCCACCGCCAACACCAGCGATCAGAGTGCCGTTCAGCTTGAATGCACCTGCACCGCCGCCACCGCCGCCGTATTTGTGGCTGTACGAACCGCCGTCGAAGCCGAAGGCTCCGTCTGCAGTGCCGCCCTGGTTGTCGTAGTGGTAGCCGTTGGTGCCGTCGTAGCGCTCGATGGAGCCCGTAGGCGCCACCGAAGCTTCGGTCGATTCGAGTACGACGTAGCCGCTGCCACCGGAGCCACCTGCCTGCTTGCCAAAGGCATCGCCACCGCCTTGGCCGCCCTGAATGCGGATCTGGAAGCGCCAGAAGAAGTACTCTCGGGCCGTAAGGGCTGGGCTCGTAGCGTAAGGCGAGACCACCGTCGAAGCGTCGATGAACCTGGCCCGGGCGTAGACCGTCTGGCCTTCACTCAGCCCGGTGAGTGTGTAGCTCAACAGGTTGCTCGAATCGTTGAGCGATGAGGCGAAGATGTTGGTGTAGCCCGAGTCTGAAGCGAACTCCCAGTCGGTGGCCACGTGGTTGATGTTCGCCCCGACAGGATCGGACATCGTGAACACTGCGGAGTCCTTGTTGATCAAGACCCCGTCGACCGGCGTGATGGTCGGCGTGAGGTAAACAACGTTTGCCGTCCTGGTCACGAAGTCGCTGGTCTCGTATTCGCCAGCGGCGGTTCCGTATCCGATGTTCAGTGTTGTGGTGAACGGATAGTCCTCCGCGGCCCCTGCTGTGTGACGAACGCGGACGCGCGCGTTCATGTTCACGTAGCGAGTGTCGGGTGTCGTGGGCAGTGGCTCCCAGTCGCCGTCAGCGATTGCGATCTCGGGGTCGGTTGCGTCACTGCTGCCCCAGATGGAAGTCGGGGCGTTGATAGTGCTCAGCGGGGAGATGGTGTTCGACGTGTACTGCAGCAGGCCGACGACGTCCGTCAGGTTGTCAAGGGCGAAGGGATCAGGCAGCTTGTCGATGCTCAGACCCAGCTCGATGTCCTGAGCGGCCCCCACGTTCGGGTAGCCCACGTTGATCGAGGTCGTGTACTGGCTCCCGTGGGCAGCCGAGAGGATGTCGCTCGTCCAGTCGCTGTAATAAAGGGTCTCGGGCGGAATGGTGAGCGAGCTTTGCCAGTTGGTGCCATCCAGCGAGAACTGGACCTTGCCGTCGCTGTTGCCGACAACAGTCTCAGGGCCGGACTGACTGACGAAGGGAGGGATCGCTGGGTTCAGGTTGTTGGCCAGCGACTTCACATACTGGGCTTCGATCTTGTACTGAACCCCATCGCGCTCGACGAGCAGGAGGTCGGTGTCGTTGAGGTTGCTCATGTCGGCGGATGTGACGTGGTACTGGATGCCGTTGCGTTCGACCAGGAGGAGGTCGGCGTCGTTCAGGGTGCTCATGGCAGTTCAGGCAGAGCGGCGAGGTTCAGGGCGTTGTCCGGCTTGTCGGTCAAGTCGTTGTATGAGCCGGAGAACAGGTCGCCGGGCTGCACCGGTGCTTCTGCTGCTGTGATGAATCCCGAGTCGTTTGTCAGGTCGGAGGTCTTGGTCGGAACATCAGGAGCGGCCGGGACATCTGCTGCGGTGATGTATCCGCTGTCGTTGATCAGCTGGCTGATCGCATCGCCTGGCTGAATGGCGGAATCGGCAATGGCGCCCTGGGCGGCTGTTGCAGCGCCCACATCAGCAGCGCCAAGAACGACGGCTCCGGTCTGATTGTTCACGCTGGCGACAGCACCGCCAGGGCTGGCCAGTTCTGTCCAGCTCGAGAGAACGGATGGATCGTCTCCGGTGATCACGTAGGTGTCACTCACGTCGGTGCGGATGCACCAGTCGCCCTTCTCTCCTACGAGGGCGAGCATCGCGGCCTCATCAGCCACCTCGCCCAGGAACTCGGAGATCGCGATCCCTGGGACCTGAGACGTCGGGATCTTGCCGTCGATCAGGTCGGCCTTCGCGTTGATCTGGGTCTGCAGTGCTATGTCGTTGAACGAGCGCAGCCCCGCTTCGTCGACGATGCTCTGGCTGTTCAGCGCGATGTCTGATGTGTTCTGGTCAGCCTTGGCCTCGACGGTGGCGATCGATCCGCTGACGAGCGCCAGTTCGTTCGGGTTGACGGTGACGGGTGCCAGTTCACCGTCGACGACTTGGTAGTACTTGTTCGTGTCCTTCGCCCAGACGAACTCACCCTCGAACAGGCTCTGCTTCGCTGCTTCGAGCGTCGCGTACTCACCGCGCGCTGGCAGAAGTTTGTTCCGTGGCGAGGGGACAGTCATGGCGCGACCTTTGCTTCAGGTCAGGCTTCCAGAAGTCAGAAGCCGCCGGCGTCCCAGCTGCCGCCGTCCGAGCTGTCGCTGCTCTCGAGTGCGGTGAGCCTGGCGAGCACATCTGCCATCTGCTGCTGCAGGTCTGCGATCTGTGCGTCCTTGGCCTCCAGCTGCAGGGCCATGACCACCATCGGGTCGGCTGTGAAGTCGCCACCGTCGACCCTGCTGTTGCCAGAGCCGATCGAGATTCCTGTCTCGAAGTCACCGCCATCGAATGCGTCCGGGCCGTTCTGTGCGGTTCCGTCGTCGAGGTTGCCGCCGTCGATGGTTGAGTTCGGATCGAAATCCGCCGGCCCGCCGCTGGTGCTTTCAACCCACGAGCCCATGTAGCGCACGTAGTACTTGCCATCGAGCGGAGCCTCTTCGACTTCGCCGTCTCCATAGCCGAGCTGGTTCCCGTCGAATTGCAGCCTGCTGTTCGCGTTCAGGCTGAGGGGAATCCCGTCGACGTAGACCGTCTGGCCGGTGATGTACAACTCACCGACAGGTTGCTCGAGCGTGCCGAGGTTCTGGTTGTGATCGTTCGGGATGAGGTCACCGCTTTCTGATTCGTGCCAGTGCTCCATGCCAGCACCACCGCCACCAGTGTCTCCGCCGCCACTATTGCCACCACCCCCGCCGCCGATCATCTGTGCGGACTGAGGCGGGTAGCGCAGCTCCCATTGCTGCGTGCCCTCCTGCCACATGATGATCTGCCCCTGCTCGGGGACCTGATCAGTGACATCGGCCAGGTCGCTCAGGCTGACCCGTGTCGCGTCGAGGTCTCGACCATCACGCCCTGCCACGCCCTGCGGGCCCCTGGCTCCTTGTGATCCGCTGGCTGGACGGATCAGACCCATCAGGTCGACGTCTTCCTGCAGTTCGTTGATCTGCGCCTGTAGCTCGGCGAGCGTTCCTGCTGTTGCTTGCTCCTTGGCCGCGGCCTTGGCCTGCTGTTGTGCTTCCTTCGCTGCGTCTTCTGCTGCCTGGATGCGAGCACGTTCTTCTGTCGTGATCGCCACGTCCTTCGATGCCTTGATCCGGCTCCCCAGCTGCACCAGCTGATACCCGAGCGAATCAAGAGAGCGACGGACCTGGTCGGTGTACACGTCGTCGACGATCAGGACCTCGACTTCCCAGGTGCGGAACAGGAGGGCCTCGTCTGTTGTCGGTTGCTTGTACACGACGGTGATCGAGCCGTCGCTGAGAAGTGCGCCGAGGATTGCATTCGCCTGGATCTGGTTTTTGATCTGCTCCAGGTTCATCGGGCCAGACTCGCGACAGAACAGGCTTCCATTCACAAAAAAAGCCGCCCCCGGAGGAGCGGCCTGGTCTTGTGGATGTGATCAGCGGGGGAACTTCAACAAGTGAACGGTGAGCACATCGATCAGCTCCTGGCAGAGGTCGGGCTCGGTGGTGGTGCCGAGCATTCCCTGAAGGATCGCCAGGGTGACCTCGACTGAGCCGGCCACAGCTGCGGCCAGAGCATCAGCGAACTCGGCCATCTTGGCCTGGATCTCAGGGACGGTCAGGTCGAGGCTGTGGAAGTAGCCCCGGGCCAGGTACTCGACATGGGACAGAACCTTCTCGTCACACTCGACGACGGGGAGAGTGGACTCGGCACGCTCGGCCACGCTCATTCCGCCGTAGTTGACGAACACACGGGAGAAGCGAGCAGCGTTTGCCTCCTGAGAGTCCAGTTCGACGTCGGCTGCGTCGCCTGGGTTCTGTGCGCTGTACAGGAAGCTGCCACCGCCGGAGGAGATCTCCTGAGAGCCAGCAGGGAAGCCGACCTTCGACATGAAGAAGCGAGCGCCAGTCGCAGCGGCTGAGCCGTTGCTGATGTAGTTCGCACCATTGCCTGTGGGCTGATAGAAGGTCCGGCCGGTGTTGCTGTAGGTCGTCAGATACAGCTCGACACCAGAGGAGGGGACGGAGTTCGTCTTCACGAAGTAGTTCCCGTCGATGTAGACCTCGATCCGATAGTCGTCGCCGACGCGATAAGTGATAGGAAGCTCGCCCTGATTGCCAGAGATGCCAGCCAGACCAGTGGAGTTCCTGGCGGATGTCAGGTTGTGGCCGTAGGTGGTGCCGCCCCAGTAGGGCTCCATGTAGGAGTGGTAGAGGACCACCTTCGAGTAGTCGTCGCTGTTGCTGAGCATCCAGGAGGTGCCGCTGCCGGGCTGGCCTGCAACCTTCCAGGAAAGGGCGTTGGCATCAGTGCCAGGCTCGAGGCCGATGATGCAGTAGCGGTTGTAGACGCCGCCGTTGTCGGTGGCCTGGAAGGTCACCTGGTCGCCGGGGTTCTTCAAGGTTGCGAACTTGACGCGACGGCCGAGGATGTCGCTCGCCACGCTTCCGGATCCGTTGGTGCCTGTGTTGGCCTGGATCTTGCCGTCGGGGGAGTTCGACCACTCGACGGTCGGGTAGGCGTTCGCGTATCCGTAGCCGCTGCCATCGAGGCTGCTGTACGTGTACTGGAAGGGATAGTCGACAGAAGCCGCTGCAGGAGCACCAGCAGAAGCGCCGGCACCAGTTGCCACCCACTGACCACCATCAGCGTCCCAGACGACCGTGGTGTTGTCTGTGCTGTTGATCAGCCACTGACCCAGCTCGGCAGATGCCGGATAGTCCTCGGCGGTGGCGTAGGCGCCCCGGTAGTAGTTGAAGTAGTTCGGCGGAGCCTGGGGCAGGGCGACGAGATCGAAGTCCTGACGCTGGCCGCGGATGGTGTAGCCGAGCTTGTTGACGATGAACCGGTTGTGGCCTGCGTCGTGGTTGGTGGAGGTCTGGATCGAGATGGTCTGGATGGTCTCGTCACTATCCTGCGGACCGACGGTGGTGAAGGCACTCACCGGCAGAGCGAAGCGGGTCAGGGTGGGCTCGATGGCGTCCACGTTGGCGCCTTCCATGTGCACGAGGTAGCGGCCCGGGGGCAGCGCTTCCATCTCGTCACGCTTGTCGAAGGTGATACGGGAGCGATACCAGCTCGCAGCGTTACCGCCTCCGAGCTTGGGCATCGTGTACATGTTGATGAAGCAGTAGCTGGTGTCGTTCAGCTTCTCCCACACGAAGTAGAACCCCTCGAAGTCGTCGATCGTGTAGTTGAAGTTCGGGTTCAGCGCGTAGAAGTACCAGTTGATCTTCCTGCCTTGTTCGTTCTCGTAGAACCAGCCGGACTTCCCGCTGGGAGCGAACTGGGCAGGGTCACCATCAGCGAAGACTGCGGTGTTCGTGTTCAGGACGACGGTGTTCGTGGTGCTGTCGGCCAGGGTCTGGGGGCGGATCTGCTCCCATGCGCTGCCCGACCAGATGATCCGGTCGCCGTTGTTCCAGTTGTCGTATCCGTTGATCTCTGTCTGGCCAGGTTCGGCGACGACGTAGAAGTCACCAGCGACAGCGCCGGGCTGGGTCAGGTCTGGGGTGTTGGTGTCTGCGTTCCAGGTGCCCTTGTACTGGGGCCCGAAGTCCCACTTCCCGAGCAGGTGACCACCAGGGGTCGAGCCGTCGTGAACGCGCAGGGTGTTGAGGTCGGTGTCGACGGTGATCTCGCGAGGAGCGCCGATGAAGATTTCAGACGCGGACTGAGTGCCGCCTCTGTACTGAACTTGCTTTGCCATGATCAAGAAGAGGGTGTGGGTTTGAAAAATCAGCCGAGGGGGCCGAGTCCGCCTGCATCGGCGAAGGGTTCGACCCGAGGGTCTTCGACGGGCATGTCGTCGTTCGTGGTGCCCGCTCTTCTTGCGAAGAACGACGGAAGGTCGGCAGGAACGGGAGGGACGTTGCCGTAAATGTCGACGAAGTACTTCGTGGGATTGGAGTTCTCGATCTCGCCGTAGTCGTCGGCTGGATCGTTCACCAGATAGCCAGCGTCCATGAAGGCCTTCAAGGAGACGTCGTGGATCAGAAATCCGTCGACATCCTTGTCTGTGCCTGGTTTCCACACGTAGTGGTACGGACCGACGCTCGCTACCATCACCGGCTTCGACATGGTGGTGGCGCGTGGGACTTTTTAGAGTTCCGCCGGATCCAGTAGTTGTGCGAATGCTGGAATTCTCACGACGACCTGGTCGATCCCCGACATGTCGGAGAAGCCGTTCCCGAGTTGTGAGTACTTGGCGCCAGGTGCGAGTTCAGTGAGCCGATCGGCTGCCTGCACTGCGATGTCGGGCTCGCTGTTCTCGTACTGCACCAGATAGATCGTCCAGATCTTCTGGCGGATCAAGCAGCCGGAGATCACGGCCTTCGTTGATGTGTCGGGGATGCGGTTGATCACAACCTCCAGGCCGACGACTTCCTTGACGCCTGGCACCTGCTGGTTCGAGGAGAGGACCACCAGTGCGTCCTGTGTGATTCCTGATCCGAAGTCGTACAGCCCGACGTAGGACATGAACTGCGGGTCGGCTTTCAGCTTGGCCAGGATGTCGTTCGCGCTGTCGATCACTGGGCCGTACCTGACGTCGTCGATCAGGGTTCCGGAGATCTGAGGGGTGGGGAAACCAGTCGCAGTCTGGTGTCTCGGGAAACCTTTTGCAGATCGACCCGGCCAAGCAGCCAGGAAACGGACCCATGCAAGCGCTCCTCGTTTTCTCCTCCTCTGCCGGCGTCACTCAAAAATCCCTGTGACTGGTGTCAGTACTTCTCCGGCCTGGAAGGTCTTTCCCGAACTCCTTCCCCGCCCGACTCACAAGCACTACATCTACTCACTGGAAACAATGTCACGCAAAGAAGCCCGACGCCTCTGGCGCGAAGGGATCAAGGCGTGCTGGAACCACCAGTGCGCGTTCTGTAACGGCGTCCCGATCGTCGACGAATCCCTCACCCTTGACCACGTCAAGCCACGCTCAGCAGGTGGTGAGGACCTGACCTCCAACCTGGTGCCCGCTTGCCAGAGCTGCAACTCCGACAAGGGGTCGCAGAACTGGAAGGAGTGGTTCAGAGCGCAGTCCTTCTACGACGAGATGCGCGAGAAGGAGATCGAGGCCTGGATGGCCCAGGGGTTCCGCTACGAGGACGAACCCTGGGAGCAGGAGATGGCCCAGCCCGCCACCTTCTCCGACATCATCCTGGCGACTGCGGCCTGATCACCACGTCGACCTCGACCTGGTTTTTCGCGTAGACGAAGTCCTCGAAGACGGGGACTTCAATCACCCAGTCCTGGCCCATGTGGAACACGGTCCGGCGTTCACCGGAGGCTGAATGCTCGGCCAGCATCGTGCACTCGAAGCCGCCCTCGATCGATGAAGGAGCGAGCAGGACGACGTCCTTCCCCACCATCGCGAGCTGATCCCAGTCGCGCTTCGTGGGCTCGCCATGTTTGAAGTCGCCGAAGAATCCCAGCGCGAAGGCTGGAAGCTTGTTCGCCTTGACGAGGGCCATGTAGGCCTGGGCCGCCTTGGCTTCGGGTCTGTTCGCTTCGTGGTCGATGAAGAAGCAGAAGTCCTCGGTGGTGTAGGGCTTGCGCTGCTTCTTCGGGTCGCGGTTCATGTTGGCCTGCAGGGCCGACAGAGAGGCGACAGGGACCTCGAGGGCGTGATAGTGCTCACGCCTCAGTCGGACGCCTTCTACGAGGCATTCGAGGACGTATCCGGATCTGAGTCCTCCGAAGCTTTCGGCCGTGAATTCTTGCGAGCCCGGGTGGAGTTCCCGGACTTGGTGGAAGACCTCCGCCCAGTCGACTTCGACGGGGCCGTCGTACTTTCCGTCCTCGACTTTCCCAGCAGCTCTTCGATCTCCTCCACGGTGTCAGCGGAGGGGTCTTCGGACTTGCCTCGGCTCTGCTCCTTCAGGGCGAACTCATAGATCGCCTCACAGAGATGTGTGGGCATGTTGGCGGTGTCGTGTGCGGACCACTCGCTCATGCCTTCCAGGCGGTGACGGATCACGCAGGTGACGAGCATCTGCTGCTGCGCCACGGAGATCTCGAGCACCTCGAAGGCGGTTCTCTCGAGGTCCTTCAGATACTTGACCTGCCACTCCAGCTCGATCGGGGTGAACTCCAGCTCGGAGGCACCCATGGCCGCGGCCAATACCTTCGCCACGAAGCCATGCGCCTCGATCGGCTTCACGTTCTCCGCCCTTGCGATTTTCAGTGCGCACTTCGAGGTGTGCGCGAATGCGGTCTCCTTCGCCTGATTGGCTGCCATCCAGGCCGACTCGGCCACCGTCAGGTCGTTGTACACGGGGAACTCGAGCGTCCCGGTGCTCTCGTCGCCGACGATGATCTTGTCGACCTTGGGGGTCGTCAGGAACGGGAGAGCGGTGTGCGCGGCAGTATCGGCAGCCATGAAATGTCAGGAGCTGCGCGAGTGTTCCGACTGGTCCGAATTAGCGCTTGCCGGTTCCCTTCTTCGGGGACTTCTTGCCGCCTTTCTTGCCGCCGTAGCCCTTGGCCACGATTAGAGGGAGTGCCATCAGTTCAGGAGCTTGGTGATTCTCTTCTTCAGTTCTTCCGGCAGGTCGTAGGTGTCCCCGCTGTAGTTGCCCACGCCGCCGATCAGGACTGCATCAGTCCAGGGACGACCTGGGAGGGTGACAGCACCGGCTGAGCGATTGCCCCAGGGCTGGATCCTTGCGCCGTCATGCACGGCCGCGGCGTAGTCGGCGGTCCACTTCCAGCTGGCCTTCAATCCGTTGACGCTGAAGGTGCCGGACTGCTTCAGCTCGCCGCTGTCGACGATCGAGCGCTGTCTCGGAGTGTTGAACGATGCGGACTTCCACTGCTTCGCGCGTTCGCCCACCGTCGAGCCTGAGAGGCCTCGCTTCGATTGGCCGCCGTAGCGGTTGTCCCAGGTCCAGTACTTGCCACTGATCGCGTCGGTCAGTCGTCCGTCGAGTTCTGCTGCTGTCTGCTTCAGGGCCTGCTCTGCAGCCTTGCGCAGCTGCTGGGCTGCACCCTTCGGGAGTTCGACCTCGATGTCAAACCTGAAGAATTCGTTCGCCATCAGCCCCAGCGCTCGAAGGTCACGATCAGCCGATCACCGATCACGTCGCGCACGATCTGGCCGATGCCCTCGTCGAAGAACACGCCAGCGGAGTCCAGGAGCCGCCCAGGGAACTCCTGGCCGGACATGTAGACCTGCATGTCAGGAGCACCGACGAAGCCGTCTGGGCGCTTGCCTGTGTGGCTGTACACGCTGTTCGCCTTGTAGTTGATGGTGCGCCAGTCCTGCTCGTCTTCGACTTCAGCCCAGTCGACGATGTAGCCCTCGAAGATCTCGGTCGAGATTTTCAAGTCGATGGTGTCCTGGTATCTCGCGCGCTTCTTCTCGGTGACCTGCTTCAGGAAGGTGCCGATCACGTACTGCGTGCCAGGTAACACCTGGTAGCCGGTCTCAGGGCCACCACGGCCACCTGGGGCCGTCCAGAGGATGCGTCCGTTCTGGAACTGCAGGAGGGGCGTGGCCATGTTCAGCTCCGATAGAGAGGAACGACGCCGCCGAGGTTGTTCCCTACGCCACCAGGGCCGCTGCAGCAGATGGCCTCGTCCACGCCGAAGCTGCAGAGGTCAAGACGACGGCAGACCTCGAGCACCAGTCGATTGATCCGCTCGGACATGTTCTGGAGGTAGATCGCCGCGTAGCTGTTGCCATGCTTCAACGGCTCCTCGGAGTACTCGATCACGTCGGCTTTGATGATCGGCAGCTCGCCAGGCCTCAGGGCTGGGGCTTCTTCGATCTTCAGGTTGTACTCGTCGTTCAAGGCGTCCCACTTCAGGACGTCCTTCTGAATGCTCTTGACTGCGCGGGTCGACAGATCAGCTGTCGAGTTCATCGCGATCGTCACCTTCGAGATCTGGTCGTAGGCGGTGCGGATCTCTTGCATCTCGAGGATCAGCTCGAGGAAGTCGTCGGCGCTGTACAGCTGCTGGCCGTTCTCGTCGCTGTAGGCCCATGCCGGGTCGACATCAGGTAAGGGGCCATACAAGGGGCCGATGCGTTGTGCGGGCATGACGAGACGACGTGGTGCGCTTCGTCAGGGTTCCGTCAGCTGCCCTCGAGCCCTGCGAGCCACTCCATGTCCTCGGCTGTCATGCCGTAGCCCTTCAGGCGACCGAAGGCCCTGCTGATCTGAGAATCGAGGAGGGTCTTGTCTGCCTTGCGTGCGACCTGGCCCACAAGGACGGGGTCCCTGCGCTTCACAGCAACAGCCAGGCAACAGAGGAGGAGATGTCCGTCGTCAAGGGAGGGGAGACTCACGGGTGGCGCGGTGTCAATGGCGCAGGGTACCGGTGGCCATAAAAAAAGGGCCCGGAGGCCCTGGTGTTCAGCTGGCGGCCCAGGCCATGGCGTGGCCGAGCTTGGTCTTGGGGAACTCCTTCCAGTCGAGGTCGGAGTTGTAGGCGGTCCAGACCCAGCCGCGGCCCTTGGCTTCTGCTTCGACGTGGCAGAACTTGTCGCCGTTGAACAGGCCGTGGGCGGCCTCGGAGTACTCCCAGCCGGTGGGGAGGCCCTTGGCGATTGCGGCGTTGATGCAGGCGAGGGGGGTGAGCATCATCTGTCTGTTTCTGAACTTCCTTCAGTGTGCAGCCAGATGATCGTGATGTCAAGTAGCCCGGGTTCGCTCTCAGGGAATCCTCAGACGAACCCGCAAACCGAAGATGTGCAACACCAAGCAGGTCGTGGAGTGCGGCCCGGCGCCGTGCGTCGGGCCTGTTCCCTGTTACGGCGAGCTGTTCGTGCTCGCTGGGATCGTGATCGTGATCTCGGCCCTGGTTACCAGTCGTCGTTGTCGTTGAGGACAGCAGTCACAACACAGCCGGGCAGCAGCTCCTTCATCGAGAGGATGGCGGAGGTCTTGTCGCAGGCGCCGAGGGACCAGGCGCCGCGCATCCCGTTGTACCGGTAGTGCACGCGGTAGCTCTTAATGGCGACCCGACGAGGAGGGGCGGGACGATTGACGGCGGAAGGGGCGGACTGATGAACGGGGCGTGGATGCAGAGTCATGATGTTGATTGATACAGAGCAGGATAAAAGTCGCGATAAGCATCGGGACAACAATCGGCCACAAGGCGAGCGTGAGCAGCCCGCCGATGGCCCAGCCGAGGTACTTCATGCGGCGACAGCTCCTGCGCCGGTGAGCAGAGTCCAGAGCTGGCGTGCTTCTTCGATCGTGTAGTCGCACTGCGTCATCACCTGGTTCTGGATGGTGCGACCACCCGGGGTGGTGTAGTTGCGGCGGGTCTGGGTCACGTAGACCGAAGTGCCTGCTGCCTGGAAGGCCCAGGTGTCGATGTTGTTCTGGAGGGTGTAGGTCATCGGTTTGTGTGTCGCTTGAGTTAATTGTGCACGCAGATGATCGTGGTGTCAAGTCGGAAGGCTGAGCCGTCTGCAGATCCCCCTCGAGATGGCCTTCATAAAGAACGAGGCATACGCCTACGGCACCGACGCCGCCGGCCAGAAAGCCTTCGCTGAGTGGTTCCTCGGGAAGCTCATCGCGAGGGGCTGGACCGCTATCTCGTCGACGAACTACGAGGCAGACAACGAGATCTGGATTCAGATCCGGAGAAACGTCACCTGCCAGGACGGGACGATCCACCCGTACAAGTTGACGCTCGAGGTTGAGTACACCGCAAACGATTGGGTCTGGCACCAATGGAACGGGACCGAGACCATCGCCGATATGAAGGCACGGGTGCCTGACCCGCTCAGCGGATCCACCTCGTTCCCCCCTTTCTTCAGCACAGAGGGCGGCCTGATGACGGTCTGGTTCGACGACGCGAGTGACGCGTGCCTGTTCCTCACGAAGACGAACAAAGTGATGGGGATCCAGTTCCCCGACGGGGGCTGGGTTAATGACGGACTGAACTCCGGCGGCGGCGCCTTCGGATCAGGCAGCCGGCCGAACTACTGCGTGTTGCCCATGGGCACGTCCACCAACGGAAACGGGATGATTTTCGAGAATGAGACCAACGAAAGCGGCTACAGCAGCATGATCCCGCGCGTGAACGGCACGCCGAACGTCTGGACCGACTACTGCGCCCTGTCGGTTACTAGCAGCTCCACCAGTGCCGGGAACATAGTCTGGGAGGACCTGACCGGCACCTGGAAGATGCAGGCGCAGGTGCGCGAAGCCTTCGACACCGTGTCTGTCGTGAAGATCGACTCGGAGTACTACCTCAACACCGGCCAGTTCCTGCTCCCGGCCGGCACCACGGAGCCCGTGCTGTCATGACCGCACCCACGCAAGAACTGACCGACGCTGACATCGTCAAGCTGGCCGACAAGCTGCTCTTCACTGAAGTCGGCGGGCAGGTGGTGATCAACCCGCCAGCGTTCCGTGGCGGAGGCGGCGGCGGAGAAGATCGCCCCACCAGCGGCATCGTCTACCCGTAGATCAGGCCCAGGGCCAGGCCAGCTCGACGTCCCCCTGCCAGACGCTCTCGTCGAGGGGGTTGGCGGCCACGTACTGGCGGAACGACGCCTGCAGGTCCTCCAGGGTGCAGCCCAGCTCCCGGGCCATCAGCTGGACGTTGCTCTGGCCCCTGTAGAGGATCTGGTGCGCTTCGAGGCGTGTCATGGCGTGCGTTGAACCGGGCCAGCCTTCCGAGTCACATCTCCGGCTGAGGAGCCAGCAGGGCCAGGATCGTCGCCGTGATCGATGCGAACGTCGTCTCGAAGCGTCGTCCGATCTCCGGGCAGGCCTCCAGGCTGTTCTCCTTCGACAGGCAGTTCGCCGTCGCAGCGCCGAACAGGACGATCTGAGCAGCGAACACCGCAGCGAGCGTCCGGTACATCAACTTCTGCCCGTTGAACTTGCCGGGCGCCTTAACGGCCGCGGCCTTCGGCTTCGCGGGTGTCCTTGGCTTCGGTGTCGGCTTCGGCGGTATCGGGGTCGGTGATGGCATCGAATTGTCCCAGGGTCGGATGTGAGAGCTGCATCGGTCCTCCGAGCGCGGTCTCTCCCTTCTGGGTTTCCGTGTACACCGGGGCGTACTTCTTGGCGTCCTCGGCCTCCGCGTTCGCGCGGATCTCTTCGGCCTGACGGTCCACGTCGACCATGGTCTTCATGGTCTTGTAGTCAATCCACTCGGGCAGCCAGTTGTCGTGAATGGCGACGGCCCACTTGTTGAACTTCGAGAGAAGACCCCGATCCCAGAGCCGACGAATCAGCTCCACGACCAGGGCCTTGCAGATGGTGGCAGGCGCCAGATCCATCAGTCCTCGCGCTTGGAGGAGTAGGGGAAGACGCCGCGCAGCACCTCGATGATCTCTTGGATGATGCCGTTGCCCTTCAGCGGTGTGTAGGGAAGGATCTCGGAGACGACGAGCAGCACGAGGGCGGCGATGGTTGCGAATTCCATGGAACGGGGAGGTCGGTTGCGCGAGTGTTCCGATCAGCTCCCGAAGCCCTCGATGGCGAGCATCACGCCACCGAAGAGCAGGACAGGTACGAGGAGGAGTTCCATCAGACGGCGAGCAGGGTGAGCAGTTCGTCCTTGCGCATCAGGTGCACGCCCTTGGCGAGGCCCTTGGCGGCCTTGCGCAGCTCCTTGACGGTGTACGAGGTGAAGTCCTCGAAGTCGTGGGACAGGCCGTCGAAGGTGACGTCGAGCAGGTCGTCGGTGGCGTCGAAGGGGACAGGTGCCTCGATGGCGATCGTGTCGCGCGGGTCTTCGACTTCAGGCTCGGCGTGGAAGCCGGCGAGTTCGTTGATGATCCAGCAGACGCCCTCGACGAGGAACAGGAAGGCGACGATGGCGTGATCGATGGGGTGAGTGGTGCGGGTCATGGTGAAAAGCTTTGAGATCGGGAGCCGTACAGTTCGCTCGACCGATCTCTCCACAGTGTGCCCTCAGGGGAGCGTGATGTCAACCCTCGCGGTCTGAGTGTTCTCTGAGAGCTTCCTCCATGGCGGCCACCTCTCCGAGGATCATGTGGCGGTCCTCCTCGGACATGCACTCCTCGGCTGCAAGCTGGAGTTGAAGCAGCCGGGCCTCGTAGCGACTCACTTCTCCCCCTTGTAGGACTTGCGGAAGTCGGCGATCATCTTCTCGATCTCCGCCTTGATTTCTGAGGCAGGGCGCAGCTTTTCGTGCTTGCGCTGTGGGCCTTTGTAGGGGCCGGGCTTGAATTCAGGCATGGCGCATCCTGTACGGTATGGCACAGGGTACCCATCGCGATCAGAAGCAGAACATCGGGGCCTATCGTCCACGGAGAGGCCTCTGCGTGCCCCTACAAGGCCTTCTCCCCCTGGTCCGAGTACGAATCCACACAAGCATGAAAAAAGGCCCCGCTGGGGGCCTTGTGGAGGGGAGGATCTGGTTCAGGTCGTGGGGCAGCCCTTGGGGAAGCAGATCTGCAACTCCCGGAGCACTGCGTGGGCGCCATCGAGATCCCTGAATGCTCGGTACATCTCGAGCTGCTTGTTCAACTGCTTGCAGCGATCGAGTCCGGTGCGGGTGTTCATGGTGTAACAGTGCGAACTCTTACAGGCTACCCGCGCCGATCACGCAGGCATCGTTCGTAGATCGCGTCGATGGTGTCCATCGGCAATCCGACCACCTCACGGGTCTCGAGCATCACCTGGCGGATCTCCTGGCAGTCGACGGTGCGAACTTGAGGTTCGGCCGCGGCCAGCATCAGTGCGAACAGGATCATGCGTTCATCCCCGCGATGATCGGCACGTCGATGGTCCCTGCCGCGTCGTACTGCTCGGGCGTGATGTCCCAGCTACCCATCCAGGGCGAACGCTCGGAGGTGCCTTCCGCTGGTGCATTCACCAGACGGTCGCCGATCTTCAGCCCGCGCTCTGTCGCGTAGGCGGTGTAGGCGTTGACGGCTTGCTCCAGCTCGAACTCGAGGACCTCGTCCTTCTGGCCGATCGCACGGCGGAGCAGGTGGTACTTGAACGCGTCGAGATGTTCTTCTTCACCCCAGCGAACGTGGTCGATGACTTTCAGGAGTCGGATCTGGTGATCCGTCAGACCGGAGGACATGCGGAGAACAGATGAAGGCCGTTCTGTTGTTCCGGTTGTTGTTTTGAAGAGATGGTGTGGCTTCTTCTTCTTCTTAAAAGTCTTCTTAAAGAACTTCTTACTGATGGACTCCCTCTGTCCGGGGGGTAGCACTCCCTCTGTACAACCCCCCGTACTCCCAGAGTGCAGGGGTAGCACTCTCAGAGTGCAGGGGTAGCCAATAAAAAAGCCCCCGGAGGGGCGGTGAATCAGAACTGGTCGGCCATCGCCTGGGCCAGGTGGCGGAGGAAGTGGTGGACGTCTCCGTTGTGGAAGTCGATCTGGCGAAGGATGCCTTCGATCTGCTTGGCCTCGTCGCCGCGGGTGGTCATGATCCGCTCGATCACGCGGCTGGTGGGGATCAGGTGGGTGGTGCCGAAGATGCTCTCGTTCTTGCTCTCGACTTCGTAGATCTCCTCGGTGAGGTTCTTCTCTGCGAAGAAGGTCTCGAAGAAGTCGATGCCGGTGAAGGAGGTGGTCATGTGCTTGTCCTGTGTCTTGAACCTATTGTGCATCCTCCTGATCGTGATGTCAACCCCTGGGCAAAAAAAAGACCGCTCAGAGGCGGCCGAAGGCACGATCGAGGCGCTTGATCAGCCGGTCATGGGTGGCCAGCTCGTCCTCGCTCAGGTGGTCAGTGTGCAGCCCTTCGAGGGCATTGAGGAGGCAGAGCACCTCCTCGCTGTTGAGCTTCATCTGGGTCTGGTGGTGCTTGGTCATGGATCAGGCCTCCTTACGGTTGACACGGGTCTGGGCGTAGACGGTGAGGATCCCGTTGGCGCTGTTCTCGCCGTAGCGGTAGTTCCAGATCGACTTGACCGTGAGGGTGAAGCCTTCGCCGGAAACGGTGCCAGCGATCATGTTTTGGTCGTCAACGTGAAGCTCAACGTCGGTGATGGTCTCTCCGTCCTTGAGGCCCTGGTTGATCTTCTTCTCCAGGGTGGCGACTGCCTTGGCCTGCTGGGCCTCGATGGCTTCCTCGACGATGTTGGTGCGGAGGTTGATGGACACCAGCACGGGGCTCGCGCCGGCGCTGTAGGTGCCGGAGCAGAAGACGGGAAGCTGGAAGCGGCGGGGCAGGTCCTGGCGGACGTAGGTCTTGCTCAGGTGGTTGCAGGTGTTGAAGGCGGTGATGACCATCTCCTGGCGGATGGCGTTCTCGAAGTGGTTCTGGATGGAGGCGGGGAGGGTGAAGGTCATGTGCTTGTTGCTCTTGAGTTAATTGTGCATCCTCCTGATCGTGGTGTCAAGTCCCCCGGAACCTCCACAGGCCATACAGGCAGCCAGCCATCACGAACAGGCACAAGTACACCTGGTCCTTGATCCGCTCCTGGTGGAAGTACGGCAGCCGCAACGCTTCGGTGATGAACCGCAAGCCCAGGGCCGCGCACGTGTCCCCGAACACGAAGAACGTGAAGCCGACCATCGCCGTCCAGAAGGACGCCTTGCGCATGAAGGTGATCATGGGCGCTCCGGATAAGGGTGGCCAGCGGGCGGGATCTTCGAGTTCCACCAGCGACGCTCCTCAGCGTCGAGGCGGTACGGGTAGTCGGTGACCACGGCCTCCCAGGTGGCGCCGTAGCGGTCCCGGCCGATCACGTTGTACGAAGGGCAGCGCAGGGTGGAGACGTCGCCCACGAAACGGCGACCGATGCGATTCCAGCTCGGCTGCTTGCCCTTCCATGCCAGAGAACACGAAGGCCAGGGCAGCTCCTCCCTGTCGTACAGGCGGCACACCGGGCCGATCACCTCATATACGAAACCGCCCCCGGGGGAGCGGAAGGTCTGTCCGTTTTCGAGCATCGGATCAGGCCTCGTCGAGGTCGATGATCACGACGACCTGGCGCCGCTCAACCTTCGAGGCGTAAACGGAGCCCGGGGTCAACACCCGGCAGGTGAAGCCCTTCTTCGTGAACAGGAGGCGCAGTAGACCGAGCATGGATCGATCGCAGGTGGCACAGGGTACCGGTGCTTGTCACACTCCGAACAGTCTCTCGATCTCCTCGTCGGTCCAGTTCGGGTCACCATCGGCCACCCACATGTCGAAGGCCTGGGTCACCGGGTCGTAGCCGAGCACGTAATCGATCAGGCCCTGCTCGTCCTGTGCGAACAGCTCCTCGATGTGCTTGTCGCAGCCACGCTCCTCGCTGACTGCTCCGGACTTAAATCGAATTCTGAGCACCAGGTGATCAGATAACGAGACCAGCTGTCCTGCTTTCTCTCTGGTCATCGGTCTGCCGTAGTGCGCCCAAGGGTTCCAGCGGGCACAAAAAAAAGGGCCCCGGAGGGCCCCTGCTGCTGTTCTTGTTCTAATTCATACAGGCAGACGGCAAGCCTTACGGAGCAGGGCCTCGACCTCCTCATTCGAGAAGAACGCAGCACCAGCCCAGGCCTCCAGCTCGAGCAGGATCACGTGATCGTCTGCACCATTGCGGCGGTACAGCTCCTCGATCTGTGCGGCATTGATTCCAGACTCGGCGACCAGCTTCATCACGGTCGTGATGTAGCGGGTGGTCTCCAGGCCATTGCCCAGAGTGCCATCCATGCAGTCCTGGGCCAGGTGGATCGCTTCATGGCGCAGGGTGTCCTGCTCCTCCTGGGAGTACTGATACGGGCGGCGACCATCAGCGCAGACGATGAAGGCTCGCTCCTGTCCGCTGTAGGCGCCGGCGAAGGTGATGCTCTCAGGGCACGAGGTGTAGAAGGTGACGCCGGCATCGATCACAGCTCGGCCAAGGCTTGCGGAGGAGGCGCTGTTGTTCGGGGTGGCCAGGGCAGCACCAGGGAGGACAGAAGCAGCTGCGATGGTGGCGGCAGCGAGTAAGGATCGAATGCGCATGAGGTGGTCGTGGTGTCAACTTCAGCACAAGGTACGAGCACCTGTTCGACTCCGAACTCCCCCACCCGAGGGATATTGTTCAGCCTGTAACAACCACTACAGGCCCCGGTACACTGAGTTACGTTGACCCGGCAACTGTCGGGTGCAGTCAGACCCAGGGCAGGCAACGGGGCCCCGGGCACTGCGGAGACACCCCCATGTCACCTCTCGCTCTGATCAAGCGCTCCATCGAGCGCAAGCAAGCCCTCAAGGCTGCTCAGCTGGCCCATCTCCAGGCCACGGCCTATCGCGGCGTAGCGAACGCGTACGCGAAGTCCTTCCCCATTAAGCGGGATCCCGTCGTCCTGACCTACCGCGGCCAGGCTTATCTCTCCGAGTGAGTCTCACTGGGACTCGTACCCTTTGCCGTCCACTTCGGACACGTTCAACCCGAAGGTGACGGTTTAAGGAAACTCAGGCGACTCTCATCCGGGGGTCGCTTTTTTATGTCTCAGCGGTCGTCGTACTTGCGCACAGCCTCGAACGACATCGAGATGTCGAACTTCTCCATCCCTTCGGCCGCGGCCACCAGCTTGTCCAGCTCCGCATACGCCTCATCGGGAGTCATCTGGCCCTCGCTGACGAGGCCGATGATCTCCAGCGCGCGGTCGGTTGACTTCATGCTTCAGGGTATGAGCTGCGCAAGGCTTCCTATTCGAGCCCGCGGTTCAGGTGGTCGTCGATCCACTTGTACGTCTCAGGGCTGGCCTGCTTCAACAGCTGCGGCTTCGTGAGGAACAGAACGAAGTTCTCGGCGAAGGCCTCCTGCAGATCGCTGTTCCCGTATTGCGAGATCTCGAACTCCCTGCGATTGCCTGCACCCTTCTGATCGTTCGGCACACGCCGTCCTCCGTTGCTGCCATCAGCTCCCGCCTTCGTGCCATCGATGGCTCTGGTGCCTCCGTGGAAGTGCACGCTGTGACCCAGCTCGTGCATCACGGTGTACACCCAGGTGTCATCGGTCTGGCCCTGCTTGCCGTGCTTGCCCTTGTACTCGTGGATGTGAGTCGAGATGCCGGTGAACTCCTTCGGCCGGCCGTTCTCCATGGCGAAGCGTGCGTTGCGCTCGAGCACCTCGAGCATCTCCTCGGCCCGCTGCCTGCTCAGTGGCCTGCTGTTCTTGTGGTCTGAGATCACCACAGCGTTGAAGCCCTGCTTCGTCCAGCCCAGGGCCCTGCGGTTCGCACCGTTGAACCGTGCGCCGAAGTAGTCGCCCTTCGCTGTCTCCTCGATCGCCTTCTCGGCTGATCTGCGGTCGCGTTCCTGGCCGTACTTGTTGAAGGAGTTCGGACCCATCTCCATCGCCCGCTTCCAGTTCGGGTCGTTGCGGGTCTCGTCCCATTCCTTCATCAGCTTCTCGCGCGTAGCCCTGCTGGGCACGCCCTTGGTGTCGTAGGCGGGGTTCGCGAAACGGATCACCGTCCCGTTCTTGTTCAGCCACTTCTCGAGCTTCGCGAAGTTGGCCGCGGCCTCCTTGCCGCCGATCTTGCCGAGCATGTCGAACGCGTCCGCCATGTCCTGAGCCTTCAGCCGGCTGACACCGCTCGAGATGAAGTGCTCCTGGATCTTGAACTTGTCGCTGGTGGTGAGCCCCTGACCTTGCTTCGCCTTGGCGATCGTCCTCTGCAGCTCAGCTCGCTCTGCTGCGGCCTGCTTGACGCTCTGCTCCAGGACAGCCCGCTCTGCTGGGGTGCTCAGCTTCCAGAGGTTCTCAACACCTCCATCGACGGCCCACTTCGGAGCCTTGTCCTGTGCCCTGCCCTTCTTGACGATGGCATCGCGCATCGTTGGAGACAGTGCGTCGAACTGCTCCCGGGTCATGTTCGGGTCCCACTGCTTCGCCGCCTTGAAGTCGGGATCGTTCTCTGTGCGCTTGCGAGCCTCGTCGGCCTTCTTCTGCTGCTTCTTGGCGAGTTCGTCCGCCCTCTTCTGCTCCATCTCCGCGTCCTTCTTGTTCTGACGCGCGACCCGTTCGGCTTCCTTCTCTGCAGCCTTCATTGCATCGGCTGCCTCCTTCTCCAGGGCCTCGTCCTTGCGGGCTGCCTCCTCGGCGTTCTTGGCCGCGGCGCCCATGTTCGGGATGATCTCCCCCGATGGCGCCCAGAACGGCGGCGGAGCAGGTTGGCCCGGCCTCAGGTAGTTCTGCGTGTTCGTTGGTGTGCGCGCGTAGTTCCGCAGCGCCTTGTCGAGTTCGCTGTTGCTCTTCAACAGCTCGGGCCGCTTCGGCTGGCCGTTCTTGCCGAGGTTCTGCTCGCGCTTCCACTCGTTCAGCTTGTCGTTGCGGCTCTTGGCCCAGTAGGCGTCGTCGAGGTCTGCTGCGGCGCTCTCACCGTTCGGCCCCTTCTTCTGCATGTCCTTGGGGACATCGACAGGGATCAACGAGCAGCGGCAGCGTGGGTGGGCAGGGATGCTCCCCTCCACTTCCTCGATCGGATACACCAGGCCATCGCGGGACATGCAGTACCCGCAGGTGCGCTCAGCTGCAGCACTCCAGCGCGCGTACGTGTAGCCCATACGGCGCATCTCGTCGATCTTGCCCTGCACGAAGGCGCTGGCCATCTCGGTCCGTGCGATCAGCTCGGCCCTGCCGTTGATGCCGTAGCGCTTGTTGACGCGCTTCGAGCGGTCGCTCTCTGTGCCCTGCGCCTGCTCCTGGACCAGCAGCTCACGGATCTGCAGGGACAGGGATCGCCAGGACTTGCCCTGCAGGGCTGCCTGTTGCGTCAGTGCACGCACCCGGTCGGTCAGCTTGCTGTTCTCCTGGTCCCAGAACAGGGCCAGGCGACGGCCTGCTGCTCTCTGCCCTGGGACGTTCGGTGCAGCGTTCGCCTTCTGCGCTTCGCTGCGGTTGTTCAGTGACTTGTCGAGATCAACCCCTGCCTCTCTGCCCATCTGCTGGGCCGCGGCCAGGTCGCGCTCGTACACCTCGCTCAGCTTCTTGCGAGCAGCAGGTGGCAACAGGTCGACCGTCTTCTCGACCCTGTTCTGCAGGTTCTTGGCTTCGTAGTTGCCGAACTTGCCGTCGCTCTTGACGATCTTCTGGTACACGCCGCGCAGGTCGCCCAGCATCTGCTCGACGCTGGTGGCCAGGATCGCGTTCTGGGCCTTCACCGTGCCGTTGCCCAGGCTGTCGACCTTGTCGAGCCAACTGAGAGACGTGTTTTCGAGGTTCGCCCCTGTCGACATGGTCTGCCCGCGCTACGGCTGCAGGCTTCCGATCACCCCTTCAGCTCGTCGTCGAGCTTGTCGATTGCGTTCAGGCGCTTCTCCCATGTGACGCCGGCCTCAGAACCACGCATCTGGTTGATGCACTGGCTGTCGCCGTACTTGTTGCAGACCAGACCAGCGAGATCCACTTCTGCGGCCTCCTTGCCGGTGGACCAGTACAACTGGCCGTCGATCCAGGTCGCGCCGCACTTACCGCAGGAACGGGTCTCCATGGGATGGAAGTCGAAGTTCGCGCGCAGGGTTCCGGAATGCTTCTCCGTCCCTGCCTGAGTCCCATGTCCGACCACAAGTACGGAGCCACCTATGGCTTCACCGCAATCGCTGAAAAATTGAACGGCCGCCTGGCCATGATCGGCCTCGTCGCCGCCCTGGGCGCGTACGCCATCACCGGCGAGATCATCCCGGGCATCTTCTGATGGTGCTCTTCTCGATCCCCTTGGCCCTGGCCTGCATCGCCGGCAAGGTTGAAACGGGTCCCGGCGTGTACACCCTCGACATCCTGTCCGATGGGTACGTCACCGAACACGTCGATCTGAGCCTCCCTCTGGTGCACAGCATCGAGCGGATCATGCAGCCCTGCACATGAAAAAAAGGGGCCCCTGAGGCCCCTCTCTTGTGCGTGTAAGAACTACAACAGGTCAGAAGCACCAGGACTTCGCGATGGCAGCGGAGAAGGCGGCAGTGTTGGCCCCATAGCTCTCCCAGTCGAACGGGCTGCAGCGGACGGAGATCCGCTCGTGACCTGCTGGGCCGTAGACGTTGATCACGTCGACGCCGCCATAGGAGCCGCTGTCGTAAATGCTCGAGACGTGGTAGCCGAGGATGTGCCCGTCGTAGGACCAGGTGCCGGCCTTGGCCTCCTGGATGCCTGCAGGATTGAACAAGCAGCAAGTGGTGGCAGCTGCGACGCCGGCGATGGCCTTGAACATGAAGAGAATCTCGTCTGCCACAAAGTACGAGGCCCTGTTCGACTCCTTACAGGCTCTTCAGCTCCAGGCCCGGCCGCTTGAGTGTGATCTTGATCTCCTCGGCCCAGAAGCCGTCCTCATCGAGGTTCAAGAACACGTCGACCTTCCCGTCCAGGATTTTCGCCGCGTTCTCGATCATCTCCATGGCGTAGCGCTCCTCGTGAAGCGCAGCCATCACTTCGCCTCCGCTTCGGTGCCCTTGGCCTTGGCTTCCTGCTCCTTGGCAGGGTCCTGATCCTTCTCACTCTCGGAGAACTTGCCAGGTGCTGGCGCCTCATCCTCAGGGCCACCTGCGAGGCCACCCATCTCCTCCATCATCTTCATCTGCGCCTCCTGGGCCTTCTTCTTCTCCTCGTCGATCCGCTTGATCTCCTCCTCGATGTCGATCTCAGAGCTGAGGGCATGGCCGCGCTGCAGTTCTTCGAGCAGCGTCTGGTGGCTGATGGCGTTCTCGGCGTACAGGTTCAACAGGGCCTGCACCTCCTGGGCCTCCAGTGGGCGCTGGATCAGTGAATCGGACACCTCGATGCCTGACTCGCCGCTGATCTTCTCGGCCGTGTACGTCGCCCACAGGCGGACGATCATGTCGACCGCGCTCTCCTTGTTCTCGATCAGGGTCTTCACCTGGGCCTGGATCTGTGCACCCTGCAGGGCTGCTTCTGTGGCTGTGCGGTTGCCGCCTTGGCCATACATGAAGGACAGGCTGCTGCGGTCCATCAGGGACTCGACGTGCGTGATCTCGTCCTGGTGACGCTGCAGGGATGAGCCGCTGGGCTCAGCGAAGGAGAAGTCCCCCTCGTTTGGCAGGTCGATGGCTGTGTTCGGTCCGATGGTCAGCGCTGCAGGCCGGCCATGGGCATCTGTTGGTGCACCCTTGCGCACAGGCACGGGCATGGCGCACTTGTGCAGCAGTTCAGCCAGGTCGCTCCGTAGCTGGTAGTGCTGGATGCTCAGGTCAGCCAGGCCCACCAGGGGCACAGAGCCGACGCCGAACTTCGAGCCAGTGGCACCCATCCACACCAGGGGAACGATGGGGAGGCTGGTCACACCCTCGGCGATCTTGATCATCTGCCACTTCGAGTCACCTGCGCCACGCTTCAGCTCGTACTTGCAGAAGCCGCCCGGATACAGGTGGACGTACACAGGCTCCAGGTGGGTGCCGAACACGCCGTCCTCGCTCTCACGCTCCTCGAGGGTGCGGATCACGCACTGCTGCACCACTTCACGACCACCGGACATGGTGGTCCTCCAGTTGATGATGTTCTGACGCTCGACGTGGACCAGGTAGGGGCGACGCTGCTCCTCCATCTCCTCGAGTGCGCTCTCCAGCTCCAGCTGTTCGGGTGGCATCTCCACCAACACAGCAGCACCACCATCACGAAGGACCAACTGGTCCAGATCGTTCAGGAACTTGGCCAGGCTCGAGCCCATCATGTCGACGTTCTCGATGTTCTCGTCGAGGGTGGTGGGGAGTTCGCTCTCCTGGTAGTTGCCCAGCAGGCCAGCGAAGGCGCGGATCGAATCCCTGAACACCGGTGTGTAGGTGCTCCTATTGATGCGGCTCATGTACGCGGCGTCGGGCTCGCCTGGTTCCTGGTGCAAGTACTTGGCCCGGCAGTCATCGCCACGCATCAGCGTGAAGCAGTCGTTGACTCTGACAAGCTCCTCGGACAGCGCGCGCAGCTCGGGGCGCACATAGGACACAAGGGTCGGGTCGTCAGTGGGATGATTGACGAGTACGTCGTACATGGAAGCCCTCACGGCTGATGGTGTGGGGCGTCACGCCCGTCGGTATCAGCCTTCCGGTGCCCTTGTCAAGCCTCAGGTGGGCCTATTCGGTCAAACGTTGCATAGGCCATCTGGGGCGTCTATTTTGTCGATGCGGGGTGTCACATTTGCAAAATTGGAGCTTGAGAAGGAGCAGGGGTTCGAGGTTCTGGCCGTCGTCATGTCAGAGCGCATGATCGAGGCGTGCCTGATCCACCAGATGCTGCCCCCGTTGATCGTGCACCCAGCGGCACATCATGTTCGTGACTTCATCCTGTACGAATACGAATCCGACACGCTCCGGGCGTACGCGTTGACCGAAGGTTGGGGATGGCATTGTCAAAATTCGCTAGTGAGAACAGCGCGGGTCGTGCACGTCGATGAGACAGTCGAACAGGATGCGTTCATCACGCACTACACGAAGTTCGTCGAGCAGATGGAGGACAAGGGGGTCGCGTTCCAGGACACCTACCCGATGTTGAACTCCGTCGCCATCCACCACCACTACGAGGACACCCCGTACCCGAGCAACGAGCAGATCCTGAAGGAGGCGGTCGAGAAGCGGATCGAGCTGGTGAATCACCCGCTCTTCGAGAAGTCAGCCAACAAGATCGAGAACGAGCCGCTCGTGAAGTCCTTCTTCATGCTCCACGCCGTGGACATGAACGCCATGGACTTACTGGCGCGGATGAACAACTGAGGGCCAGACGGGCTTCATGTGGATGTAGCAGGCCAGGGCGCGCATCTGGCGCCCCTTGTACTCACCGATCACAGATCCGTGGGGTGTGCTGGACCAGAGGTGGAGCTTCATGGCTCTCTCCCGTGTGGCCTCAGTGTTCCCTGCTACCAAAGGTTGATGTATGGGTTCTAATTCGGACAGGTTCAGGCCAATGCGGCCGAGCGGCGCAGCTGTGCCTCGAAGTTCTTCAGGCAGCGCTTGTTGTCGCTGGTGGTTGATGCGGTGACCACCTGCTGGCCCTTGTTGTTGCGGAAGATCATGTGCCGCGTGTGGCGGTGCAGCTTGAAGCCGTAGGCCTGAGCGATGGCTTCGATCTGTTTGTGGGCTTTTGTGCGGGCCATGTCGTTCTGTGCGAATACGAACAGCATGTCCCTATTTCGCCGTGTTGTCAACACGATCACCTGAGTGCACGCTGAGAAGCCCATGAAAAAAGCGCCCCTTAAGGCGCTCTCTTCTCTTCAACTGCCCCGTGTCTGGTGGGGTCTCCCGCAGTTGGCAGGCCTGGACCGACTGGTCTCTCCCCTCTGTTATCTGCTGATCCAGGATACCAGGGGCGAATGGCCGCGGCTGATCGTGGTGTCATCGCCCACGTCAACCAGAACACCGTCCTCGAAGATCACCGTCTTCTCCTGGTGGTGCGTGTTGATCAGGTGCATGTGGCCCCAGTAGTGCAGCGCGTACACGCGGCCCCTGTTGCCATTCGGCTCGGTGCGGTAGCGATCGAAGAAGCCCCTGCGCTCGCCCTCAGGCACCTCGACCCAGTTCTGGGTGTACGAGTAGTCGATCAGGTACAGCTGGCCGTCGGGGCTGATCCAGTACTGAGCCAGCACGCAGTCCAGGGACTTCGTCTGCAGATCGTGGTCGCCCTTCCCGAAGATCGGGTACGAGCTGTTGACCGAGTCGAACATGCCCATCAGGTCCTCCGCTCGACGTATTGGCCAGCCAGCAGCAGACGCTCGGATGTCTCATCCCAGCCCACGGTCTGACGTAGGCGCAGATCGGGCTCGACGTAGCGCACCTCCTCGCGGAAGGTCTGGCCGCCGTACGTGGTCCTGAACACCACGGTGTCGTGGTCAATGCGCTCGAGCAGGGAATCGGTGGGATCCTTCGAGAAGTACCCGATGTCCCGATGCAGGACGTCGTCCTCGAGGGTCAACACCATCGTCCCGGAGGTCTGGCCAGTCCAGGTCACCGCATAGGTGCCGTATTGGTGGCGCTCGACGCTGAACTCCGTGGTCAGGTTGATGGCCTTCGCCTCGACCTTGTCGCCGTTCTTGCCGTAGTACAGGTAGCGACGGTCGGAGACCCACAGACCACCGACTGAACGTTCCAGCCAGCGGTCGTATGCCATCTCCTTGAAGTTGGGGAGAAACATCAGAACTTGCCTCGCTCTTGAATGGGGGTGAACTTGAACGGGGGCGGCTGCGGGAGGCCAAGGGTCTCGGCGTCCTTGCACAGCTGCTTGTACAGGCGCTTCTGCATCCGCTTCATGCGGAAGTTGAGCCACATGATCTGGATCTCGAGCACACAGCGTTCGACCACTGCGTTCGATTCCTCAGGCCAGAGGAGGACGAGTGCGAATAAGAACCCGCACAGGAGAAGGCCAGGTGAAGTCATCCGGGGAGGTGCAAAGTGTCAGGGCGCCAGCCGGCCTTCATGTCGATCGGCTCGTGGAGGGCCAGGAGGAACTCGTCGTACGTGGCGAACGTGTTCATCGCTGCCTTGTCTTCTTCCATCGACTCAGGCGGTGCGCCGGGGATGAGATCACGGGACCAGGTCCAGGCGATGCCGTGGTACTCGATCTCGTAGATCCACTGCTTGACCTCGCGCTCGTCGTCCAGGCCTTGGCCAGCCACGTGATCGAAACAGACGCACCAGCGACCGTTCTGAATCCATGGCTGAGGCTTGAGACCTAACGCGTGGCCGATGCTCGTCACTTCCTCGAGGGTCCCGATAGCGAAGAACGCGAAGCACTCGAACTTCTTCGTGTACTCACGCGCCCAGGCATCAGGACACCAGGTTGCGACGAGGTATGCGTTCATGCTTCGGGCTCTTCTTCAGAGACCTCAGCGACAGGCTTCAGTTCAGACACTGCAGCGATCAGTGCCTTGACCTGTTCATCGCGGCCTGCCTTGTAGATGTCGAGATCGGTCGACTTCGAGGCGATCTGCTGGTCGGCGTAATTGACCAGGGAGATCAGGCGGATGTGCTCTTCTTCGAGCTTCTCGCGCAGGTAAACCTTGCCATCGATGACGATGTGCTTCTCGCGATCGAGTTCAAAAGATTCGGCCATGTTGAAGAGGTGATTCGTGGGAATGGTTCCGGACCCAGTTGGTACTCATTGCGGCGAGTAGGACGGGGCCTCGTAGGTGTGCTCCAGCTGGTGCAGCAGGAGTTCGAGTCGGTCACACTCAGCAGCGGCTGGGTGGTCGTAATCGCCGCACAAGGCGATCTTGTCTCTGGTCATGCAGAGGATGTCCCAGAGAGGCATCGCTTCGACATCGAGTTCCATAGGAGTCAGGAGAGACGCGAGAGGATCTCGCGGTGGACGGCCTTCTCCATGGGGTGGTGTTCCTGCATGTAGTGCTGCTCGAGGATGTAGAGAGCGCGCAGGGAGAGGGAGGAGAAGGGATGGCCCTGCTGGATCTTCTGGAGGGTGCGATCGAGGATCGGGTCCATGGATGCAGTGAGGGATGGCACAAGGTACGAGTCCTTGTTCTTATGCGAACAGGGTGAAGGCATGGCGAACCTCGCGAAGGGTGGACAGGACGCGGGAGCGGGACACGTGAGCGCGATCGCCCCGGCCGTAGTACGAGCGGTTGTCCCAGTAGGGGATGGAGGACCACTCACGCGAGAGGGCATCAGCTGCGGCTGCTGTGGTGGCTGAGCCCCAGCTGTTGATGTACGCCCAGACCAGAGGGCGTTTGTGTTTCAGGAGAGCGAGGAAGAGTGCGTCCTGGTTCTCTGGGGTGAAGTAGTCATGGCGGCCCAGTTGAGCCCACTTGACCGCAGATGACATGGTGCGGCCGATGATCTGGTAGCGCCCAGCAGCGTGCAGGGTGCCCCTGTATTGAGCGTCCATGATGTCGCCGATGGTGACCTGAGAGCAGTCACGACCGAAGAGGGTCTGGAGGCCGTTCTTGCCGAGGTCCATGGCTCGGCCTGAGTTGGCTGCGTTGTAGTCGCCGACGGTGGCGGATTCGCCCTCGGCGATGAGATCAGAGAGTGGTGTGAGTGCGGCGAGCTGCTGTTCCTCTGGGGTGAGTTCAGGCTGAGGATCAGGGGCTGGGCTGGTGACTGCCTGAGGTTCGATCGCGATGGCGAAAGGAGTCGCGAGACCGAGGCCAAGAGCAGCCAGAAGTCGAAGATGTCGCACGGAGGTGAGGCTGATTGCATCCCGGGGTTGTGTTCGAGGCAGGGACCGGGCACCTATGAAAAAAGGGCCCGAGGGCCCTTCAGTCATTCACCTGCAGCAAAGTGTACCGGGGTTCGTGTGCGAACCCTCACAGGCTCAGGCCTTGCCTTCGCGTTCATCGGACTCAGCCTTCGCGATGCACGCTGCAGAGGTGCAGGCGCTCGAGGATTCGAGTTCGATGTCGGCGCTGTCGTACTTGCGCAGGGCCTGGTGGAAGTCCTGGCAGTCTTCGCCACGGATGGCGACGCGCTCGATCATCTCGTCGTAGGTGGCCTTGTCGATGGGCTCGAAGGGCAGACGAGGGAAGGTGGCGTTCGCATCGAAGCGTGCGAGCAGTGCGGCGGAGATGTAGCCCTTGCCCATGGAGTCATGGATGAGGCTGGACAGCTCGTCGATCTCTTCCTCGCGGAATTCGATCGTGGCCGAGGTGTTGTGGGTGGTGTAGTGGTTCTGCACCTGCATGTACAGGCCGAACTGAGCAGCGGCTGACAGCTTCGAGAGATCGTGCTGATCGATGCCGGGGATGTTGGCCCAGGAGACCTCGGTGGGGATCTCGATCAACCACTCGGTCGAGCGCTTGTCGTGGATGTCGTCCAGGAGGTTGCCCTCGTCATCACGTGCGGACTGTGCAGGGATGACGCTGTAGCCGTAGTCGAGGGCGGCCATGGCGACGGGGTCGTATGCGCCCACAGTGATGCGACGGATGAAGCGCTGGGCCTTGGGTGGATGCCAGCCAGAGGAGGCGCCAGTGAGCAGGGACTTGGTACCTGCAGGCTGCACGGTGGTGGTGCGGTTGGGCACCTTCAGGTCGTGGCGTTCGCAGTAGGTCTTGACTGCGTCCTCGACAGTGCGGCGCCAGATGGAGAGGTAGCCCTTCTCCTTCTCGGCCATCTCGTAGCCGGCCTGGGTCTCAGGACGTCCGGCCATCATCCAGGCGAGCCACTCCTCACCGAAGGCGTGCACGAAGAAGTCGAACAGGCCAGTGAAGGAGACGCCGACGATGGGATCCATCATCCGGCTGTAGGCGTAGCGGTCATGGATGAAGTCGTGGTGCAGCAGAGCTGCAACCTGCAGACCGGCGGCCTGGAAGGCAGCGATCTGTGCGTCGATGTTGCGGGGGTCGATGGTGGACAGGTGCACCTCGGCGAGGTTGCAGTGGAAGTCCTCGCCCAGGATCTCGCCGCAGGGGTTCAGGCCATAGCGACCCATGCGGTGATCGAGTTCCGCTTCCTTCTCCTCCTTGTCCATGTCAGGACGATCGACATCAATCAATGAGCAGAGGAAGTCGCGGGCGTAGCCCTGCTCGTACATGTCGATGAATGCCTCGTGGTCGTCCTCGGTGGTGAGGAGGTCACGGGAGGAGCGGGCCACAGCTTCGGGCACGTACTGGATCGCACCCTCGCCTGAGTGGAACTGCTTCACGACTGCAGCCTTCACCTCTTCGAGGCTGGGGCGCTTGTGTGCACAGCGGGTGTGGTTGGCCATGCGCAGGGACTCCTTGACGGTGTCGACCTTCCAGTTGCCCTCGCTGTCCTGCGTGTACAGGTTGTCCTTCGCGGAGGCTGCTTCCTCGTTGTCCCAGGAGAACTGGCGCATCCCTGCGGAGCGGCGGATGTTGCCGGCCACGATGCAGGCCGCGGCTTCATCGATCAGCAAGCAGCACTCGACGGGAGTCAAGCGACGGGAACGTGCACCGCTGAGGATGGCGGCCACCTTCTTGAACATCTCGCCCAGCTTCACGGGGTTGCTGGTGCCACCGAAGCCCTTCAGCTTCTCGCCTGCAGGCCGAACCTGAGACAGGTCGATGATCACCTTCAGGTCATCACGCTCAGCCTTCAGCAGGCGCTGCCGCACCTGAGGGTCCATGGCCAGGTCGATCAGGGATTGATAGGCGTCGACCCATCCGTTGCGGGAGTCGCCCACGACGATCCGCATCGAGGCGTTCGTGAGGTCACCAGTCAGACGGGTGTGAGGATCGCCACCCTTCTCGCCCAGGTCGGTGACCTTGGTGATCTTGATCGCGTTCAGCACCTTCGGGAGCTTCGCGACCATGTGGTCCTCGAGGATGGCACCGGTGCCGGAGCCCATCATCGCCAGCTCCATGATCAGACCGAAGGCGTCCTTATCGGTGACGCTGGTCGAGGTGCAGTTGTATGCACCGGAGAAGTTCTCCTGCTTCTTGATCCAGGGGGTGCCACCCACCCACAGCCAACGGCCAGAGGGGAGGGCGTGCTGGCCGAGGGCCTGCTGCAGGACCAGGTCGGCTTCCTCGTCGGTGAACTTGCCGAGGGTGCTGATGTCCTTGGCGACGCGATGGATCGCTTCGAGATAGGTCTCGCGCTGCTCGCTCTCGGTGCGGCGGGAGTAGGTGCGATAGAAGACGACGTTCGCGCTGGGTGCGTGCTCGCTGAACTCCTCGGGGGAGTACTCACCAGCAACAGCAGCTGCAGCCAGACGCTCGAAGAGGACCTCGGAGACGCGACCCTCAGAGCGGAACAGCTCCTCGCCTTCGTCATCGATCAGGAGGATCGTGGGGATGACGGAGAAGTCGTGCGGGACTTCCTGCTTGTCGGCGTGCAGGAACTTGATGTGGGAGCGAAGCTCGGGGATTCGCCTCCCGACGCTCTCGATGCGCTCGCCCATGTCGCGGCAGGGCTCACAGCGCTCGGGTGCGTGAATGACGGTGATGTGCATCAGATGAAGTCGGTGGGATTAAAAAGCCCCAGCAGTTGCCGGGGCGTTGTCACTGTTCGTATGCGAACAGGTCAGGCGTAAGTCGAGAACAGGGTGAACAGGGTCTGGGCGAACTTCGTCCCGTCCTGGTAGCCGGGCTGGCGGTACACCTCGGTCTCGCCCTTGCGCGCGATCAGGCAGGGGATGCCACCCGAGAAGTTCAGCTGGCCGGCCAGTGCCTTGCCTTCGGGGGTGGAGAGGTCAACCTCTTCGACCATGGCCTGAGCCCGAGGGTTCATCGCCTTCGTGTTCGTTTCGAGCACGGGGCGGAACTTCTTGCACCAGCCGCACGTCTTGTAGTTGACGACCGCGTAGAGCTTGAACATGGGAGTCAGGGGTAGGTGAGTTGCATGACGAGGGACTCGTCAGGGTTGACCGTTCCGTCCGTGAGGAGGGACTCGGCGGCGTTCCGCGTGGCGTAGGGGCCGTAGATCACGTCGGGGGTTGCGACGACGAACAATTCGCCGGCATCAACTCCCTCGAGGTGGGGGTGCGGAGCGGGAGAGGTTTCCGAGCTGGACTTGACCGGGGCGTCGACGTTGAACCCGAACTTCTTGTCGAAGTTCACGTTGAACGAATAGATGTCCAGGTCGGCGTAGCCGTAGGGATCAGCACTCATCGGATCAGTCCTCATAGATGCGGCACTCGACGGCGCCTTCGTTTTCTTCGCAGTACCGCTTGAACTTTGCGGTCGGGTTTTCGGGCCTGTCCTCGAGGTTCGAGTACGGGGCGGTGTGTTCAGGGCAAGTGCACTCGCCGGTCTTTGCGCAGTACACGCAGCCGGGAGGACAGGAGCATTCAGTCGTGGATGACATGGAAGGCGGTGAGCAAGTGATCAGGAAGTGCAGCCAGCCGGGCTGCGATGTCTGATAGGTGTTCCTCCTTCGACAATTCCCAGAGGCAGCTGAGAAGAAGGAGCTGCGGATAGGGGAGGCCGAAGTCGGCGGCGTTCCTCGCGAACTCATGCCAGGCCTCGGGGGATTGACGACGCAGAAGCCAGAGCTGGTGCACAGCAGAAGCGGCGCCATCGTTTTGAAGCTCTGCGCGAATCCGTCCCCAGAAGCCGATCAGGTACGGGAGGACCAGTGGCTCAGCCACGACCCTGCCCCCGGTAGCGCTTCTTGCCGCCCCTCTTGTAGGAGCCCGCCTTGCGTCGACCGTTGCCGATCGATGTCTTCTTCGGTAAATCGCCGAGGGTGTGGCCGTCCTGGTGGAGGGAGCGACCGTTCCCAGCGTTGCGGGGGATGAACATGGTCGTGAATGTGGAACAGCACAGGGTACGAGTGCCTGTACTAAAAAAGGGCCCGAAGGCCCTTGTGTGTTTGTTCTAATGCGAACAATCAAGCAGCAGCGCCGAAGGCCCCGTCGTAGTCGAAGACCTCGAAGGGCTCGATGTCCGGGTCAGCGTTCTGCAAGTCGACCTGGATCGTGTTCCGCTTGCCAGGGCGCAGCCAGAAGATGGTCTGCGACGCCATGCCATCAAGAGCGAGGCCGTCGCCCGCGTAGGCGTCGGTGCCAATCAAGGAAGCAGAGCGCACCCAGTACGGCGTGACCAGTCCGGAGTGGATGTGGCCAGAGATGCCGAAGTCCGCCTTGTGCTGAGCGAGGACGCTGTAGCAGCGGGTCTGGCTGAGGTTCCGGTCGATGGCCTGGTCACCATGTAACAGGAGAACCTTCCATCCCTGGATCTCGATCACGCAGCGGTTGACGCGCATCTTCAGGTCGACATCCGAGCCGGCGTACCAGGCCACCAGGTCTGCATTCAGCAGAGAGTCCCAGTTCTCGGATGCAGTCACGTGACCATGACCGCGGTCGTCGTACAGGCGGGCCTCGTTGCCGGCGATGCCTGCGAGGGTGATCGAGCCGAACAGCTCAGACTCGCGGAAGGTGTCCACGAACTGGCGGATCAGGTCCCGGCCCTTCAGGTATGCGGAGCAGGCGGTGCCCTCTGCGTGGAGCATCTTGTCCTTGCGCTCCTTGCCCACCTTCGAGTCGAAGATGTCACCGGTGAAGGCGATCACCAGCTCATCGACACCATGGGCCGCGGCGTAGAACAGGATCTCCTCGGCGTAGACAGCGAGACGGTGGGCTGCCTTGTGCAGGCAGTACTCGTTCGCGTTCTCACGCTCCTCGAGTCCCTTGACCGTTCCGCCGAAATGGACGTCGGTCACCTGGACCAGGAGGGAGCCGCCGCGCTTCATGCCTTGGCCCTTCTTGCGGGTAGCAAGGAAGGACTCGACCTCGGCCTCGATCTCGTTGGCCTTGTCGAGCTTCGAGTTCCAGTCGGTCTCGATCACCTCGTTGCGGGCGCGATCGCGAGCCTCCATGGCCCGAAGGCGTGACTCGTCGATGTTGGCCTGGTACTCAGCCAGAGCAGAGACCTCGGCGGCTGCCGGGGTCACAGAAGGCTCGAGGCCTTTGAGCTTGTTCAGTCGTGCGCGAAGGTTGCTCACTTGGATTCCTCCAGGAGTTGAAGTGCTTCTTCTGCGATGCGCTCGGCTTCGATGCGCTTCGCACGCTCCTCTTCGAGTTCACGCTGCAGGCGTGCGAGGAGGACAGAGGTCGGTTCGCTGGGAGTGCGATCGCGACGGCGGGCTTCTGCAGCTTCCTGCTTCAGCTGACGAACACGAGCGTCTGCCCAGTCACGGTTCAAGAAGGCCATCGGCCGACCATCGACCAGGTGCTTCTCGGCTTCGCTGATCAGGTACTTCAGCATCGCGTGACCCTGAGAGGTCAGTGCGAGGTGAACGTCGAGGGGTGCGTCCTTCAACGGTGAAGTCGGAGGGAGCGATTCGATCAGGCTCATCGCGTAGCAGCGGTCGGCGGCCATGGTCAGGCCAGCCTCTGCGAGCTGGGTGGTCACCATGCCCTCGGGGGCTTCGCGTCCGACCTGCTTCATGGCTTCGACGATCTTGTCGTCTGCTGCCTTGATCTTGGATGCTGCGGTTCGCTGCTCCGTATGGAGTCGAACCTGCGGCTGCGGCTCAGTGGGTAACATGCGGCGCATGTAAAGAACGGCACAGGGTACGAGTGCCTGTTCTCAGTCGCACAAATTAGAACAGCTCGGTCTGGGTGTTGCGTCCCAGCTCCTCGAGCTGCTCCAGATTCCATTCCTCGCGGGGCACATCAACAGCCCGACGGCCTTCGCGCTCGTAGCGATAGGCCAGCATCCGCCAGCCACGCGCAGCGTCGAGGCTCTTGAACGATGCGTGCACCTTGCCGCAGTGTGCGCGGTAGGAGATCGACTCGGTGTTGATGTTCCACACGGACTCGATGCCCTTCTCGATCATCTGGCGGATCTGTGTCTCGCCTGGCTTCTCCTTCTCGCCTGCATCAGTGAGGACGCGGCGCTTCAGTGAGCTGGCGATGTTGTCCGTCCTGCCAGGTATCAGGGTGATCAGTGGCTCGTACCAGGTCTCGGTCTGCCAGGCATCCATGACCACCTGCACCCACTCAGCCCTGGAGACGTTGGCGTAGGGAGGCTCGAAACGCTGCAGGGCGATCTCGCACATGTCGTCGTAGAAGGCGGCCGGCAGTCGTCGGTTCCGCCTGGTGTGCGTGCGTGGTGGAAGGTTCACTTCTTGGCTGTTTCGCTGAGGTGGGTCAGGGCGGTGATGATTCCGACGAACAGGACGGCGCAGAGGAAGGCGGAGCCGTACAGGGCGACCAGGGCCTGCCAGGAGTGGACGGTGATCAGGTTGTGGGGCACGGTCGAGGTGCGCAGGTGATGGCAGAGGGTACCGGTCACGATGCGAACCCGAACAGGGTTCACTCGAACAGAGAAGGCTGGTATCTGCCGTTGCCCATGTCGAAGCCGGAGAACACCAGCTCGCCTGCGGGTGTGGCCTCGACGCTGATCGCCTGGATCTGATTCGTGGCGACGTCCTTCCCGGGCATCCCCATGTCGACGTAGCAGATGTCTCTGCCCTCGTAGATCGCCAGGGACAGGGCGACGAAGGTGTCGGCCGAGTGCTCCTTCAGGAGGTGGTCGAAGCGATAGTGCGCCGCGAGATTCTTGGCGAAGGGTGAGCCCATCCGGCTCCATGCCTTCTTGACCGCGTTCTCCAGGCGCTCGAGCCGATCGTCTTCTGTGACTTCCAGCTGCTTGTCAGCGACAGCGACGGAGTCCTTCAGTTCCAGGGGTGCACCACTGCAGGCCTGACGGGTGTCGAGCCATTCCTCGAGCTTGATCTTCAGCTCGTCGGCCACCTGCTGATCGGTGTGGCCACGATCAAGGAAGCGGCGACCCTTCACCCAGTTCTCGCGCATCCGGTGGGAGAGGCGCAGCAGGTAGGAGTGGTCGCGCACGTAGTGCAGAAGCTCCCCGCGTATCACCGGCACGGCGTAGGTGGAGAACTTCCAGCCTCTGCTGGCGTCGAACTTGTAGCAGGCCTTCATCAGGCCAATGAATGCCACGGACTCGAGGTCGCCGTAGTCCATGTCCGTCCGTCTCTGGAATCTCCAGGCCTCGCGTCTGGCGAGGTTCATGTTCTCGGCAGCTTTGGCGGCCTGCTCCTTGTTCAGCTGGAAGCCGAGGGGACGCACTGACATTCCGCTGTTGCAAGTGGCACAGGGTACCAGGCGTCGTTCGACTCCTTATAGACTGTCCGGCGTTCCGAAGCCGATCCCCTGGCGACGTCCCAGGTCGGGTGCATGGACGTGAATCGGACGATCGCTGCGGCCCCAGGTCGCGACGGTCTGGCGCATGGGCTGGCGTTCGCGCATCCAGTTCAAGCCCTGGGTGATGGCGTCGACCGCGTCGTCGTTCTTGCCCACAGGGAACTGTGCGAACTGATCAAGCACGAAGCGCAACCAGTGGGCCTCGTTCGGCATCCACACGGTGCCGGCCTCCACCATCGGTGCAGCGCCTGATGCTCTGGCGATCTTCGACTTGTCGGCCCTGATGCCGATGATGTTCGGGAGCTTCTTCCCCATCATCTGGATCACGGCCTCACCGTTCGCTGCTTTCTCGATCAGGACTGCGGCGGGGTTGAACCTGAAGGCGGCCTGCTGGATGGCGCGCATGGTGCCGACCACATCGATCCGTTCGTTGATCACGTCGATGACATCGATCGATCCGTCCTCGCGTTCACCCAGGGCAGCGATGGCCACGAAGTCGCTGGTGGCTGTAGCGGTGAAGGCGCAGTCGACCGACAGGATGACCCGAGTCCACTCGGCCTCCTCCATCGAGCGGAACTGCCACCAGCTGGGCTTGAAGATTGCGGCGTCGTTGGCCTGCGGGTTCTGCTGATACAGCGAGCCGTACTCGCGCGAACCGATCGATGCCTTGATCTGGCCGAGGGCGTTCTCGTCGTAGCGCTCAGGACAGAGAGCCTGGCCGGGGATGGTGCGGAAGTCCTCCTCAACGGTGATGCACTCGGGGATGTGCGGGCGGTAGTCCCACTCCTCGTACTCGGCCGGGAAGTCGACCATGTGCCAGCCCTCTCTGTACTCCTCGGGCGCTTGCTCCTCGAGGTCCATCACCAGGCCGATCGCATCGGTGGCAGACCATCGGGTCTGGATGATCACCATGGCCCCGCCTTCGGGGTTGATCCTGGTCCGCAGGGTGGACTTGTACCAGTCGTGCAGCTTCCGGATGTAGGCGGGGGACTCTGCTTCTTCGCGACCCTTGACCGGGTCGTCGAGGATCGCCAGGTGCGCACCCTTGCCGGTGATGGAGCCGCCTGAGCCTGCAGCCCAGCAGCCGCCCTTCGTCTCTGTTTCCCAGAACTGCACCGACTGCGAGGCCGGGTTGAACTTGCCACCGCCTGCCTCGTAATACGAACGCGACGCACGGGAGAAGGTGGAGGCCAGGTCCATCGAATAGGAGGACACACCGACGAAGCGGTTCTGGTACCTGAGCAAGTAGTACCCGGCGAACAGCTTCGCGAGTTCGGACTTCCCGTGCCGTGGTGGGCACTGCACCAGCAGTCGCGACAGCTTCCCGTCGGCCACCTCCTGCAGCCTGTCGATCAGGATCAGGTTCCACGCGTAGAACTGGAAGCTGGGCATCACCAGCTCGATGTACTCGCGGAAAGTCAGGTCGGTGACGCTCTGCTTGACTTCGAGCTGCTTGGCCTTCCTGGCCTTGGAGACCAGTTCCCGATCCCTTGACGCCTTGCGCAGGAACTTCGAGCCGAGGCCCTTCTTCACTCTCCCAGCTCCGTTTCGAGCGTGTCGACCAGTTCATCCACCCCCAAAGCGGTGGCCTGCAGGTTCATGGCCATGTCGGCCAGTGAGGCGACGGTCTTGGCGAGGTTGGAGATGGACTGCTCGCTGGGCAGCTCGCCAGCTGCTCGCATTGCTTGGAGCTTGTCGGCGGTGAGTTCCATCATCAGGTCGGCGAGTTCGCCCATGCCCTGGGCCCGGCGTTCCTGCTCTTCTCTGAATTTCTTGATGGCGCGCTTGTGCTTCTCTTCGCGCTCCTTGCGCACGTCGGCGAAGCTCTGCTTCACACGGTCGGCGTCATAGGCCGCGGCGCGCTTCGACCAGTTGTTGCGCTTGGCCATGTTCTGGATGTTGTTCACAGAACAGCCGAGGATCCCTGCGACCTTCGCGTGCGAACGCTCGCGATTCAGTTCCAAGTACACGGTGAAGGCCTCGAACGCTTCAGGCGTTTCGCGCTTGCCTCTCTTCTCGAGTCCCTTGTTGTGGTCGTAGATGGCCATCTCGGCATGGGTGAGCCCGCATCACGCGGTGATCACCCGAGCATTCCGAAGGCATAAAAAAGAGACCCCGAAGGGTCTCAGAATTCGATGTCGCATTCCTCCTCAGGTTCCTGCTTCTTCTCCGGGTACAGCCGGGCGACTGTCTCGTCGTAGCCGGGAGGGTTCAGGTCTGGCCGTTCCCTGAACAGGTCACGCCAGAAGGTCTTCTGATCAGACGAAGGCATCGCCAAACATGGAGAGAAGGAACAGGAAGACCCCGAAGAGGATCGGGGCCACGAGGATCAGGATCTGGTCGTATGTCACGATGCGAACCCGCACATGATCGAGACAAAGAACAACCAGGCGCAGAAGCTTGTGCACAGGCAGAAGACGAGGTTCATGTGAAGGCGGCCTCGTAAACGTTCGGAAGGTGCTCCTCGATGATTCCCTTGATGTCCTCGGCGATCATCCGGTGCTCGAGCTGGGTGGCCTTGTCGGCGCGGATGGCGCAGTAATGGATCGCCGTGCGAACAGTCATCGACATGTAGAGACGGCTCGGCGTTCCGAGGGGAAGCACGGAGCGAGCGCACTCCTTGGCCACGCCTGCTGCGAGCAGCTGGGTGTACAGGTCCTGGGCCTGGGAGTAGTGGCGCTCGATGTGCAGGGAGAGCATCTCCTGGATGTCGGGGTCCAGGTTGTCGTGGCTGGCCTGCTTGTTCTTCAGGTCCTGGGTGCGGAGATGGGGGATCCCGATCTCTGGCAGCTGGTCGACGGAGCTGTACCGCTGGCTGAACTCTTGATATGACGCCGAACGGTGGCGCAAAATTTGCGCGGCGATGGCGCGGGTCGTGTTGATCTCGACCTGGATGCTGGCCATCTCGAAGGGTGACCAGTGGCCAGCCTTGATCAGGTACTTGATCAGCTTCGGAGCCGTCTCCATGTTCTTCTGGTTCGCGGGATTGCTCACGCGTGCCATGTAGACGATCTGCTTCTCAGCGTCTGGGGTGATGCTGACGAGCTTCGCGTTGTGAACTTCCTTCTGAAAATCCATCACAGACCCTCGTCGCCGAAGACCTCAGGAGTCGCAAGGGGGCGTACTTCGCAGGCGATCTTCGTCTGCTCGGTGTACTCCTTGCTGTAGTCCGATGCTGCAAGGTGCGAGCCGAAGGGACCGTGCACCGTGGGGCGCTTCCCCCTCGGCCAGGTGAGAACGACGTACATGACGTGCCGGTTCGAGGTGGCACAGGGTACCCGGGCCTGTTAGTTCTCGAACCAGGTCTTCAGGTGATCAGGGACCATCTCGAGGAAGTACTCGAACTCGTCGATCAGCTGGTCGCCATCTTCTGGCTGCAGGCCGATGGCCTTCCGTGCGGTTAGTCCGCTGTGGATGGTGACGATGCCGGTGCTCCATACAACAAAGACCGGGAAGTTGTCCCGGCCTCCCTTGTTCACAGATGCAGAGAGCGCGCTCCGCATGTTCGTGAACGGCTTCACGTCTTCGCCACCGAAGAAGGTCACACCCCACACTCCCTCTCGCTTCGCTAGACCTTGGCGGCGTCTTGTGACCTTGCCTTCGTCGGTCTGCACCCAGTGGTTCCAGCAGAGGTCGGCTTCCCAGGCACGGTTCGAGCCGGCGCCCTTCTTCAGGTTCTTGCCGCAGACCTTGCACTTCTTGAGTGGAGGCGCCTTCCCCTGCTCGCGCAGTTTCTTGAGGCGCATCCGCTCGGTGGATGTGGTCGGTTTTCCTTTTGGTGCCACGAGAGGTTCAGAACGAGGGGTCTGAGGTGTCCTTGTGGAGGGCCCATTGCGGGAGCACAAGGTCGTGGATGATCGGGTCGTAGGAGGGCCAGTAGTCCAGAGTCTCGCACTGGGCAAAGAGTTCGAGGGCCCGCGCCATCTTCTTCTGACCGTTGGCGATCAGCTGAGGAGACGCACGGAAGACGGAGATCCCGAAGGGTGCCTTCTTCTCGATCGCGACGAACAAGAACTCGACGGACCGTCCCGGGTAGCACTGCTCGGCGAGGTAGGTGTACCAGGCAGCCTGCAGATCATATGAGAAATTCTGGACACTCCTAACAAAGCCTGCAGGAGTTGCATCCTGCGTGGTCTTCAAGTCGAGGATGGTCACCGTGTCGTCAGTGAGCAGCATCCGGTCGAAGCGGCCCTTCAAGGTCTGGCCAAGTTCGTTCCTGCAGTACAGCGACACCTCATTGAACTCCCTGTACTTCTCCTGGCCAGGGCAGAACCAGTCGCCCGTGATGTCATGAGTGCGCAGCGCTTCGGCGGCGCGGATGACGTTGTCGAAGTCCTTCGGATCCATCGAGGTCCGGTTGTCCTTCTTCTTGCCTTCGGGCCAGAGGAGGTTCTCGAGGTCTGCCTTCTTCGCGGACTTCGGGTACTCGGTGCCGGACTCGTCCAGCATCTCCTTCAGATCTGCGATCGTCGGCTCCTTCGGCTTCGAGCTGCGGTCGTAGAAGAGGTTGTCGAACTTCTCAGGCTCGAGCACACGTGCATGAAGGGCGAGGCCCCAGGTCATCGCAGCAGTAGCGAAGCGGGGCTCGGCGTTCGGGCCGTATGCGGCCTGGTAGTGCGCCGGGGAGATCAGCAGCTCCTTCATGGCTGACTGACTGAGCCCCTCGGTGCGCCTGTAGTCGGGGTCGGGCTGGTGGAAGGCGATCTGGGTCGGTGCGTTACTCAGTTCCATGCGGGGTCGAGGTGTCAACCCTTCAAGGTATGAGGCCTCAGATGTTCCAGTCGTCAGCCGTCTCGGCCATGTAGGTGGACATCGCACTGTTCAGGAGAGACAGAAGGGCAGCCTGCTGCTCCTCGGTCTGGTTCCATCCCTTGGCCCAGTTGGTGGGCAGCTTGTCCATCTGTTCGCCCTCGATGCCTGCGGACACTTCGGTGAACTCACGGGCCAGAGCCTCGACATCACCCAGCTCGCCTTCGAGTGCACGCAGCGCGGAGCTGGTGTCGAAGTTGCGGCCGTTGATGATCACCTGGTCAGCGATCTCGCCGAGCACCCAGGCTTCAGGATCTTCTGCGTTCAGCATCTCGTCGATGTCGGCGATCAGCAGTGCCTCACGGTGCAGCAGAGGAGGGCGGCCCATGGTGCCCATCAGCTCGAGGCTGACGTTGCTCACTTCGATGGGGTCGAACATGTCCATCACTTCCTCGACGGAAGGGATGAAGGTCAGGGGCTGACCCTTGACGTGCGTCGGGACCCAGGGTTCGGCTGCATTCAGGATGGCCATGTGGGTGATGGCCTGCTGGTCGCGATCAAGGAACAACACCTGGTCGATGTTGGCCATGTCCTCATAGCGGAGGGCGACCTGGGGCCAGGTGCCGGAGTCTTGAAGACGCTCGATTGAAGCGGAGTCGGTGACGAGGAGGATGGCAGAGGTGCTGATCATGGTGGTGCCTGTTCCGCTTGAAACAGGCTGGATTTGATGGGTCAAATATGTCGTCTTGTGTTCGCGGTGTCAATGCCCCTTTTGTGTTCTGGACTACGTTTTGGGTGTGTTGTTCCTTAAAAGAGTCTGAGATGTCAACCTGTTCTGAGTAGAACTACCCACTTTTCTTCCTTGGATCGGTGCCATCTGAACGAGATGTAGGGGATCACGGTCACGCGGTCGTCCTTCCAGGCACCGCGCCAGCCGGTCTTCTTGTCGGGTAGTCCTGAGTCGAGCAGCGCCCCGATCAGGTTGTCCGCGTCACATCGGCCGGGACCGTAGGCCTCGACCTCCATCTCGAACTGCTCGAGGGTGTCCAGCTCGAACTCGACCCAGATCGCCTTCAGCTGATCGCGGGCGTTGTTCTTCCACTCCCTGTACTTCGCCGGCAGATACGAGCGGCCCTGCCCGAAGCGTGGGCGTGCCTTGCTCATTAGTGGCAACTCGAGGGTGAACTGGATCTCGCGCATGAAAAAAGCCCCGGCGGTGGCCGAGGCTTCCAGTGCGTGTTCTAACCCTTACCGGTCGAAGTCAATCAAGAAGTCGGACCGGTGATCGGAGGGCATGTCGTCGTAGGGATCACGCTCCGCTTCCTTCTGATCACGATCGAAGGTGATCACGTCCTCGTAGCTGTACGAGCGGGGAGCGTGGCCGAGCCAGACGACGTCGCCGTTCTTCTGGTGGCCGAGGATCTGGTCGCCCTCGTGCTCGGTGAAGACGATCTCGGTGTCCTGAAACTTGCTGAGGTCTTTCCCGTAGCCCTCGTAGTACATCGGATCGTCAGCGCCGAAGAGAACAGAGGAGGGGATCTCGCCCAGGGCGTTGAACTCGACCTCCTCCTGCTCGTCGGCAGCGATAGAGGCCAGGAGTTCATCGGCATCAGCTGCGCACTGATCCTCCTCGGAGAGTTGATCCTTCAGGCGCTCGAGGTACCAGATGGCCTTCGAGAGTCCACGCTGGCGATCTTCGCCAGGCTTGCGACCGTTGCGCGCGATGTACTTCAACGCGTTGCCCAGGTGGTAGTCGAGGCCCCAGTCTTCGATCACGTCGATCGGCTCGTACTTGCGGTCGCCCTTGTAGTGCGAGGGGTTGATGTGGTCGTAGCTGTCAGCTTCGGGGGTTTCGGCTGGTCGGTTGAAGGCGAGCCATTCAGCATCGCGTCGCGCGTTGTTCATGGGTCAGATGGGGATGATGTTCCGGGCGTCGTGGCACCGGGTGGTTCTTCGTTGCTGGGTGAGGTAAACGGTGCAGGCGTCGCGGGTGGAGTCGTTGACTGTTCCCTTCGCCCATCCGGCGCCGATGTAGACCTTCACCTGTGTGCCCTTGCGGAGTACGGGCAGAGGTTTGATCGGGCCGGCGAGGCGTTCCTGCTCAGACTTGGCCATCGACCTCCATCAGCAGGTGGTCGGGGAGCTGAGCGTTCAGGGAACAGACGAGGCTGGTGGCCTTGCCGATCTGCTCGGGGCGGAGAACGTAGAGACCGCTCTCATTCACCCGGAGGATCTTGTGGGCCACCATCTCGGCGAGGGTGTCCTGAACAACGGCGTCGAGCCTGGTGCGATCAAGAGGGTCGTCCCAGGTGCGGTGGTCGTCGTCCGCGACGTGACCGGTCAGAGCACCGATGATCTCTTCAGATCTGACAGCACCACGGAGGAGAAGGAAGGCCCACACGAAGGGGCGGACACGTCCAGGGGTTGTCGTGGGCTGGTGGTCGAATACAACGAGACCCAGGCATCCGCCCAGGTCTTCGCTGAGATCGATGGTGGTCTCGTCGATCACGATACGAATCAGAACAGGGTGTCGTCAGAAGAAGCAGCAGGAGCGCTTCCGCCCATGGCCTCCTTCTCGGCCTTGGTGTCGAGGAAAGTGATCGAGGGATTCGTCACCTTCAGGACGCGGCGCTTCTCGCCGGCCTTGGTGGTGTACTCCTGCCATTCGGCCTTACCGGTGGCAGCGATGCGTGAGCCCTTGACCAGACGGTCGGCGCACACTTCGGCGTACTTGCCCCACACTTCGACGTCGTAGAACTGGCCGGGGGCCTCTTCTTCGCCCTTCTTGGGCTTGACGTACTCCCGGTCGACGACGGAGAGGGTGAGGGTCTGAGATCCGCTGTCGAAGAAGCGAAGCTCGGGCTGCTTGATCACCTTGCCGGCGATGCTGATGTGAGCCATGGAATTAAAAAGCGAGTGAGTGTGAATGCGAACCCGAACAGGTTCAGGCGCGGCAAAGGATACCAGTGACGGTCATCCCCGAAGCCTTGGCGGCGTCCTCGAGGCGAGCCATGGCGCGGAGGTAGGTGGGGCGAGCCTGGGTGCCCTTGATGCCCAGCTCGTCAGCGATGACAGTGAACGAGCGAGGCTCGCTGCTGTACAGGCTGCGCTCACGGACGAGGACCTTCTCTTCGTGGCTGAGGCCAGCCGACTCCATCAGGATCTCGATGATCCGGCCGAGCTTCTCGGTGCGCTTGTCGAAGGCCATGTCGTACTCGGCGCGGGCGATGGTCATGTCTCCGATAGAGAACTGATCGTCGTCGCCACCCTTGACGGGCTGATCGAGCGAGGTCTTGGCGTTGGCGCGCTGATACAGCTCGAGGAACTGCTTCACGGCCTGGGGCTTCTTCTTGCACTTCTCAGCGATCTGCTCGAGAGAAGGACGCTCGCCAGTTGCGGCGATGGTCTGGTCGATGAACTTGTTCGCCATGTTCACCACGGCGTAGCAGTCAGCGGACAGGCGGATGGTCCGGTCCTTGTCGCGCAGGTACTGGCCCATGTCCTTCCGGATCCAGTTCACGGCGTAGGTCGCGAACGTGTAGCCACGCTCGGGGTCCCACTTCATGGCTGCGGTGCGAAGGCCGAAGCAGCCCTCCTGCAGGAGATCAGCAGCGCGAGGATCAGAAGCACGAACGAAGGTGAACTGCTTCTTCCAGACAGAAGCAACGAGCCGGAGGTTGTGGCGGATCAGCTTGTTCAGAGCCTTGCGGCCTTCCTTCTCTGAGGCTTCGCCCTTCTGCCAGGACTGGACAGTGCGGCCGAGGAGGATGGTCTCATCGCGCTCGAGGAGATCCAGGCGTCCGGCGTTGTCGAGCCAGATGTGCAGGGAGTCGGCGGCGTGTTGGATGCGTGCGGTCATGTCAGTTCGGGGGTTGAGTGTTCAGTTGTCGAGCAGCGATTCGATCTGCTGCTTCGTGGTGCCCTTGGCCTGCTTGGCCTTGTGCCTCGCGATCTGGGCGTAGATGTCTTCCGAGGGCTTGCAGTTCGGGTTGATCCGAACTCCGCGTTCGTTGACTTGCATCGATCAGGACTTGCAGTAGCGGGCGTCCAGCTGGCAGAGCTGGGCGTTCCGTTCGGCGAACTGGTCGGCGAGGTCGGAGGACTCGATGGTGCGGGTGGCGTAGCTGGTGGCAGCGATGCCAGCGATGGTGGTGGCGGTCAGAGCCATGAAGAAGTTGCGCATGGGTTCGTGGTGTCGCTTGAACACAATATGCAGCACCTGTCCTCGTGGTGTCAACACCCGAAGCAATACTTCATCGAATCCTCAGATTCAGATGTTCGAGTCCTTACAGCCTTCGACCATGTTCGCGCCGTAGTACCTGCCGGTCTGGGAGTAGTCGCGCTCGGGTTGCTGCTCGAGCTTTGACAGCTTCAGCTGCACCAGCTCCATCCCCGTCTTGATCTCGAGGTACTCGTACTTCAAGCAGTTGACGAACTCGAGCGTCAGCCGGCCCTGGTACCCAGGGTCCACGAACCCAGCGAGCGCGTGGTCCCATCCCCGACGAGCTGCAGAGCTGCGAAGGATGACCTGAGCCTCCATGTTCCGAGGAATCTTGATGAACTCCTCGACGTCGACAAGGATCCAGCCACCGGGGGCCAGGTTGAAGCCCCTCGTCAGGTCGATCTCTTGGCGGGTCTTGGCTTCATTGGAACCACGCCAGGAGCGCTGCGGGGCGATCTCGATGATCCCCTTCGTGCCGACCTTCAGGTTGTAGCTGGCCGGGTTCAGCTGCTCCTCTCTGTATGGCTCGATGCCATGGGCCGGGCCCTCCAGGGCCATGCGGCGGATCTGCCAATCAACGAGAGTGGACATGGACACCTCCATCCCAACAGACGTACCCGGTGCGGGTTGCATGTTCGCGATACCTGTCGCGCTCTTCGGCTGTCTTGAAGTCCTTGTGCCTTGCGCCGGCGGGGTTCCACATCCCGAGCCTGTAGACGGTGCTTTGCATCAGTCCAGGTCCTCGTCGAAGCCGTGGCCGCCGCCGTAGGAGAAGAAGCCCTCGGTCAGACGGTCAACGAAGTCGTCGACGTCCTCGGGTTCCCACTCGGTCTGCTCCATCAGGACGCCGGCGATCATGTTCAGACCGATGCCGTGGTGGTCCTGCCAGCCGTCCATGTTGTCGGCGAGGTGCTTGATCTCCAAAGCTGCAGAGAGCGCTTTGAGTTCAGTCAGCTCGCCCTGCTGCTCGTAGGACGCCTTGTAATAGTCGAATTCCTTCTGGTTGACGAGGCGCATGAAGAAGGCCCCGACAGCGCCGGCGAGATTCTTGTTCGCCTCGAAGTGCACCATGTGGCGGTGACTGATCCAGGCGATTGCCTGCATAAGCGCGGTCCGCATTGCATCGTCTCAGCTGGTACAGGGTACCGGGGGCTGTTCTACTCCGAACAACAATCGGACAGCAGAACGTTCATCGCCCCCTCCAACTCGTTCACCGGGTTCGCCTTGATCACACGAGCGACCTCTGCGATCGGGTTGCACAGGGATGACAGCTCGTCGGCCAGGTCACGATCCAGTCGCTTCAGGACCGCAGCGAACGCGATCAGCAGCTGGCTGCTCTGACCCATGCCCTCGAGCGTGGTGATCAGGGACCAGGCCTGCTGCATCATCGGGTCGGTGTAGCTGATGTCTGCAAGCGCAGGGCGGCAGCCCTCGTCGAGCAGGTACAGACGAAGCGCGCGACGCTCGGCCCACCGGCAGCGGTCGATCTGCTTCTGGGTGTGGACCTTGGCAGCGGGGACAACAGGGACAGCCTTCAGGACTTCCTTCGCCCGGCGCTGCACGTACTCACGCAGGCCACCCTTCGGGAGGATGCGCAGGATTCGCTTCACACCTTGCTCTGCCTTGGTGATTGCTGTCGGGTCGTTCAGGTCGACCTTCGCCACCGCACGCTCGAACATGTACTCGACCCAGGTGACGGCCTCCTCAAGGAGGAACCCGAACATCTCGGCGCAGTCAGCCGGATCGGTCCCTTCGGGCATGACCAGGATGCGCAGGTCCAGCTCGCCACGGAGTGCGAACTCCTGCAGCTCATTGATCGCACGCTCGGCTGCCTTCTCTCCGCCCAGGTCACCGTCGAAACAGAGCACGACCTGAGTCACGCGGGTCGTGCGGACCAGGTTCTCGATCATGCCCTTCGTCAGGGATGAACCAGACACGGCGATGACGTTCCGGATGTCTTCCTGCCAGAGACGGATCACGTCGAACTGACCCTCGGTGATCACCACCTGCTGGGTCTGCATGATCCGCTCGCGCGCCTTGTCCAGACCGAACACGAGGTTCGCCTTCTGGTAGATCGCGTCGTTCTGCGAGTTCTTGTACTTCGGCTTCGAGTCATCGAGGACCCGGCCGGTGAATCCGACGGTGCGCCCCTGCGCATCGTTGAGCGGGAACATCACCCGGCGAGCAGCAGCAGACCAGCCGAGGTTCCATTCTTCGATGGTCTCGGGTGTCAGGTCGCGGCCCATCAGGTACTCGAGCGCGGGGGAATCCCACACGGCCTCGGTGTACTCGGCGACCTGTTGCTCGCGCTGTCTGAACAGGCGGGCGCGCTCCTTGCGCTGCTCCTCGAACTTGGCGGAGTCCTCCTCGTCTGCAGCCTGCACTTCGATGTTGTACTGGCCGGCGAGGTTCATCACCGCCTCGGAGAAGCTCAGACCCTGGCGGTCCTGCACCCATCCGATCGCATCGACACCACGTGCGCAGACGTGGCAGAACGCGAAGTTCTTCTGTGGGCTGATGCTGAGGCTGGGGCGCTTGTCGTCATGCCATGGGCAGCGGGCCGCGAACTCGTAGCCGATCTTCTTCAGGCTCGACTGCTCGAACTGATCCAGGATCTGCGCGCGTTCGCGCACCTGGTCGATGGTGTTCTGGTGGATTCTCATCAGGCTGCGAACTCGCCGGTGTAGGTGCAGAACTCCCGCTGGAGGATGAGGCCGTGCTTCTCGAAGGACACCTGCCGGCCACGCTCATCGCGCTGACCGTTCCGGAACTTGCCGTGGTGCAGGACCAGGCGGGTGCCGTCGAAGGGCTCGCCCTCCTCACGCTTCGGGAACTCGAAGAGCCAGACAGCGGTCGCGAGTTGTGCGATCGCGTCGGTGCCGTTGATGTGATCCAGGCCCGGCTTATCGTGGAGGCAGGCCTCCCGGTTCAGCTGAGCCATCAGGAAGAGGTCAACCTTGCAAGCCTTGGCGGCCTGGTACAGGAAGAGGATCCGGGCTTCCATCTCCTGCGAGCGGTTGTTGTATCCCTTCGAGGGACGCAGGGCGTGGAAGTGGTCGATGAAGACCGCGGAGAGCTTCGGGTCCTTGGCCTTGGCGGCGTACATGGCGTCGACCATGTCCTCGGCTGATGCGTGGAAGATCGCCTTCGACTGGAAGTTGCCGATGTCGCCGGCCTGGCGTTCGGTGGTCCACTGGTTGCACAGGGCGTCGTAGTTCGCGGGCACCTCGCGGGTGGTGCCACGTCCTTCGAGGATCCAGGACTTGCAGTCGCGCATGTCGCGCTTGAACGCGTAGTGCGCCATCGCCCGGGCGCCGATCTCGGTCTGGCTCAGCTCGCAGGAGAGGAACAGGGAGTGCCCGCCGTTAAGGGTGAGCCCCATCGCTGCGGCCACGCCGACGGTGGTCTTGCCCACGCCGGTGCGTGCGGCGATGACGTTCAACTTCCCGGTGTCCATCGGGTTCACGCCACCCTGCAGGTCCATGTCGAGTGCGGGGATGCCGGTCGAGATAGGAGTGGCCTTCTCTGATTGCATCCCGGTACGGAGCACCTCGGCCAGGCTCTCGAAGGTGTCGAACTCGATGTCGTCACCCATGCGGCCCTTCACCAGAGCCTTCGCGTTCTCGATGGCCCGGTTCATGTCGGAGACCACGGTCTCGACGTTCCGGTCACGCTTCAGGGCGTACTCCAGCTCGCGGCCTGCGGACTTGAGAATCTCGCGGGCACGTGCGGACTGCAGAAGCTCGATAGCGATCCGCATGTCGTTCTCGACGAAGCCACCGGCCTCGTCGCGCAGCTCGCTGACGATCTGGGAGAGGGCCTGCACAGAACCGCTGGCCTGTTCGCGTTCCACCCGGAGGCGGTAGCTGTCGATCAGGGTCCGGCCGTTCAGGGTGCGGACGTCGCGCTGACCGCGGAAGATCGCGTCGACCTCTTCGCTCAGACGGTTGTGGCTGGTCTCGGTCCAGATGTTGGAAGGGACAGCCTGATCAGGACGCAGGCCGAGGGCCTGGCGGAACTTCGCCCAGACGGGCGTGTTGTCCTTCTCGCCGTGGAGCACGAAGCCCAGGATCAGACGCTCCTGGTCGCTGGTCTCGGATTGCAGGACCTCGCCGGACTTGCGCTCCTCCCGACGTTCGTCGAGTTCAGCGATCACCTGCTCGGGGTTGGCGACCGCCAGCTGGCCGTCCTCCATCGAGAACGTGCCGTCGGCGATCAGCTCATCGACTGCGGAGAAGATCTTCTCCTGGAAGTTCTGGTCGGTCATGCTGCCTCCTGTTGGCGGTAGAACTCCCACGCCTCGGCATGACGCCGATCGCGATCGTCGTCGTCCTTGAAGTCGTTGACCTTCGGCCGCAACTCAGACCAGGGATCGGTCGGAGGGAAGAAGTCGCGGTGCTCGGGGCGCTTGGTGGGTTGCGACAAAGTACCCGGGGCGGTGTGCGTGTTCGCACTCGCACCACGCTCTGCCAGCTCGTGGAAGTGACCCTTCGGCGTCTTGCCGGTGCCGATGACGTTCTCGAACGAGATCTCCTTCGAGACCCAGAACTTGTTCGCCTTGGCGCCAGCCATGAACGCAGGGATCAGTTCGATCACCGCGCGGTAACCGCCGAGCGCACGGATCGAAGCATCACGCGACGGGGAGATGCCCTTCAACGTGGTCCAGGACTTCGGCTTCCACTCGTTCCACTTCAGGATGAGTTCCTTCTTGAGAGTGGATGGGGCGTCCTTCTTCTCCTCGATAGAGGAGTTCTTAAGAGTCTTCTTATCTGATGGACTCCCACTGTCCGGGGGGATGGACTCCCTCTGTGCAGGGGGACGTACTCCCTCTGGTCGACCACTGGGAGTACATGCCTCTCCGTCGAAGGGGATTCCGAGGAGTTCGACATCGGTTCCGTGGGCGTCGGTAGTGACGCTGATCCAGCCGAGCTTCGTCAGCAAGACCAGGTCGTCCCGAACGGTCGTCCGGCTCTGGTGTGACTTCTTGGCGTACAGGCCCTGCCTGAACCCGTACTCGGACGAGACGGAGTTCACGTGCTCGATGAAGCCGTACAGCTGCAGAAGACGGATGGCCTTCCCGAACTCGCAGTTCAGGTGGTTGCACATCCAGTCGATCCTGTCGATCGGGATGTTGAGGTTCTCGCGGCTCATCAGGCGGCCTCCTTGAAGGAGTAGCCCATGCACTGGGCGCCCATGTAGAAGGGCTCGATGGCATCGCCGATCCGCTGGAAGTCCTTCTTCGCGGTCGGATAGCTGACGCCGGACTCGCGGGTCCAGGCGGAGATGGTGAAGACGGTCTGCGTTGAGGCCCACTTCAGAAGTGCGCGTTGCCGCGCGGTGACGTTGGACATCTGTAAGGGTTCGTACCCTCACAACCTACGAGGACTCGTTCTGCTCCTTTCTGTATGCGGTGGCCCAGTTCGTGATCGTGCGCGTTGACACGTGTCCCGCAAGCGCGCGAGCGATTGTCTGGGCTGTCAGTCCCCTGTCAAGTAGGGCGTGGACATATTTCTTGATCTCCGGATCGATCATCGTTTTTGTGTCGGCGACTACGCTTTGGTCTGGTTCGGATGCTTATCGTTTTCCGATTGCTTGTCAGGGTTCGCACTGTGTGCCATGGTGAGGGCATCGGGACGGAGCAGCACTTGTGCAACTCCCTGCTGATTCCCTGTGAGTGACAACAGGGTTATCAAACACTCAACACCCTTTATCCATGACTTCCTCAACTCTCGACCGTTCTCAGGTTCTCCAGGACAACGCGGCCCGGCGTGAGTTCGGCAAGCAGCACATGTCTGCTGTCGTCATCTATCTGCTGGCACAGAACCAGTGGTCCCACCCCATCCTCGAAGAGCTGGCCGAGTTCGCACTCGGTGAGCCCGGCGCACTCCATACGAGTCAGGTCTCGCACATCCGCAACGGGCGGATGAGGATGCTCGGTGTCAAGACTGTCGACGCGCTCGGCGCGATCAATGTCGCGACCTGGGCGTACCACAACGACCGCGACCTGCTGAAGCAGATGGGCACCGGTCAGCTGACTGCCCGCATCGAAGAACTCCTTAAGGACGCCAAGGCGATCCTCGATCCTTCCACTGAGATGCCGATCGATGCCGGTGGCTGGATCAACCTCTATCTCGGCTACATCCAGATCCCCGGCGTCGTTGGCGGTGCTGGTTCTGCCACCACCTCCGAGGCTGCACAGCAGATCGGCGCCTTCATCGAGAAGACCATCAAGGCCAGCGGCAAGGACTTCATGGAAGCGAAGGCCCTCTTCGCATCTGTCACTGACGACGCCAAGGCCCGGAAGATGATCGCGGCCGCTGCTTCGATCGACAGCTACTCCGCCGACGAGCTGACCGCTGACATCAACGCCATCTGCAGCGCACTGAAGGCACTCGATGGCAAGGACCGCGAGCCCCAGGCTGTGGTCGCTGCGCTCTCCTGACATCACGACGTCCAGACGTTGCGATGCCTCATACCCTGTCGTGTTTCCCACATGGCAGGGTTTTTTCATGTCTGAACAACGCTGGGACGACCGCACGAAGAAGCTGGTCTCCGCAACCGTCGGCAAGGGTCTGGACGCTGCAGCCCTTGCTCAGCTCGAGCACATCTCCATCAGCCGCGGCCTCGACCCGCTGAACAACGAGCTGTACGCCATCCCGAAGGGTGGCAAGTGCACGTTCATCACCTCGATCAACGGGATGCTGAAGGTGGCCGCACCTTCACTCGACGGAATCGACACCGTCTTCTATGACGCAGAGGGAAGCAAGTTCGACGTCTGGCTGCCGAAGTCTCCCCCAGCTGCCTGCGGCGTGACCATCTACCGCAAGGGCTGCACCCGCGGCTTCACCTCCACCGTCCGCTTCGACGACTACAAGGGCGGGAACCTCTGGCAGAAGATGCCGTCGACCATGATCAAGAAGGTCGCGCTCGCTTCTGCGTTGCGCCTCGGCTTCTCCGATCTGCTCGCTGGTCTGTATGCCTCCGAGGAGATGGACCAGGCCGGCTTCTCTCGTCCGGAGCCCGTGGCCGAAGAAGCACCCGCACCTGCACCGGTAAAGGAGAAGGCCACCGCCAAGGCTGTCGAATCTCTCGAGGCTGCGTTCTCGGGAAAGGAAGCGGAGAGGGCGGAATCTTCGGCACCTACTCCGGCACCGGAGAAGAAGGTGGAGGCCCCTGCGGCGGATGCCAAGGCGTCTGAACTTCCCGAGCGCGAAGACCTGAAGGGTGCAGTCGCTGCTCTGTACAAGCAGGCCCGCCTGTCTGGTCTGACCACCGAGGGCTGGTCCACCCTCGAGAAGCAGTGCGGCGGTGAGATCACCACTTCATCTGCTGCCAAGGCTCTGCCCGCTCTGAAGGATGCAGCCAAGGTCGAGCACCTGAACGCAGGTCGGGCAACCACCGGCGCGGCTCTCTGAATGTCGCCCCTCGTACCCTTTGTTGTCTGCTCATCCTGAGCGGTTACATGTGGGTTCTCTCAGCGCTTCGCCTTCATAGGCGGGGCGCTTTTCTTTTGTCTTGTTTGTTACCCGGTGAACAGGTCCGGAATACACAGAGAGAAGGCGAGATCTTCGGGTAAGGGCACCGTGTGTCTGGGAACCAGGAGGGGAACCTCAGAGAATGCTCCAGTGAGAGACTGGGATCCTGAAGAAATGTTTCGCCCTCATAACCCGAAGGTCGGGAGTTCAAATCTCCCCCCCGCCACCAACTCAGACACCAGTCAGGGCCGGTCATTCGGCCCTTTTTTATTGCCTGCACTGCGGAGTTCCAGATCGCACAGGCCTCTGTGCAGTGTGTCTTAAGTGGACAGTTTG